TGTTAAAATACTTGTATATGTCAAAAAATATGTTTATATTTGCACAGTTAAACATTTAATTAAAGGTTATGGAAAAAATAGTAATGTTGAGTATTTCAGTATCAGTTGTGTTAGTATTTATTTTATTGTTGTATGTTTTTGATTGTTGCAGTCATGGATATAAATTTAAAGATATGATAAAATTTATAACTATGTTTAAGGCATCATTTTTTTGTGATGAGAAAGCAAAAGAGAAATTAGAAAAGTTTAAGGATTTTTATGATAGCCAACGAGAATATGATAATCAAATGATGCAAACGAAAGAAAAAACACGTGTAGCGTTGGAGTCTGCATTAAATACAATGAGATATATAAAAGAGGCAGACAATCAAATAAGACAAAAGAGAGAAGAAATGTTAGGTGTAGCAATGGAGGCTGTTGTATTAAATACAATAAGATGTATAGAAAAGATAGAAGAAAAGGAAAAATATAAAAATATTAAACCAGAAATATATGTAGATTATTCAAAATATTTGTAGAGTTAAACATATAAAACGATATAAGTTATGTTAAAGATATGTAATATTACTGGAGCGGAATTTAAAATATAAAGGAAAATAGTATATGTATAAGTTAGAGATTACAATAGGATATGGAGAGTATTGTGATGATATGTTCACACGGTCATATCTGGAGATAGACGATGAGAAAGCGTTAAGGTACAAGAATCTGACTGACGAGGAATCGAATGAGTTGGGTTGGGTAGAGTTATCGAATTTGAGTCATTGTATAACAAAAGAGTTAGCGGAGAAGATAGAAAAGTTTTTCAATTCATTATGGGAAAGGGAGACAGGGAAAGGTTATAAGGTGAATCATATTTTATTAAATTACGATTGTGATAGATATTGGTGGATAGAAGAGGGTTGTATGACGGAGGAGGAGTTTGAGTGGTTTAGTGATATATATGATAATTATAATATGTTATTTTGTCCGCAAGTTGGGTGGAACTGGTATGGAGTTGTAGGGGCGAGGATTGTGTATGAAGATGAGAAAGGGAATATGAGTTATGTTATGTAAAAAATTTGTATATGTCAAAAATTTTATTTATATTTGCGAAGTTGAATAATAAAAGATAAAGATATGAAAAAGTTTAGTGAATTAAAATTTGGTGATTATATATATAGAGTGTATTATAGTGGTGTGGGAGATGGATTATATGCAGAGGCGGTAAGAAATAATCGAGAGAATGTAGTATTTGACACTTTGCGTTATCTGGGAGAAGAAGACGTACCTTGGTTTGATATTAAGGATAGGAGCAATATGGGTTATAAGTGTTATATAACGACGGATTTAAACGATGCGATAGAGAAGTATGCAGAGAAGTTTGATATAAAGCCAGAGAAGATAAAAGTTATTATGTATGATGAGCATGGTAATAAAAGTGAGAAGGAGATGAGTCTTTATGATTTTCGTAATGTATTGGTAGTAAAGAACTATGTTGCGTTTATGAAAGAGAATATGAATGTATTAAATTCAGACGAAGATAAGTTGGCGACAGAGATACATGTAGATGATTTATGTGTAAAAGCACCGAGTGGGTATATGATTGGTAATGTAACGCCAACTGGTAATGGATATTTGGTAGAGTATAGAAAAAAGGAATAAAAATATGGGAATGTACACACACTTCGTAATAGATGGTGTTGTAAAAGAAGAATTTCGCAACATCATAAAAGAACTATATGATATAAATAGAAATCATCATGATATATTAAAAGAAGTCATGGATTTCAGATTAGTGGTAGAAAAATTTAATTTCAAGCCATTTCAAGACTTCGCTTATCGAGAAAGGACGACATTGTTCTTCTATGGAAGTCAATGTGAAGATGATTTAGAATACGATGAACAGAGTGGTTATTGGCATTTAGAGTGTGAAATAAAAGACTATGCAGAATGTTATGAAGGCAAAGAAAGAACACGAACATCAGAATGTTTCATAGCATCAATGCCAGACATATTCGAAGAAGGTGCAACATACAGCAAGCAGTATGAAGAGTCTGATGCTCCAAGAAAATACATATTGAAAGATGGAAAATTAATTGAATTAAATTAAATAGATATGAGAAGAAAATTTAGTGAAAACATAGAGAAACGCTCTGAACTCAAAAAGCAAAGAGATGAACTTTGGGATGAAAATCTTGCAAGTATCAAGAGATATTACGAGCGTTTAAGAGAAGTTGGTAAAATAAAAGAAGAGCGATTTGTTAGATATTGGAGTGTCGTATTACCACCATATGTTCCAGACGATGGGTATGTGTATATTCATGTTCAATACGACATACAAGGCGATGGGCGTATTAAAAACGAAATAATAAAAGTCGATGACATTGACAACTTTCTCAACTATGAACACACAGAACGTCGATTTAAGATTGCAGATGAACTTTTTAATGATAATCAACAGAGAGATATTTGGTAGAATATGTATTTTTTTATTTAATAATTTGCATATGTTAAAAATAATGTTTATATTTGCATGGTTGAATAAATAAAATATAAAGATATGGGAAGAAAGAGAAAAAATATAGTTTCGGTGAATTATAAAAACACAAAGGTGTATTATGAAGACAAAAAAGCAGATTATGATTATAAAGTATCATCATCTACGTTTTTGATTGGAGTTATTATATATATAATTCCTATTCTTTTTATTGTTGGTTCAATTGTTTCAATTTTATAATTGGTTATTATGAAGAGTTTATATATAATATATTTCAGAATGTATAGTGGAGAAGAGATATACTATACGAAGAAGGTGTATGAAAACAGTAGTGAGTATGTAATAGGTACGAAAGATATAAACGAAGCGAGTTTATATAAAGATTTGGTAACAGTAAGACAGATAGTAAGGGGGAAAAAGAAAATGGTCAAAATATGTACTGAAACGTCAGATAGATTGGGGAGATATGCAGAAGACTATAGAAAAGTGGAGAGTATAGGTATAAGGGAAGTATTATTACAATTGGGGGATAAAGTTGAATAATAAAAGATATAGTATTATGAAAGGAATAAATATTTCAGATGTAATAAAGAGAATAAAAGAGGGAGATAGGAACGATAGCAAGAGGGCGTTGCATGAATTGATAGATTTCTGTGAGCCAATAATTCAGAAGTATTATAATGAGATTTATATATATCTTGTAGAGGAAGAGGTTTACGATAATGATAAAAATTTTTTATTAGGATTATTTGGTAGCGATTATAATAGTGACTATGATATAGATGATTTCATAGGCTATGATAAATCGGATAGGGAATTGATTTTCTATTGTAGTAGTAGAGATATAAGGGTATGTATGCCAATAGATTGGTTAGATAGTAGTAGTTTTGATAGGAATATGGATAAGATAAGAGAGACGATATTGAAGAGCAGGATAGAATTTAATAAGGGTAAAATAAAAGAATATAAGAGCAAAATACTTTTATATAAAGAAGATACAGAAAAAATGAAAGAAAAGTTGGATGAGTTACAATTGCGTAGAAAATCTGATAATAAATAAAGGTATAAAAAATAAAAAATATATGGATAAGAAATTTGGCAAACACGTTCCGTTGTTTGAAGAGTTTACAAAAGATGATTTCGAAAGAGAAGAATACTCCAAAAGACAAACAATATCAGATATGGTGTCTATAGTTGAACAAACTTGTACCGAATGGGTAGAAAATATGGATTCTATAGAAGATGAAGATAGTCAAGAATTTGTAGTAGCAAAAACCGTTGTTGATGTTCTTAGTGAAATAATAAGAGAGATGAGAAGTAAAGATTCTTCAAATGATATTGATGGTGGTTGGGAAAAGTATAATGATATTAAAAGAGCAATGAGACAAAATTAATTCTCTATAAACATAAACTATATTAAGAATGGATATATAATTTTTATATATCCATTTTTTTGTTTAAAAATTTGTATATGTTAAAAATATTGTTTATATTTGCACAGTCTTAAAAATTAAAGGTTATGGAAAATATAGCAGAATTATTAAAAAATGCACCACAAGGTTTGGTGTTATACAGTCCTTTGTGTGGAGAGTGTAAGTTTGAATATGTATCAGAAGAGGATGTAATACATGTAAATTCTGTTGATACAAACAAGGAGTTTATGTTTGATAAGTATGGAAGATACTTTTATTGTCAACAAGGTAATATAATGTTATTTCCAGAAAAAGATTGTGATTATTGGTTCTTGGATTCCGGGTTGCATCCAACCATAATAGAAAAAGAGTCTTGTTGTGGTGCTATTGTAAAAGATTTAAATACTGAAAAACTTTATATTGTTTGTAAAGATAAAGGTTCTGGCTATTTTACAAAACTATGCACACCACATAGTCAATTAAATTGTTCTTCTTTTGAGAACAAAGTGTTTGCAACTATAGAAGAGAAGGTTGTCTTTATAGAAGAACTTGTAAACAATGGTTTTCGTTATGATTCAAAATCAAAAGAGATTGTTTCTTCTGATGACAGATATGTCGCTGTTGATAAAAAAGACGGTGTAAGTTATGTATATAAGGTTATTTCAGGAGAAGATTTTATAAATGTAAAAGACCCATATAATCGTAAATCATCACTAAACCTTTCTCAATACCGTGACGCAACAATAGAAGAAATACAATGGTTCAAAAATATTTCTAAAAAGTATAATTCTTATTATACTAACGAATATTTATATCACAAGGTAATAACTTTTGAAGATGGTGTTCCAGAATGCCTAATGTTTGATAAAGAAGCATACAAGCATAATGCATATTCACAAACACACTATAGTCTTTTGGCTGAATTGATGGCAAAACACGTACACGATACTTGGATGGCACAAAGAGTTAAAAACGGTTGGAAATATGGTGAACATCGTGATGACAAAAAGAAAACACACCCTTGTATCGTGCCTTATGAAGAACTCCCAGAATCGGAAAAAGAATACGATAGACAAACGTCATTAGAAACAATTAATTTTTTGAGAGAACAAGGTTTTAAAATTGTACAAGAAAATGAAGATTGAATTTAAAGACTGTAATATCTCTTTGACAAGGAATAACTTGATAAAGATTTCAAAAGAAATCGGAGAAAGATTTTATGCAAAGACTATTGAAACTATTACGTATAAACGTTCTTGGTATAAAAAATATGATTCTGTAAGAAACAGAGTTGAACCAATTGAAGTGCACAAGACTAACGGTGGCGGATACATTGTCATAAGAAGTAACAATTTTGAACATACACTCAAAAAAGAATTCGAGAATGACAGTTTCATAAAGAAGACTGTGATTGTCGGCTTGTGTCCGATTGAATTTGATGTGAATGAAGAAGAATGGAATATTAGCTTTTAAAAAGAAAAAATATGAAAGAAATTAAATGGATAAAGTTTTCCGATAAGTTTCCGGAAACTGGTAAAAGGATTGTAGTTATTGAAGTAATAGGAGAAACAATCTGTCTTTATAATGATGCTCATTATGAAGAAAGGTCGAAAAAAGACTATGAAGAATGTTATATATATTACGATGACAATAGTAATTTTATTTCAACTCATAAATATTCATTAAAAAGTGAAGACTATTACTGGATAGACGGAGAAGAATTCGATAAATTTTTAGCGGAATCTATAAAAAAATCAACAAATACTTGTAATTGTTAAAAATAATGTTTATATTTGCATAAACAAATTAGTAATAACATTAAAATTAATATGGTTATGAAAGTAGCATTAATGATAAATGAATCTAATTCCTGTCCGTATAAAAAGTTATTAACAAGAAAATCTGTTGATACTAATACATTAAGGGCATTGGCTGTTAAATATAATAGACAAATTTCAAATGAATTGGGTTATGGAGCTTATTATATTGTAATTATAGATGAAACTAAAGTTCCTAAAAATATACCGTCTAAATTTTTAGATTAATTTAATTTTTTAGCGGAATCTATAAAAAAATCAACAAATACTTGCAATTGTTAAAAATAATGTTTATATTTGCAGAGTCTTAAAAATTAAAAGTTATGGAAAATAATGCTAAAAAAACAAATGTAGACACTACAGCACTGGCTCTACTTCTATTGGCGAAGGTAATAGCACGCTCTTCGAAAGTAAAACTAACGAAGAAAGAAAAATATGCATTCGCACAAATTGCTAGCATGACAGGCAATATTTTACCAGCATTTGGTGAAATGCCTTTGAATGATAATGAAGAAATCGACTTATAGAAATGTAGATTTAAAAAAATAAAGTTATGAAAAACAAAATAGCGACAACGATAGAACAATCAAAGAAACTCATTGAGTTAGGTATTGATTTGAATACTGCGGATATGACTTGGGAAAAAGTGGCTAAAAGTCTTACAGAAGATTCTTATTGGAAACTTATAATAGGTTTAGATATATCTATTAAAAACAACTTATTTTCATATAGGAATGGTTATGTTTTTCCTGCTTGGAGTCTTTCAGCACTTTTAAGTTTATTGCCAATATCTGTATCAAAGGAAAAAGGTTATCCCTATTATCTCGAATGGCAATTTTGGAATGATAATTCATTGAGATATGTTAATCCATATTCGGATAAGAGAGAATGTCTTGTGGATATTTATTCGGACCACGATGAAAAACTAAAGGATTATATTGATACAGCATTTGAAATGATATGCTATCTTAAAGAAAATAAATTGATATAAAACTAAAATAATATAATATGGAAATAACGCTTTCAATATTAGGTCTTGCATTATTAGTTTTAATTGTGCTTGCATTTTCGGATTCACTTGGTGAAATAATTCTTATCATTATTGTTGCATTTTTTATTGCATATAAATGTAGTGATGATGTAAAAAAGGAAGTATCAGATGGGCATATCGAGATAAAGATAGATACAGCATCGAATAGTAAACTTATTAACGTAAAATAATTATTAGATTATGGAAAGTAAAAAGTATGTTTATGTAGTGGTTAGTCATCCGTTGAACTTAGAATCTGATGTTATTGCTGTATTTGAATCAAAGAAAGATGCAGAAGATTATTGTGATAGAGCCAAGAAAGAATATAAGCCAGTATCTTTCACATATCATAAAGTTGAATTTAATAAGAAATAGGTTATAATGACTGAATTAAATAATAATTAGTATGGAAAGTAAGATAGCAACAGACTTAGAACAAAGTAAAAAACTGCTTGAGTTAGGAATAGATGCTGATACGGCAGACATGCACTGGGAGTCAATATCCGATGATGATCATAGATTAGGTTTATTTACAGCTAAAGAAACAAAAGAAAGCCTTGAAAGAATGCAATATACATTAAAAACTACGTTTAATGTAAAATTAAGTCCAGCATGGAGTCTGTCGGCATTGATGAATCTTTTGCCTTCTGAACTATCATTGCCAGATATGTATGGAGGAACTATCAAGTATGAAATCCGTATAAGAAAATATAGTCATACAAATGAACTATACTTGTATCAAATTGCTTATGCTACTAATCAGGGGCTTTCCAAAAGCTGGCATGATATGGTCAATACTTCTGAACAAGAAGACTTGCTTGATACAGTATTTGAAATGATTGTTTATCTTAAAGAAAATAAATTGATATAAGATTATGACTATTAAAGAATTTTTACAAATACCAGAAGACTATAAAATAAAACTTATCAATGAGTATGGTTCTGTTTGTTTTTACAAAGGAGAAAAAAGACAAGAAGATTTTGATGACGGAGTACCAAATTATATGAATGGACCAGATAGTTTTCTTTTCTTCTTATCTAATAAGAAAATTGATAAATCGTATTTACACCCAACTTTAAAAGAAGTTGAAAATTTTGTTCAAAATTACAAAGTAATATGATAAACATGGGAAAACGTGATTTAAAATTTGAAGATAGAATATTTTCTGGTGAGCTAGACTTAAAGTCTGGAAAGAAATTAAAGATAAGATTGCTTGTTGGTGGTTTTAATACTAACAATCCGACGGAGTATATGAATAATGTAGTTAAGAGATTCGGTGAGCGGGAGTTTGAAGGGAAGTACAATGAGTTCATAGACGGCACGCTTGACAACCCTTGGGTTAGACTACTCATATCGGACATCAACGACATAACTGACGATGACTACGAGACTCTCAAAGAAAAGATTGATAAAGCCGACGACATCATAAAAATGATAAAGGATGCCGACAATGAGACTCTTGTTAAGATTGAACAATACATTAAGAAACTGAAAAAGTAATAGTAATATGACAAACGAAGAAAAACAACAATATGCATATGATTATGCAAAATGTGTCGATGTGGTAAATTCGTGCAAGACAGTCGACCAGTTAATTTCTGCAGGAAACTTTATTTGGTTGTTTTATGATAAATGGGATGACAAAGCGGACGATGTAAACGAGAGATGGGGTTCGCTTGATAGAATAAGGCTCAAAAAACTGAACGACGTAAATCAGATTAATAAACGAATACGCAAACGACGGATTCAAACAAGATAAAGGAAAAGGTAGAAAAATAATTTCATTTTTTATAAAAAAATTTGGAAATGTCAAAAAATATGTTTATATTTGCAATGTCAATTTAAGTTAAACAATTAAATATTAAAAGTTATGGAAAATTTGATAAATGAACAAAAAGCATTGGAACTTGCAGAATTAACATCTATAAATGACGATGAGAGATATTATCAACCCCATAAATGTGAAATCTATGATAAATGCCTTGAAATGGCTAAATGGAAGGAAGAACAACTTATTGGCAAGGCTTGCGATACAATCGAAAATTTGCTTAGTGGATATATTATTAGGAATTTTCATTTTGGAGATTCTTATGATGAGGATAAATTAATTGAGGATTTCAAACAAGCAATGAAAGGAGAATAAAACTATGACAAACGAAGAAAAAAAACTTTTAAAAAAGAAAGATTTATTGGTAAGATTGCCGTATGGAGTTAAAGCCACAACCACCTCGAATGGGTGGAGTGGTGTTTATGCCGTGTCTGGGTGTAAAGATGATAGAATTTATCTGGATTGCCCAATCTATGACGAAGGTGATGATGAATGGTTGATTGAATCTGTAAAGCCTTTTCTCCGCAAAATATCAAGTATGACGGAGGAAGAAAAAATTGAATTTTCTAATATCTTTAGTAAGTGGTTTGATGAAGAATTGTTCATCTTATCAGAAGAAACTTTTTTGGAGTATGCTTTATCTCAGATAAACTATTCAATTAGTCATGAATTATTTGATTGGCTAAACGCTCATCACTTTGACTATCGTGGCTTGATTGAAATGGGTCTTGCTATTGAGGCACCAGAAGGAATGTATAATTTTTGAAAACAAAATGTATATGAAAGATATTAGCACGAATCATAGAAAAATAATACAAGACGCTTTGAACACTCATAGTTTAGAATCGTTTGTAGGTGCATTAAACAGAGTATTACGTATACCTCCAAACAAAGCGATAGTTGCTGTGTTCAACAATAACGATGATGATGAGGTAAGGGGATATGCTTTAGTATATGTAGACGAGGAAAAAAGAAAGAATCAAAAGATAGAAGTACTTGATTTGGATACGTTATTTGAAAAATATTATTAGTTATGACAAAAGAAGAATGTATGAATCTTATAAGAAAGAGAATTAAAAAATGTGAGAGTGATTGTAACAACCACGTCGGCTATACAGGAAACTGCAATGATTGGTTTGCTGGCGTTTCTCGTGGATTGAAAGACGCACTTGAACTTGTAGGAATGATAGATAGTAATAATAATAAAACTAAAAAGATATGAGTAATGTTTTTGGAGCAATAATAACAATAGTTGGTTTAGCACTAATTATTTTCTGGGTCTATATAATTTCAGAAAGACCAATGTGGGCGTTTCACAAATGGAGAATTATAAAGAACGTCCATAAAAATGGGAAATGTGATTATACTTTACAAAGAAATGGCTTTTGTGGTTTACCGTTTTTATATTGTCGTGACAATATGTTTTGGGATAAAACGGAGAATTTTACATTAGAAAGAGCAAAAGAATTATTTTCTAGAAGAACACAAATATATATGGATACGATTGGAGAAAAAATACAGAAAAGGGAGGTAGTAGAACTATGATTTTTGTTTTTATTAATGGTATATTATTTGGTCTTTTGTTTATTGCATGGTTAATTCTTGCAATTTTAAGACCAATACACATATTTCATAAGTGGAGAATCGTTGAAATCGTCCATAGAAATGGAAAAATTGATTATAAAGTAGAACAAAACGGATTTTTAGCAATGCCGTTTCTTTATGATAGAGATGATACCTTATTTGGTAGTTGTGAAGAATTATCATTAGAAGAAGCAAAAAACTATATAAAAAGATGTGAAGAAGAATATAAAAAAGTAATGGGTGAAAAAATTGAACGAACAAAAATAATTGAGTTATGACAAAAGAAGAATTTTCAAGATTACCGTTAGAGACACAATTCGTATTAATTAACGAATATGCAAAAGAAGTATTCAAAGAAGGCGAAGAATCTGCAAATGCTTTTGAATATGGTCGTCCTTGTGAAACAGAACCTACTACATTTGAAGGTTATCTTGCTGGATTTGGAGAATTTGACCATCTTCCAAAAGAAGTGGTTGATTCTTGGCATAAAGAAACATATAAAAGACATTAAAATGAAAGACTGGTTGAAAGATATTGACATGATTGTGGCAAGGCACAACTTTAAAGACTATGATGTTGCACTTGACATCGAACATGGCTGGAAGCCCATTAAAGGACTTGGAGAAGATGAAGCAATCCAATATATAAGGAAGCACTTGATTTCTATAGCAAATATGCCAGACAGACCAACTGGTCTAATAACAACAGGCTTCGAATTCATATATAAAGATGGAACAAATAAAATTTTTAAATTATGAAAAATGTTAGTGAAATAGAAAAATTAGAGAAAAAACTTGAAAAACTCGAAGAAAAGGATAAAGCGTATAGAGATAAGATATTTGAGAAAAAGTGTGAATTACGTGATAAAATAGAGTCTTTACAAGAAGACGAGGCAAAGAAGAAAGTTGGGGAAAAGTTCTATAATAAGGTAGTGCATATAACTAAGACGATACCATACTGGGAACGAACCGAACATTATATTGGTGTGATAAATCCAGACACTATATGTTCACAAGGATTTTACATGTATAAATACGCATTATACGTGCGAATAGAAAATAATGTTATAGAGACTCTCTTTCTTTACGAACATGATGGTTGCGGTGTAGATAATGTAAACCCAAATGAATTATTTAAAAATGAAACAGTCACATATGGTAATAAAGAGAAATGTATATTCACAATAAAACTAGCATCAAAGAAAGACAGTGAGTTTATACAACAAGTATTTGAAACAAAAAAGAAACAAGATAATGCAAAAATGGACAAATTGAGAGATTTTTGCATTTCGATGTTCAATCATTAATTAAAAAATTTGCAAAAATTAAAAAGATTGTTTATATTTGCAGAGTTAAATTTAAATGTAAAAGAACGATGAAAGTTAAAATAAGACATAGAGAAGATATTAGTACAGAATGTATTTACATTGAGGTAAAGAACAAGGAATATCAGATAAAAGAGTGTGTTGATGGTCTTAAAATTATTGAAATATCAAATAATAAAGACCTAAATATTCGCCCTCACAGCGGAAATTCTATTGTTTTAGTAGATTAAAATATAAAATTATGGAAATAGCAAAAGAAAAATATAAAATTATGGAAATAGCAAAAGAAGATGCAGAAAATATGGAACATGAAATATATTTTTCATTAAAAATTGAGTACAATAACAAAACAAAAACTTTTTTGTGTAGCAGTAGAGTAAATCAGTTTCTTGGTGTTAATAATCCAGAAATGATGTACTGTTTAGTAACACCAGAACTGTATTACAGATTTCATATGCACGAATTTTGGGATGATTTTACGGAAATGACTGGTGAGGAATGGGCTAAGGTAGCAACTGAATTATTAACAAATTTTAATTAAATTATTAAAAATTATGGCAAAAGAAAGAAAACTAAAAATCGGAAATTTTGAAATTGTGTGTTGGAAGGATTTTCCTTGCTTTAGACTAACATTTGCAAAATGTGGATATTTTGACGGAAGACCAGAAATAAAACTCGGCATTATTTTTTGGACTGTTATTATAAAACTTCCGTTTATAAACAAAGAATGGCAAAATGAATGTGACCCACCAGAATATGGCATCGCAATACATAGTAATTCGTTCTGGTTGTATTATGGTGGCGAAGGCAATATGCACGGTGGCACAAAATGGATTGCGTGGGATATTCCGTTTGTCACTCGTTGCTTTTACAAGCATGAAGTTTGGGGTTGTCATGGTTGGATTGATGTTACAGATAGAGATGTGTATCAAAGCAGAGTTGGGTACTTGAACTACGAAGATAGAGATGAATCGACAGATGCTATGGTATTTCATGGCATTTGGAAAGACTTTGATGGGGAAGAAGTTCCTGCAATCTATCGTCTTGAAAGAAGGACATGGAGACGCAAATGGTTGATGTGGACTAATTTGTTTGACCATCAACGTACTGAAATAGAAGTTTCATTTAAGTCTGGTGTAGGGAAAGGCAAGGGTTCTTGGAAAGGGGGAGTATATGGTACGGGTTTTGAGATTAAACCAAAAGAATCCCCTCAAGAATGCTTTGAAAGAGCAAATAGAGAAAATCGTCTATAATCATTAAATCATAAACAATTTCCATTTAATTGATAAAACAAAATTAAAAAAAATGAAAATGATAAAAACAATATTAAAACCATTTTTGCGTATTATTGCTTGTTTAATGTATATTCCATTGGCAATACTAACATTATTATTTACAACTATATTTTTTATCTTTTTATGTGTTCTTGCATTATTCGGTTTTATTTTTACTGGAGATATTTACACTTATACAGATAAACTTATTGATAAATTAGATAAATATTTAGGTTGGTTTATATTAGACGAAAACGCAAGTCTTATCTTAAATTATAATGATATGGTGTTTGATAAAATAAATGAATGGTAATATGAAATAATTATTGTAGAAAATAATTGAATATTTTAATAGTTTTCGTATATTTGCAAATAAATAAAGAAAAGTACATTGACAAATTGGTAACGGTTTTGCATAAAATCTTATGCAAGTAAAACCTAAAAGTAATTTCAAAGTAGATTTGCTGATTTATTCAGCAAATGCGAAAAAATATTTTTTATTTTTCAAAGCATTTCCAAAAGTTTTTGCTGATGGAATAGAGGGTGTTGTAGTTCACCCAGTAATTGTTAAATTATAAACAAAATCTATATTTTTCTATAGATTTTGGAACTATATCAGAATTGGAACAAAAATTCTGCTGAAAGAATTGAAACAAATGCATATTATGTAGATGGGTTCACAATTACAGAACTCAAATTCAAAGGAGATGCCGTTTTTACATATAATGGAAATGTTATAGCTATTGACGGATTTAATATAGAAAAGTTGTTTTTCTATAAGCGTCAAGCAGAAAGATTTATTGCAGAAAGATGTGTGTACTTTCTTGCTGGACACGATTTCTTAAAACTTGAAGAATCAAAAGAACTTAAAAACAAAATAAAAGAGAGACATTAACGCCTCTCTTTTATTATAGTAAACAATCCAAATATTTCAAAAAAAAGTAAAAACTCTTGCATAAGTTAAAAAATATGTTTATATTTGCACCGTTGAAATTTTAAAAATCAAGAGTTATGGAAGTTATAAAGAACAATTCAAAAGAAAAAGAAGATTGGAACATTGTGTGTCCTCATTGTGATTCAATTTTGAATTACAGTAAAAAAGATGTAATAATTAAAGAATCTTATTTCTTTTATCTGCATTACATTAAATGTCCTTGCTGTGAAAAAAGTGTAGATGTAAAACATTGGTAACATGAAGATAGATTTATCAAAATACGGAGAAGAAGTACAAACAGGAGCAAGATTATGTTCTCAAATAATGTCATTTAACTTTGAGGCATACATTGTTGGTGGTTGTGTTAGAGATATGGTTATGGGTAATATCGACATTCACGATGTTGATATTGCAACCAATATGCCTATAGACTTGTTAAAAACACATTTTGATTGTGCAGATAATAACGGAGAAAAACACGGTACTATTCTCGTTAAATATGATGGTTTTGTCTTCGAGGTAACACAGTTCAGAACAGACGGAGATTATTCTGATGGTCGTCACCCAGATAATGTTATTTTCACTAAAACTCTTAAAGAGGATATGGCACGTAGAGATTTTACTATCAATGCTATGGCTATTAATTGTCATGGATTACTGATAGATTATTTTGGTGGAGAGGAAGATTTACAGTCTTTAACATTAAGAACTGTTGGAGATAGCCAACAAAGATTTGATGAAGATGGTCTTCGTATTCTTCGTGCTATTCGTTTTGCTTCACGATTCAAAATGGAGATACATAAAGATACGTGGAATGGCATCACAAAAAAGAAAGAAAATCTAAAGAAAATTGCACGAGAAAGAATAGGTGATGAACTATACAAGACTGCACAATATGGTAAAGATGCTTTTACTCGTATGATTCAGTTAATTATAAACTTACACATTGATGAAGTTATTGATGGTCAACAAATAATTGACTGGCGTTTTGCACTTACTTTATTAAACAACGTAAAAGAAGAAACAGATACGAAATTCTTATTCGCTGTATTATTCTATAATTGTAAAGACCTAAAAGAATCAATTAAAATGTTTAGGTTCGATAATGATTTATATAAAACATTGAAGTTTGTTTATGACAATATAAACGTCTTTACTGATATAGAAACAGCAAAAGATTTAGACAAACAATTACAAGTTTATACACACAAGGATTTCGATACGTTGAATAATATGATGATACTTCTTCAAAAGAATTATTTACACGAAACAGAAAGAAAAGAATTTGATATACTTGTAAAAAATGTTTGGTGCGATAATAAAATGTTGAGCGAAGTTCTTCTTGAATATGGTAATGTTGGTGGAAAAGATTTCGGTAGTGCGTTAAAAATATTAAGAAATACTTATTATCTGTATTACCGTTATCATAATGAAAAGATAAGCAAAGAACAAATTATTGAAACAGTAAAGAAATTTTTTGGTGAAAATATTTGCAAGTGTGAAAAATAATGTTTATATTTGCAAAGTTAAATTTAAGAGTTATGAATTTGTATGCAGTAAAATATTCAATGAAAGACGGAAAAACCGTTTATTACACAACTGATAGAAAGTGGTCACAAGACACATTTTTAGGAACTTATGACCTGAAACTTGCGAATTTTTACAAGAAAAAAGGTGTGGCAAAAAATGTAATGTTAAAAGAAAAAGAGATAACACAATCTTTTTATAAAAAACCAGACGATATGTGTAAATATGCAATAGAACGAAGAAACATTAAGTCTATTAGTGTCGTAGAATTAAAAATATCAGAAGGAGATATTGTTTGCAAAGAAAATATTTAAATTTAAGAGTTATGGATTCAATAGCAATTGTTCAACTTATCTTGATAATGATTTACCTTTTCTTTATAGTAAAGAATCTTGGTGAAATAATGAGTGCTGATTATTATTTTATTATGTCAGCACTTGCTGTTATTATTGCAGGTCTTCATTATATTACTAATGACATTGGGTTATTTTTAATATGGATGGCTTGTGGAGTTTTAAATTTTATACTTTATAGAGACAGAAGATAGTATGGAAATTGATGATGTTAAAAATGTGGTTTATTGCAAGGATTGTATGTACAGAAAATCTGGTATGCTTGATGCAGACGAATGTACAGCACAAATACTTCATGTAAATTATGTAGACGGAGATATAACATATCACGATTGTATCGACATAAACCGTTTTGGTGATTGTGAATATTTTAAAAGAAAAGAAACATTTAAAGAAAAAATAAAAAGATGGTTAAACATTTAAAAGCATATAAAATAAGACATAAACAAACTGGTTTGTATTACAGACCAGGGTCCGGAAATAGTCTCAATGAAGAAGGTAAACTTTATTTCAAAAAGCGTCCATCTCTTAATATGATTTGTTTTATACAAATGTCATATAAACAGATAAAAGAACTTGAAGAAAAAGGTATTAAAGTTTGTTATACAGATGAGCATAAACCATCTTGGATGACAACATCAACATTTCTTTCTTTTGACGCAAACGACCTTGAAATAGAAGAATACGATTGCGAAATGAAACTAACAAAAATAAATTAATTATGTATAAATATACAAAGTTTACAGAAGCAAAAACATTAAAAGAATTTTACGCTCTTGAAAATGCTAAATTTGAGAGAGGTGAAAATCCTTACAATGGTGAAGCAATCAGTTTCTTTGTCGATTCAGACGAAAAAATTGAAGAGGTAATGAAATATGTTAAAGAAAGAAAAGAAAATGCTTCTGACGAAAAAGATTATAAAAGTTTAGAAAATATAGAATATGTTGTTAAAGAACTAAAAGAAAATAAAGGGAAAAAGATAAAAGATTTGGGCGATATAACTGGCATTTTCGAGGCAATTGAAATAACTTGTGAAGACCTTTATTACGTTATAAGAAAAGACGATGGCAAGAAAGTTTGTTCCTCTTGCGTTGGTTCGATAAAAATAATAGAATAGATATGGAAGATATTAAATTAGAAAAAGCAGAAAAATTTGAGAAATCAATATTAAACAATGTCCCTTTTGAGGATATTGATAAAATGGTAAGAGAAGACTTGGGCAAATTTAACCAAGTAAACAAAGCACCAAAAAGTCTTACATGTATCTTTTCAAAAGATCCTTCTCTTCCACAAGACATTAGACATTACGAATTGGCAGATGAAGTTATCGGTTTCGTTGTTATTGTAAGAATAGATAAAACATTAGGTAAATATGTTTCTTTTATATCGGAAGTACACGAAGACGATGGTAATTGGTTTGCTCCGTCAAAACCAATTTATATGACTTCTAAATATATTCCAGATATGCAAGATTGTTTAGACCGTATCAATAAATGGTTACAATTAAAAGAAAAAGAAGTTTAACCTTTAAATTATTAAAGATATGAGAAAGTTATTGTTTTTATTATCGGTATCAGTAATTGCATTGGCATCTTGTTGTTCTGATTGTGATGGTATACCAGAAATTCGAGAGAATCAAATCAGACACATTGCAACCTATAAAGGTACTGTATTCGATGTTGTTGTAATAGATTCTTGTGAATACATAGTAGAAAATTATCGTTTTGCACACAAAGGTAATTGTCGTTTTTGTGAAGAAAGAAAAAAGAAAAAAGAAAATTCTTTGAGTCTTGATGTTTTCGATACACAACAAGAAGAATCCTCTTCTATTTGGAACTAAAATGATTGAGTTAAACAATATTTATAATGTGGATTGTCTGGACGGTTTTAAGAACATTCCAGACAATTTTATTGATATGGTGGTAACTTCTCCACCATACGATGATTTACGCAAATACGGCAATGAAAAATCAACGTGGAATGAAAATACCTTTAGAAGCGTTGCAAAAGAATTATTTCGTGTTATTAAAGATGGTGGTGTTGTTGTTTGGATTGTAAATGATAAAACAGAAAAAGGTAGTAAAACACTCACGTCTTTTCGTCAAGCATTATTTTTTCAAAGCATAGGTTTCCTTGTAAATGATGTAATGATTTGGGAGAAGACAAATGCAATGCCTACAATTAGACAAACACGATATGCCGATGTATTTGAATATATGTTTGTCTTTAGCAAAGGTAAACCCAAAACATTTAATCCAATAATGATTCCTTGTAAATGTGCAGGGCAAAATTATAATTCTACTTGCAAAAATATGGGTGGGGAAAATGGAAGAACGCATAAAACATTTAATATCAATAAAGAAAAAGTAAAAGGAAACATTTGGGAGATTGCTATAGCACAAAATAAAACGAAGCACCCTGCTGTTTATCCTTATAAAATTGCATATGACCATATTTTATCTTGGAGTAATGAAGGAGATGTTGTTCTGGACCCGTTTATGGGAAGTGGAACAACTGCACTTGCTTGTATAAAAACAAATAGAAAATTTATTGGTTTTGAGATAAATGAAGACTATGTAAATATATGTAATAAAAGAATTTTAGAAATAAATAAAGAAAAAACTTTATTTTAATGGGAATGAACGATACTTATAACAATGATTATGTTGAATATCTACCATCTTTTAAAGGAGTTGGTGAAGTTTCTTCAACAGATAATGAATCAAAAATAAACGAAGGGTGGAATGCTCTTCAACCTCAGAGTCAAGATGATTTAGATGACGAAGCAAAAGAATGGTTGAAAAGTGTAAAAGATGTTCATATACAAAGAAGCCAAGGTTATAATCCGGAAAAATTACAAAAATTCTTCAATAGCGATAGAGCATGTGTAAGAGTTGCCGCAAATCAAATTAGACATAAACAAGATTTATTTGTCCAAGGTAAAGCAGGCTGGGGAAAAACAAGTATTCTTACAGAAATCGGTTTGGCTTGTGGTTATGACGTTATAACTCTTTATCTTGATAAAGCAGATGCAGAAGAATTAGGCGGTATCCCGACAATAGAAGATTCTAAATTCAAAAGTTTAAAACGTACAGAAAAAACTGTACCTGAATGGGCAAGTGAAATGATATTACACTCACCGCAAATAATGAAAGGAAACGCAAGATATTATATGTTATTCTGTGATGAATTTAATCAAGCAAGCCCAAAAGTAATGGATGCAATGATGCCTATCATACGTCAAAAGACAGTTGCAGGAAGACAATTAAATAATTTTTTTGTTGTAGCAGCAGGAAACTATCGAGAAGAAAACAAAAAGGGAGTAAGTGATTTTAGTGTTCCTTTAAAGAAAAGAATGCAAATGGTTAAGTGGGACGAAAACTGGCCAGAAGCAATAGCATTTTTGGAAGAAAAATATTCTAGTGTAGATGGTGCAAGAGAATTGTTTAAAGTATTAAAGAAAAATATTGGAAATGGTTTACATAACTATGATTTGTTTTATGCACCTCGTGATATTGAAATGGTTGTGGAAAGATTATTTGATTATAGTGAGGATGATAAAGATATGGCTCCAGTAAGATCTGAAGATATACTAATGTTATTAGACAGTTGGTTAGATGATAGTCCTTATAGAAAATCACCTACTTTTAAAGAAGATTTAGAAAATTTAAGTAATGATTGTTGGAATTATGTTAAGGGTTATGGTGATGTTAAAACAGAAGAAAAAGATAAGAAACAACAATTAAGACAAGAATGGGATGTAAATAAAAAGAAAAAATTTGCCGATGGTCTTGTAGCAGGATATTTCGTTGGAAAGAAGAAAGATGGTGCTAAAAGTTTTGCACCTGTAGTATTAGACCAAGTAATGAATCAAGTTGCAGAGACAGAGTTGTTTGATAAAGTTAAAATGACACAAACAACTATTCGAGAAATGGCAGAAAAAGGTGGCGGTATAAGATTTCAAAATTTAGATGAATTCTATAAAGAATATCCTAATTTTGATAAAGATCCTGAATGTGTATTAAAAAACTAATATAAATGAATATACAAGAAGATAAAATTATAATATTTAATGATGACGACGAATTTTTTACGTTCGTCGTCAATCCTAATCTTATAGTTAAAAAAAATCCTTTAGGTATATTATATCATACTTGGGATTATACAGACGATTATAAAAACGCTATCCTAAACGGAATGTATTTTAAAATACTTGATCCAAAATCAAGAATGAAATATAGAAATAATATAACCTACAAACTTGTTCCTAAAAAAATACAGAACATTATATGTTAAAATATTACGAAAATTATATAAAGGGAGAATATATTTACTCAAGACTTGATGATAGTATCTGTAAACAAAAAGATGATTGTTATGAGTTTCGTAAAGAAATTGTAAATTATGTCTACAATTACGAACAAGAATCATCATGTAAAGAATTGTTAAAGTTTCTTCCTTTAGTATTATTTTTATATAACAATAATAAAGATGTTGCATTTACAGATGATAAAATTGATATATACTTAAATCCAAATTATTTTAGAAGTAAAATTTCTTCTATTGAAGAATGGGAATTTATTTTCTGTCATGAATGTTATCATCAAATATGGGATACTTTTGAAGTACAAAAAAGAATTGGTAAGGAATTAGGTGGTTGTTATTCAAAGGTGTTAAATATAGCTTCTGACTGTATCATAAATGAAATGTTAAGGGCATCTAATAGAAAAATTCCACCTATGGTTGTAACAGCAGAAACAATTAAAAGAGATTTTGATGTTGATTATGAAGATTATGATACTCAATATTCTCTTTATATGAAGATAATAAATTCTGATAAGTTCAAACAAAAACAAGAAGAACAAAAACAGAAGCAACAACAAGGTGGTGGTAATCAACAACAACAACAAGGTGATAACCAACAACAACAGCAGGGTGGAGATAATCAACAACAACAACAAGGTGGTGGTAATCAACAACAACAAGGAAGTAAAGAAAATTCTGAAGATCAAACAGAATTAGATGATAATAATTCCGGTAACGGTGATAATGATAATAAAGAAGACGATGACGATGTAGACGAAAACTACACTGAAGATTCTGATTTTGAAGATAACGAAGACGATGACGATGTAGACGAAAATTACTCAGAAGACGCAGATCTTGAAGACGATGACGATGACGAAGAACAAGATGAACCTTTAACAGACGATGGTTCTTTATTTGATTACGATGACTATTCAGATAGTGAAAACGATAAAGATGGTAAAGAAGATGGTAAAGAAAGTAATCAAAAAGGTAGTCAAAAAGATAGTCAAGAAGGTAATCAAAAAGGTAGTCAAAAAGATAGTCAAGAAGGTAATCAAAAAGGTAGTCAAGAAAATGAATCAGGAAAAGGAAATGAATCTGAATCTGAATCTAAATCTAACCAAAATGGTAATAAAAGTGGAGAAGATGAGGGAGATAAAGATGGTTATAGCCGTGGTGGAACAGATAAATTATCTGAAAGAAAAATTATTTCAAGAGAAGAACTTGAAAAAATACACGAACAAGCAATAGATATATGTAAAAATAAACTTGGCGGTCTTACAAGTAAGTTTATAGAAAAATGCAATAGTTCAAGTAGACTTGAGAACCCTAATTTAAATCAAGCAAAAATAAAACAATCTTTTGGTGGTTCTGGTAGTAAGTGGGACGATGAACTATTTGATATTGTGACAAACTATATGGATGAAATGCTTTATGATCCATATCCAGACACAAGACGCTCTTACTATAAACCTAATAGACATATGTACGACGTAAAAAGACGTAGTGGTGGAAAAATATTAATACCTGGTGAGAGAGTAGAAGATAAAACTCTACACGTTAAATTTGCATTCTTTTTAGATGGTTCTGGCTCAATGACTGGACAAAGAATTCAAGGTGCTTCTTTGGCTGCTAATGCTATCGCTAATGTAATTGATAAAAAATATGGTGAAGATTTAAACGATTACAAAGAAGATGAAGATGAAATTGCATTTGAAATGTATGCGTTTTATAATGATGTTGTATATGATGATGAAACATATCGTAAATATAACGTAAGAAAAATGCCTCCTATTGCAAAAATAGAACGAAATACGATTCCTTATACAGGTGGAGGAACAATGTCTTATAAAAACTTATTTAACAATTTCAAAAAGTACGGGACTGATTGTTTGATAAATCTAATTTTTACAGATGCAGACCAACCAATCGAAAATGGAGATGAAGAATATTTAAAAAATTTTATTGAAGAAAATGATGGATTAATTGTTTATCTTGCTTGCGAAGATAAGAATCAAGAATTATTACAAAGATTAGCAGATGAAAACGAAGGAAAATTCTATTATATTTTATCTGATGATAATTTTCTTGTTGAAAACGAGGAACTTATAAACGCTAAAAATCAAACAAACGAATCAAGATTTAACATAAAAAAACTTGATTTTATTCCTCTATTTGAAGAATATTTCTACAAAGAATAACAAAAAAATCCAATCAAAATGATTGGATTTTTTTTGTTTACGTTATTTTTGGATTTGGTCTCCGAGAAATGCTTTGATTTTTATTTTACTTAATGGAGTTTTATCAAAAGCACCTTTATTGTCAGTTATTTGTTCTGGGTGTATAAGTTGAGGTAAACGCATATTTTCTAATTCTTTACAACCATTACACATATTTCTTATATTTGTTACCTTATTAAAATTAAATTTTTTCAAATCTATACCTGTTAAGTTTTCACAACCAGCAAACATAGATTTTACTGTTATAATATTATTAAATGTCGTTGTATTAAATATTACTGAATAAAGATTTTTACAACCAAAGAACATATTTTCTGTTGTTTCAACCATTGATACGTTCATATCAGAAAAACTTACAGATTTTAGATTAGTACAACCAGAAAACATTTCTTTCATACTTTTGAGTTCTTTAGTAAATAAAGAAACCTCAACGCTCAATAATGTCGTATCATCTTTAAACATTCCTGATAAATCTTGAACTGCTTTATCAGGATACCAAAGAAACTCACCATTTGGTTTTACATAATTAGGTTTTATTTCTCTAAAATCATTTTCTCCTACATATTTTACATAAAACTTAAAAGAGTCGAAATTATAATTGTATTCTTTAGCATTGCTATCTATAACCCCTTTTACATAATTTGTATCTTGAGCAATATCTGAATAATCTACAGAATCTTCGTGTTCAACCTCTTCTTCTTGTTTTTCTTTTTCAGTTTCTTTCTTTTCATTATCATCTTGTACAAAATCAGAATAATCTATTGTCTGTTTTGGTTGTTGCGATTGCGGTTGAGATTGTACAGAAGTTTCTTCTTCTTCTGTTTCTTCATTATCTTCGTTATCAAAATCAAAACCAGAATAATCAATAGATGTTTTTTTAGAATCGGTATTTTCTGTTTTTGTTTCTTTTTCTTTATCTGTTTTGTCTTCTTGTTTTTGAGTCTTTTCATCTTCATCACCGAACTCAAAATCATCATACAAACCTTCTTTCAAAAGATAGTCGTAAATATTTATAATCTTTTTATTTTTCATAATTATTAAACATTTTGATTATTATTGTTGTTATTGTTATTATTATTGTTATTTATTTGTTGCTGATTTGTATTAGCATTATTATTTACTTGTTGTTGATTATTATTGTTGTTTACTTGTTGCTGATTATTGTTGTTATTAACATTTGCTTGTTGCTGATTGTTATTATTTGCATTAGCATTATTATTATTGTTGTTGTTATTGTTATTATCAGTAGAACTCTTCATTGTTCCTAATTGCACTCTACTAAAGTTTCCATCTTTGTAAACAACTTTTGCAACGTCTTTTGTATTATCTTTTGGTAGAATCCAAATCTTCCACAAATTATTTGCTTTTTCATATTCCATTTTAACGGCTCTATATTCTGGTAGATTCTGTTCAAATGGTGAATAAATGTCTCCACTTAATTGTACGTTACCAATAGGTGTTTTTTGTAATTGATTGTTGATTTTCATTATTTCAACACCTTTTATGGTTTTATTCTGTATATTTATACCAATAGAAGCCTTTTCTGCATTTGGAGATATGATACCATCGAATACCATATTTTGTTGGAATTGTTTTAATACATCAACAACTCTTTTACCAATATCTTTTTTCTGAACGACATCGTTCATATTTACATCATTTGCTTCTCTCAATAAGTAATTTAAAAAATAGTTTTCCATTATTATTGTTATTTTTTAATATAAGTTTCTTTGTTTATTAAATGTTTCTTTCGTAACGCTACTTTCAATAGACATTTTATATGTTACACCATTATATATTAAATTTTCTCCATTTGTTATTTCTCCCTCAACGTACATATATTCATTTGGATTTTGTGGATAAAATTTAAATTTCTCATTCGATAAAGAATTATTAGGGTCTTCTTCCATCCATAACTCTAATTTTTGATAATGAGGCATTACATCTAAAAAAATGTTATACAATTGAACGCTATACTCGTTACTTACTACTGCCCCAGGTCCACCTGGTCCTGGTGAGTTTATTGTCATATTATTGCTATCAAAATCAAAAGTAACAACAGATTTACCATATTGAGGATGTTCTTGTCCCAATAAAGCACATTCACGTATTGCTTTTATAAGCCAAAAAACAACTCTTGCTCTTTTCTCACCAATAGCCAACCCACCTTTAACATTGGCATTATTATTATTGTTATTATTATTGCCATTGTTATTACCTCTATTATTCTTTTCGAGTAAATATTGTAAAAAATAATTATTCATATTTAAAATTTAATTGTTTCTTCTGTACCCTCCATTTTGAATACCTTTGTTTCTACGTTTATACTACCAGTAACTTTAACAAAGTTTTCATTTGTTGGATTTATTTCAAAATTTAACACGTTATTACTTGCTGTTACTAATTTAACGGATTTATAGTTCTTAAAGTTTTGATTTAACAAATCAAATAATTTATCACAGCCTGCTATTCGTATATCACTACTTGCTTGCTTACCATCAAAAACAACCGTTTTCTTGATTACTCTGCTCTTAAAATCAACAACAGACATTGCTTTCTTATTATTGTTAGTAAAACTAATAAGATATTGAAACAAACCAACAGTTTGTAACATTTTCATTGTCGTTTTTAATAAAGTAACTCTTTGTTTTATAATATCTTTTTCGTCAGACATCGTTATTGAATTTGTTTTAATTATTTATTTATAAATAAAAGAAAAACAACAAACTCATGGATTTAAATGTTCCTACATTCTTACAATTTATAAACGAAGACTTTGATAATAATAATATGCCTAAAATGACAGATGAAGATTTCCAAACTTTCTCAAGTATGGAAGGCGATATAAGAAGTCTTGTGAGCCAATTAAAGAATAAGATAGGTAATGTACTGCCAACAAACGAAATCACGTCAGATAAGACAAAATACATTAAATCTAATAAGTTATGTAACATATTAGATAGATTATCTCAAGAACTTGACCAAGAAAAGAAGGCAAGAGAACAACGTAAAGTGGCACAACAACAACCTAAACAACCAGACGAATTATAATATTCTTCCTAAAAACAGTCCAATTATCATATATGAGATTGATACAACCTCAATCCAATAAACCGTATGTCCAGTATTTTTCTTTATGTTTATAAATGCTGTAATAGACAAAGATAATATCTCTGCTAAAACAATCCACCATAAACCAAAGCATAATCCTATTCCTAAAGAAGCAAGTGTTATAGCACCAATAGCACCAATAAGGTGCGGGATAAAATACACATTGCCTCTGTTTATTGTTGGATTGCAAGTCATTATTGAGAATAATGCACATACTATCATATAAAGCCAATTCTGACCTATTAAACCAATACAAGCAATACTTGCCCACATAAACGCTTGAAATAACCAACGTGGTTCTACTGCATAATAACTAATACTTATTGATTTTAATATACCTTTAGTTTGATATACACCAAGAAGATATGTTAAGAATACACCTATACCAAATATGAACCCAATAATTCCTGCTGTATAACTATAAGTCCAAGGAAAACTACATAACCAATCTAACATAAATAACAGATTTTTTCTCTGTTATTTATGTTCGGTTATTTTTTCGTACATACTATCTGCTATATCAGAATAACCAATTCTTCGTAAGAGTTGTTGTAGTTCATGAAAATATCTTACTTTTAGTGTTACTTGAAACATTCCTTTATCATAAGATAAAACATAGTAATTATTATCATATTCTTTGATAGTAAGATTGTCATCAAAGCGATAAAATATACCAGTAAAACCTTCTATTTTTCTAAAACCATATGCTTCTGGAGAAAATCTATGCAATGATACAGGATAAAAACAATCATTTTCTCCACAAATAATATCTTCTCCATTTCCAATTTTAGATAGTTCTATGTCTTTTATTGGAACGTATTCGTCTTCGATAAAACAATTAGGATCATAATAAACAACATCGTTTATCATCAAATCCTTTGGTTCTAATGTGTCATTATTTCTCATCTTTCTTATAATTTTCGTTAATAAAATCAACCATTGAATTTCTAATATATGAAGCACATTCTGTTACATCAAAAAAATCTTTAGTAGTGTCCCACTTATCATTCATATTGTTGTATACATCGCTTGACAATGGAGCACAATTATATACTGTACACAAATCAAACACAACAAGACAAATAGCATCTGAATTTCTATGTTCGTAAACAGCATAGTTTCTTTGTTCTATACCTTTTTTTGTTGGGACAACAATAGAAAAGATATAACCTTGTTCTCGACAGTTTTCATATCTACCGACGTTGATACGTGCTTCGTGCTCTCCTGTTTCATCATTAAATGTATCATCAACAATTTGTTCATACCAGCCTTTCACTAAACACATAACTGCTTGTGCTTGATAATTTGCACCGTCTTCTAAATAATCTTCTAACTTCATAATTCTATTATCTTTTTTGTTTCTTAATAAATTCTTGCAAGGCTTCTATTTTCTTCCAATCAACTTTTGTTTTAAGGAACTCAATTCCTTCTTTAAGTTCTTCAACTGTTTTTATGTCATCTACACAAATATCTTCAATTGCAAATCCTCTCGTAATTTGTGCTCCCCAAGTATCTTTATTCACCTTATAGACAAGAATCGCATCTTTATAATAATAATCAAATGCCTCATCGTCATAAAAACGATAACCATTGTCTTTGAGATATTTTTTTATTGCGTCCATAGTATTACTTTGTTTCGTTACCAAATCCTGCGTTATTTACCATATTGTCACAAATCTCTTTGTAAATTTTCAAGAATTCTTCTTTTGAGATTTCAGAAATTATGTTTATCCCTTCAATAAATCTTATTGTATTTTTATAAATATGAATATCTTTTTCTTCAAATGTTTCAATTAAATCACACAATATTTGTATGCCAATAATTCCTCTTACGTATATATAAGAAACACCATGAAATGCATTTATTTTATAATATTTTCCAACAGTATCTTTAAATTTTATATTACATTCAAGTTCTTGTAATTCTTTTTTATAAAAATTTATCTCATTTTCTATTGTCTCTTTTATTGGACTAATTTTAGATGCTGGTTGTTCAAGAAGTTTTCTAAGATTCTTAATTTGTGTTCTAAGTTTTTCTATTTTTTCGTTTGTCTCCATAATATTTATCTTTTTAAATTAACAATATACTTTTGTAAATGCACTAGTTGCACTTGCAATATAGCCGTTAAGAATTTTCTTTATGGCATATTCGTGAGCATCAAGTATCTTTTTGTTTTCCGGATTATCCATGAATTCGTCAAGTTCATTAACCGATTTCGGGATATACATCGGAACAAACATCGGTTTTTTGATTTTTTCAATTTCTTTTACGAGCACTTGATAAGTTAATGATATGCGAAGTTCAGGCATATAGCATTTTGATTCTGCTATTTTCTCTATGTCTATCGCAGTATCTTGAAGTTTAGTTTCTTCTTTTTCCAAACCTTTAATAAGGTCTGAAATCTTCACTTGCTCTACTATGAAATCACGTAAATCTTGGCAAAAATTACACTCACCTCTTGTCTCCACGATTTTCTGGTTATATCGAAGTTCTTTCTTATATACATCATATAAGTTAATAAGAACTGTATCGTCTTTCTCTAATCTTTGTTTTAACAATTTTAATGCCTTTGATTTTGTCATTGTCTTTACCTTTTAAAATTTAACAATGCAAATATAAACATTATTTTTAACAAATGCAAATTTTTTACCAAGAAAATTCTTCCATACAAGTTTCATAACTTTTTTGAAAATTTTTAAAAAACTCTTCTGCTGACATTGGAATAATATCTCCAAAGATTTTAACAAGAAAATCACCTCTTGTAACACATACATCACATCTTTTTGATTTTAAGGTAATGGAAATATAATCATCTGCACCAAAACAAGACATACCTGTACGAAAAATACATTGAAGAATAGACTCTCCTTCTTCGTTTTTACAAAAATCTTTCAAATCTTCAAGATTTCTACCAGTCCATTGAATTGCTTCAACTTCAATATTGCTTGAGATATATTTTTTTACCTCTTCACTTTCTATTTTCCCTATAACATCATCTATCATTATTGTAACAATTTAAATTCATAAACAATAACATAAGGATTTATATTCCTATGTTCTTTTTTACTTATTAGATTAAGTAAATTTAAAAAAGCATCTTTTGCTGTTTTGTATTTAAAAAAATGACACCTTTCTCCGCTTATTTCAGAAAAATAAAATTCTTTAATAGCACGTGAAATGCCTTCTTTAAAACAATCTTCTTCCGATATATCTTGCAGTCGTTCAAGTCGAACATCTACAATTTGTATTCTGTGAGGCATAAGTCTTGCTTTTACAAACATTTTATTCTTCCAACCTTTTGTATCCTCTACAATTGCATTTCGATAGTCTGCATATATATCTGCCCAATAATCTCCATCGTCTGCTTCGTTAAATATAGATAAATATGATTGTGCAACAGCAACAATTTCACCAACACCAAACCGACTTGTATGAATTGGTTTTTCTACACCATTTTGATAACATACAAGTTTACCTTTATAATTTATCTTTGTTTCAAGCGGACCATCGCAATCAAACTCTTCTCTTCTTGTTTGAGTTTTTATGCCATTCAGTACAGCATATTGCATTCCATATAATTCGTTAAATAATATTTTTTGCATAACTATTGATTTAAGTAAGAATCACAACTATCACAAGTACCATTTAGATACTCTCTTTCGTTTGCACCATCACTTGAACAATGTGGTAAATCACTAAAACCAACATCTTCTTGTGATAACCAATTATAACACGTTTTACAAAGTTCTCTTGGTTTACATATTTTAGGTAAATTTTCTTCTTCTTTTATTTTTTCAAAATAAAACTTACCGTCCCATCTTTTTACTTCTATCATTTTATATTTCAAAGCAAGCCGGAAAATAAAACTCTTTTGTAATCTATCAATAATTCCTTTTAATTTCCAGTTTCTAAACTCTTCTATTGTCGAAGTCCCTTTATAGAAATTACACATACGACAAGCAGGATTAAGATTTTCTAATTCATCTTTATCCATATCACCTTTACCCATCTTATGACTTCTATTTTCATATTCATATTGAGCAATAATATGGTCAACTTGCATTTCTTTTAGTGTAATCGGGTCCCCACAATATGCACAACGACCATCGTATTTCGCATACACAATTTCACGTATCTTTTTACTTATTGCCATATTTTTATTTTTCGACAAATATAAAACAATTATTTGTAAAATGCAAATTAATCTTCATCTATTTCTTCTAACTCTTTCATATCAATATAGTATTCGAACTCACCTCGAAGATTGTTTTCATAAATCTTAAAATTCTTTCTTCCAACAAAAGACTCGCCCTTTTCTACTATGATTGGCTTCCCAACTACTGGAGGATTGTTTACTCCATACTTCTTATTGAACTTCCTTATTTCCTCGTTCACCTTCATCTGGTCAATCATCTCGTCTTGATGCTCAATGAAGAAGTCTATTTCAATGTTGTTTCTTATTTGCTCAATAGTCACCTCACCAGATTTTAGCTTGGTGTCAAGTTCCTTACGCATCTCTTTTGTCAAAAATATGAATTTTCTCATTGCTAGTATTGTTAGTTTTCAAGTTCAACTTCTTCGTTATCTTCAAGAATAGATTTAGTCTTATGAATATTGCCGACAATTTCAAAGTATTGAGCATCTGCGATTCCTGTAATTTTATAGTTATTATATTTCCCTTCCGATAGATTTAGATTTCCTTTTTCATCCACATAACCAGTTCCTTGCTTGTATAATAGTTTTCGATAACAACCATTTAAACACACGTAAACACCAGCATTTTCTGATAATTTATAAAGAGAAAACATACTTTCATAGATATTGTTGTGAACAAAGAAAATATCACCGTCGAAAACTTTTATTCTTTTTCTTTCTAATCCATCTCTTATTTCTATATCATCTACATATTTTGCACAACCTATATATTCTAAATCAGTTCTGTTCTTTAAGATTTCAGAAAGAGACATTATATCACCAGCAAAAGAAAGGTCAATGATAAACTCTTCAAATTCTCCTTTTTCATTTTTATAGAAATATTTACGAATATCTTTTTCTTCTTCGTTATAATCATAATCTGTTGACCGTGATATATCAATAGTATTGCAAATGTTGTCATATACATCTACAGCAAGATTAAATGCCTCTGGAAATCTATGAGCATTTTGAACTCTTTTAATATTAAATTCTTCGTATTGATAATTACGAAAGTTCGCATTAAGACCAGAAGCGAAGATAGCAAATAACTTATCTGCTTCGTCTCTTTTGTAACCTTTAGATCTTGCATATAAAGTAAATCTCTCATACGTTACATAAGATTTCATCGTAATGTATTGGTCTTGTACATTAGACATTTTATCAAAAAAGTCTAAATCTATTTTTATTAACTTTGTCTTTTCCATATTATTTTTCTTTACAAACTATTATACCGCCAGATAACACTATTCTTTTATGATTCTCATCTTCAAAGTAAATTGAAGCACCACTATCAGAAGTAATGTACTTTGTGTTAAATTTTTCAAGAGTGTCTCCATTATAATTCATTAAAATAACTTCCCTTGGAACGCTACCAAAATCTGCTTGTATATTTTTTACATCTCGAAGTACTGATTCACAACTTGCAAGGCAGAATATACCAAATAAAATTAAAATCTTTTTCATGTTATTCTTGATTTTTTAATTCTTCTATTTTTTTATTGATTTCTAATAAAAGAGCATCTATGTTTTCGTTCATAGTTAAAATACTCAAACTACTCAAAAAAGATAGAAATTCTTTATTTTTTAACTTTGCCATATTCCTTGCTGATATTTCACATTCGTTTGATTCAAACTCAGAATAACCATTCAAATATTTACGAACAGCATTTTGTTCTTTTTCTGATAGAAACCAAGATTCATTTATATCAGTTGCAAAAGAATCTATTTGTTTCTTTAATGATTTGCGAATTTCATGTAATTGTGATATTTCACAAAGTTCCACATCTTTAAGAGATTTTTCCGTATCTAATATATCAAATAACATTTTTTCAAGGTCTGATTTTATTGAAGATACTACTGCTATAGCCATACGGCATCTTTCTAATTGAATATACTGATTTGCTATATTCATTTTATTACTACAAGTTTCTTCTACGTTATTTTTCATCGTCATTTGAATTTAATTCTACAATATTTTTCAACCCTCTTGCAAAGATACGAAATCCTTCTCTTGCATGGTCGGTATAAGCATCACAATCGTAATATTGTAACACTTCATCAATTTTCTTTAGAAAATCTTCGTCTTTGATTTTACACGTTGCTGCAATAATATGATTATATGGATTACTACACTCAGCAACAGTTCTTATTATGTCTTTATTTGTCATTTTTATATTGTTTTTTACGTTTGTATTTCTTTTTAACTGATTTTTGTTCGTCAAACAAACTGCCTAATTCATTTGCTTTATTTTTAATAAAGTTATTATACAGCCTTCTTTTAATCATATGTTCATAACAAACGATTGGTTTAGAACGAGCAAATTTATTTTCATTTTCTTTTATACTTGTTTCAACATAAGAAAAAGCCATTTTTGAATAATTCAAAATATCTTTCTTTTGTTCTGGATATTTTTTTAATAATTTCTTTACATATTCAGTAAGACCATCTATTGTTAAACACATACTCAATTCAAAGGTAACTGTCTGTTCGTTAAAGTGATAAATAGTATTCCAATGAACATCTGAATGTGTTTTATCGTTGAATTCTTTATATTCTAAATTCATTACCTCAATATATTTTTCCAATATTTCATCGAGGTAACGACTTTCAAACTTTTCATTATAAAAAACTCTTTCTGCTTCAAAGCCATCAAAAAATACTTCACTTACATAAAATTTTCCATCATAAAATGTTTTAACATACAAAGTTAATGTTGTAACACCAAAAGAAACATCATCAACAACAACTACTATAGACAAATTGTTTGATTGAAAATATTTATTGATTCTTTCTTCAAAAGCCTCAATATCTTTTTTATACCACCATTTCTTAAACTTATTCATATCTTTTACCAATTATATTCACAAATATCTTTTTCTTCACCACAACCAGTACATTTAACGCTTATAGCATCTCCAATTGGTCCTGGAGTAATTATATAAGAAACCAAACCTTTACAATCTTTATGTTTTTCTTCAAAAGCACAACATGCTTTTGTTTCATCTACACTCATTTCATATTTTATAGTTTTCGGTTCAATAATATCTTCTTTTTCTTGATAGAAATCTATAATATCAACTAAAGAAAAATATGGTAATTCTCTTTCAATAGAATCTTCTTCTATTAAAACTTTAACATCTGTATTAATAAGAAAACCACGAACAATTCCCTTATGATTATACCAAGTTACTTTATAACCAAGATATTTATTTAGAAATGATTTAAAAGCATAAAGATTTGTTGTTCTGAATAACATTACTGGAATAACATTCACACAATTATCCATATATGTTTCAAATATATCCCACTCTTCTATACTACAAATTCGCAATTGTGGTATTTTATCAGAAAAATTTACGACATATTCTGAAAGAACTTTTAAATTTTTTTCTACTTCTTTTTTATATTCTTCTACCACCATAAGTCACTAAAATATTTTATGAATAATTCTTTTGCTTCTTGTACTTTTTTATTATAATTATCATGCCATTTATCGTATTTTTTTCTTTCTGTACGAATATCATACGGACATTCTGCACCATAATTATCAAACCAATAAAGCATCTTATCAAGGATTTCATTCCATTGTTCTTCTGTTAGTCCCATTGGACAACCACCGTGATTTTCTCTAAAATCGTGTAAACGAGGTCTAATAAACTCAACAATAGTATTATCAAGATTCCACATTTCACTATAATCAAACCCACGTTCTAATCGTTGCTGTCTTGCTTCTTCCCAACGGTCATCTGTTGGTTCTATATGAGAGAAATTAACATTTTTTATTCCATAAGGATCTTTTGCGTCTTCCTTACGTATTTCATATCTCCACATATCTCTTTTATCTTTACCAACAGCATCTACTGCCGCAACGCCATAATCAGTCCAAGCGTCAGGAAAATTTTCGTGAAATCTCGCAACGGTTACAACCGAACCAGCCTCTGGTTTTTCATCTTTAAAATAGTGCCACACTTTCATAATATTTGTTATTAATTATTTGTTATTAATTTTCATCTTCAATATTTGATTCTCCTGCCTCAAGTTCTTTCGTTTCTTTCTCATAAAAACGTGTTGACTTAACTTTATAGGATTCAATACCATTGATTTCCTTTCTTACAACACAGCCCTCTTCTGGTTCGCCATTTTGACAAATATAACAATCTTTTTCGTTATAATCATCTTTAAGGAATTGCAAGAAAGCCTCCTCAAACTCGATTTCAGTCATATCGTGACAAACTCCACCAATATGGTCTGGATAATGTTTGTCAATATATTGTTCTGCTGTACCATAGAATAACAAAGGAACAGCATTCAATCCATATTCTTTACAGAAATCTTGTACTTGTTTCATAGAGAATTCAAATACTTGACCATCTACATTTGTGTATGTGATTCGATAAATGTAAATCTTATGTTCGTTTGGTTGGCAACCATAAGGATAACCCTTTTGAATACAACCACCATCTTTTAGATAGCCTGCAATTTCATAATAGAACGTCATACCTTTTTTAAGAAATGGTTTCAATTCTTCATTTGCAATCTCCCAAATGTTTTCTCCATAGAAATCGTGACGCTCTCTGTCTTCGTAAGCAAACTCATTTTTTACAACTTTACGAGATGCATAAACATAGTCATAATCAACAAACGTCTTATTGAATAACTTCTTTTGTAATTTTTCAAACCAAGATAGGTTTGTTCTATTGCAAAGAATATAAGAAGAGATACCAGATGTACCGTGAATCTTATATGTAACAGAAATCAAATCATCTCTATGAATCTTTGATAGGTTACGATACAACATTTGCGTATCAATATGGAATCTAAATTGATTATCTACAAGTCTTGATATTCTTTTTAGTTTTCTATTGCTTTTTGATTCTCTAAAACCATTAGAACTTTGCTGATGTTTAACAACATATTTACGACAGATTTCATGTCCGTTAATATTATCAAATTGAACACCAATTTCAAGTTCTTCGTCTTCTGGACGCATAAACCATTTGATTGTTTCCATTCCGACAAACAATCCCTCTGATTCATTACCACGAAGTTTTACACAACGAACAAGACCATTCTTACCGAAGTAACCTTTTACGTTTGTATCTTCGTTCATTTCTGCTTTTGAATACATATTATTCTTAAACAAAAATGCATTATCCATTTGTGTACCAACAGGGAAAAATATACCTTTCGTTCCTGCTTCTACATCTTTAGTAACAATAACTTTATTACCAAAAATGATAGCGTGACGCAAATTATCACAATTTGGTAAATCTACTAGATGTTCAATAGTACAAACAATACCACAATAATTTGAATTTACAACTTCTTTAATAACTGCCTTTCCCATATCTTTATTTTTTTTGCAAATATAAACAATTTTTTCATGAAAAACAATAAATCATTCTACAATTTTTATCAAAACCAATCATTTTTTTAATTAATGACCGTAACATAATAGCATCTGTGACTGTATCTGTTTCAAAATTCCATTCTTTTTTTTCGTCTTGAATTATTTCTCTTAAATAGTCCATAATATCCTGACTAAAGAATAAACAACCTTTACCATACGTAGACTCTGATAGCATTTCTTTCGCTTCGTCGGTAATATCATCTGGAAATTTTATTTCACAATATTTATCCAACCAATTAGATATATTACAATCGTGAATATTATCCATTCGTGATTCAGATACGGCAACCCATTTCTGTTTATCAGAATCGTATTTTTCTCTTATTGTTTTTATATAGCAACCCATAATTTTAATAATCAGTATCAGAATCAAGAATAATTTTTATATTTAAGTCACAACCATCGTAGACTTCCTTTACTCCATCAAGTTTATCAAATCCTTCAAGTTTGTAATAAATGTTTGCATACACAAATAGACTACCACATTCGATAAAACCTTGAAATGTTTTAATATTTTCGTTAATTTGATAAATGCCATGATTAAAAGATTCCTCTACACAACGTATAGCATCCACTAAACAAGCATATGCACTTTTCTTTAAATCTTCTATTGACTCGTATGGAAAACAATAGAAATCTTTTTCTCCATCACATAATGTTTTATTGTTGATTTCAAATAGTTTTAATAAGTCTGGTTGGTTAAACCGTTCCGAATTTGTTTTCTTTAACAAATCACAAACAATAAATACTCTTTCCCAATTTATTAAACTATCATTATCATTAAGAATCTCTTTCAGTCTAAATAACATTGCATCATCCCAAGGTTGTCTGTATGGTCTCTTAAAGACTTTATAATGTTCACTATTTATATCAACAACAAAATCTTTGTCGCAATTTCCATTAGTTTTTGAGACAATATTTTCTAAATTTGACACTCTCTCTTCAATAGTATCAATACGTTCATTTATACGCTTTAATGTTTCTGATACACTACTCATATCTATATTATAATTTGTTTAATTTTACATATTCAATTCCTGGTAAATTTTTCAAAAATGTAACAATACTTACAACGGCAATACAATCTCCTATTGTTGGAACGTAAGGAATATTGGTTATAAGATTTAATGGTAATGTTAAAAGATATATTCCAAATCCCCAAACCAATCCAATAACAACTGAACCAATTATAGTATTACACAAAAGTATAAATGCCTTTACTCCCTCAAGTAAAATCTTTAAAAAGACATCTGATATTTTATCTAAAAATTTGTTGTTCATAGTAAAGTAACATTAATTAAATTTTTATCAATACAAATAAGTATTCTTTCAAATGCATCTTCCATACGATAAGTTACATCTTCTTCTTTTGAATATATATATGTCATACCGTATTTTGTTGGAACAACATAATCAATTCCAGAAATAGTTTCTGTATGTTCTTCAACTTTAAATGGAATACCTATTTCAAAATGATATGATATTACACCAGTTGACGGATTTTGTGCTGATTTCAATGTTATAGAAAAACCAGTCTGTTCTATGAAAAATTGAAGAGCATCATCAACAGTTAATGTTTCTCTATGCCTAATAATTTCATAAATATTTTTTATTTTTCCCTTGTCTATTAATTTCATTTCTCAATAATCTTTTTAATATCTTTAATTCTTTTTTATAATCGTAATTGTTATCCTCATAACAATCATCTAATATATCAACGTAAATTCCTTTACTTCTTCTATAAAACTTATAACAAAGTTCATCAACACAAATTTCTTTACAACCACATTTTTTTATATCTAAAAGAATGCAATTGATATTATCCAATGCTTCGGTTTCTGTTGCACCAAATTTTACACCATTTATAGAATAAAAACCACCAACTTTATATCTTTCGTGGTTAATTAAATTTTGGCTCATTGTAAACACAGAAGCCAAAATCAGCGTTAATATTACAAAAACTCGTTTCATGTCTTTATATTTTGTGCAAATATAAGTAATTTTTCCACAAAATCCAAATAAATAATAAAAAAAATAAATTATATGGCTCATATTCCAAGTTTTGAAGAATTTGTTCAAGGTCAAGAAGAAGTAGAAATTACAGAAGGATTCAAATCTAAATTGGCTGGTACTTTAGGTGGTGCTTTATTGGCTGGTGGATTAAATGCCTCTCCAACAGACAATCCCGGTGACGAAGACAAATATAACTTTAATAAAACAGAACAATATGTAGATACTCTTCCAAGTAGTTATACTGGCAAACAAGTAGATAAATACAAACAAGAAAGAGCATTTAATAGTTACAAAGATGTTAGTGACTATGAGAAAGAACATACTCATTCTGTTCCAGTCCCTGTTTGGGATAAACGAAATAAAAATATTAGATTAGGTAACATATATACAGGAAACTATAATATTACTGGTGACGCTGACGAATTCTTTGATAACGACGACTTATTATATCTTTACAGTAAAAACCCAAATATTAATGCAAAAATTGGTGAATTACAAGATAAAGTAAAAAACAATAAAGTTGATTTTGATGACCCGTATTTTTCTTTTAAGATAATTAAACGTGGACCAAAGAATAAAGACGGTTATATCATTAATGACGCTCTTGGTATCAAACTTACAGTTAGAGATGTGGATAAATTTTTACAAAATATAACAAACAAATATACTGTAACAAAAGCTGGAGATACACAAAAGAAAAAAGATAATGAATTATTCCAAAACAAAGATATGACAGAATGGTTTAATATAGTACCAAAGGGAAGTGTAAGAAGACTTACCTCTACAAAATCAAAAATCCAATTCTAATTGAATTGGATTTTTTTATTTACATTTTAAAATCACCGAAACTTGGAATCTTTATAAAACCTTTACTTTCTGCAAGTTCTTTATACTTATACAATGTAGAATCAATCAATCCAAGAATATCGTCACCATCTGATTTCAATTCTGATTCTTTACAATACAATTCCACACCAACACGAACAATCTTTGCTAACTTTTCAAGATAATCAACGACATTTAAATTTTCAACAATAAGAACATTATCAAAAGATTTTACTTTTCCGTGTACTCCAAACCAATGTTCAACGAGAGAATCAACTTTTTCTATTACTTCATCGTAAAAATCGTTTAAAATTACGTGTTTTGTATAATCATCTGTAAGTAAGTGTTGTTTCCATATTTCCAAAGAACTATGCATTAAAGTACCTAAAAATTGTTCTATCGTGAGCATATCACCACCAACTTCTGCTGACATTTGTATAGTGTTTAATCCTAATTGAATATCCATGTCTTATTGTTTTTTTTATTATTTATGCGAGAAATAAATAATAAAAAGATTTATCTTATGCCTAGAGTAATTAAAAAGAAATACACTTTCAAGTTAGAATTTGATTCTGAAAATACAATATCTGCATCTGGTAATTATAGAATTTTTACAGTTGAAGATACAATGCTTAATGTAATGAACATATCTAAAATTGTAGATGTTGTTAAAGTATCAGAAGATATAGAAGATAAGTCTTTTTTGGATAATTTAAAGAAATATGTTAGATATTCTAAAGATGGTAATATATGGTCTATGTGGTATGATTTTACCAATATAGATTTTGAAGACCCAGCAAATATTATTTCTACATTAGAGTTTGACCCAGACGATGAGTTTTATATTTCTTTCAAATACGAATATAACAACAACGAAGACTTTGACGAAATAGATACAATCACTATTGAATCTATCGAAACACAACTTACATTACGTGAGGTAAAGATTCCACTTGCTCTTAATGCAAAAGTAAATGCTTCTTGTTCTCCAGAATCATGTCCAGAGGCTTTATTCGATAGAAACTCAAAACTTGATTTGTATGACATTGGTAATTTAGGAGATGTATACCTTTCTATGTCATATTCAACACAATTATTGGCAGGACTTCCAGTATTGTATTTTCAAACAGCACCAGAAGAAAGTGGTACTGATTATGTGTTTAGGGAATATACTCTATACAATGTAATACAAAGAAAGTGTGTTAAAGGCGTTGTGAATGGAAATAAATTTCCTGACGCTTCGTTTATTTATAACAGTACAGATATGAATTATCAAGGACCATTTGAAATTCATTTTGATAGAAAATATTTTGAAGCAATGTTTGGTTCTGGAAAAGAACCACGTAAAAAAGATTTCCTTTATCTACCAATAATGAACCGTATGTACGAAGTTCAAGACGTTGAAATGGTTCGTGGTCTTATGATGATGCCTGTCTATTGGAAACTATCTCTTATTAAATTTCAACCAAATATTAATTATCTGCAATCACAAGAAGAAGCAGAATTTCTTGATAATATGATTCTTGACAGCGAAGAACAATTTGGTAAAGAAGCGAAAGAACAGATTGCAGACGCTACAATGTCAGAACAATTCTCTACTGCTTCAAAGAAAAAAGATGAGGTAAGAACTTATCTTGATAGGGCTGTTGTTGTCGGAGAAGAAGAAGTAAATTATAATTATACAAGAATGATTTACTACTACTATAATATGAAAGCAACTGGTTATGAAAACGAAAATTGTGTTATCTATGACCAACCAACAGAAATATCTGTAAACAATGACGCAACTTTCTCTTTCGATTTTAAGATACAAGATGTGTCTGATAAAAATATTATAATGCTATCTTCAACAAAACATGATTCTATGTTTGAAATAGGATTAAATATAGGAAAATATATTAATAACAAATATCAAAAATCATATTTATATATTAAAATAAATGGTTTGGTACAAAAGGTTGTTCTCGATAATATTCTACAAAAAGACACTTGGTATGGCGTTATTATTGGTGTATCGCCAACATACAAACAACTTGAAATGTATGTTTATTCTTTAGTTAAAGATGAGTTTGATGGTAATGTAACTGGATTCAAAAGAGAAAATTCTTTATTGCTTCCAATCCCATCAGAAGAAATTTCTATAAACGAAACAGAAGATACTTTCTGCTTAAAAGCAGGAGATTATTTCATATCAAATGTGAGAATATTTAATAGAAATATGCCAATAGAAAAGCATGAATTCATTCTTTCACAATTATTCATAAAAGACGAATCCATGCTTAATGTTATTGATAATTGCAGACCACAATTGGGTATGCCTTATCTTATGAAGAAATACTAATCTATTTCTTATTGAATTTCGACATAAAGGAGAATACAAGATTTGTTTTGCTTGTTTTCTTTGCTTTAGAAATTTCTCCTGTTTCTTCGTCGATATAACCAGTTTTCTTCATACAGTCTTCGACAACCTTTCGGTTATTAGCAATCACATCTTCTTGCTGTTTTAATTGATTCCAACGAGGGCAAGATGTGTAATCGTACTTAATACCAGTTTCTTGAACCTTGATATTGACATTACGATAAATGAAGTTTGTTCCATAATTCATTGATTCGTTTACGGACTGGTCCACCAACTTATCTATTGCAGCGTTAATAACCTCTGAAAGAACTTTAAGTTCGTAACGCAAATCCAATGCCGTTCTTTCACCTTTTTCAACACATGCAACAATATCATTTGCTTGTGCTTCAATTTCTTCTTTTGAGACTGTGTTATCAGTCAAGCACTTCTCGATTAATTTTAATTCTATAGCCATCTGTTATCTTTTTAAATAATTTCACATCAAAATTTTCAATAGACGTTTTTATTAAATCATAATAAAAAGCGTCCTTCGTTACAACCATATTCTCTATTGTTTTAAGAGAGTGAATTACTGTTGCGTGATTCTTGTTAAATGACTTACCAATTGCTTTTAGTTGTCGGCAACATACAAATCGCAATATGTAGAAGATAATGCAACGAGCAACAACAACATCTTTTTCTCTCGTTTCAGACATTACAGATTCTTTCGTTACATTCATTTTTTGACAAACAAAATTAGTAACTTCGTCTGTTGAATAATGATACAAACTCCTATCTACATAATAGTCATTTCCTGCAAGTTCACGAATCTGCTTGATGTCATTTTCATCAAGCAGAGTGTAACCTTTTTCTCTATATGCGTGTGCATTTTCTTCTTTGCACAATACAAAATTTTTAACTTTTTCGTCTTTCTTAATCGCTATATACATAATATATAAATTTAAAAATTCAATCTTATTTTTTTGCCCAATCTTCCATGAAATCAACAACGTCCTCTCTTATAAAAAGCATATCTCCGCTTCCGTCTCCCCACCAATCAGAACAATGAGAAAAGAACTCACCTATTATTTTTTTATACATAGAACGGAACATTGCAGATATTTTTCGTCCACTAAAATGTCCTGCGTCTTTTGCCTCATTAGTGCAGTACCCATACATACCACGAGTTTCAATTTTACCATCTATAAGAAATTCTTGATCTCCATCACCCCAAGACCCGAAATTAATCGTATCTTTTAATAATTGTTTTTGCTCATCCGTCAATGTGTCTAAAAGTTGAACTAATTTTTCCATAACCTTTAATTTTTAAATGTTTAACTGTGCAAATATAAACATTTATTTTAACATATGCAAATTTTTTAAGAAAAATTTTACTTTACTTGTTCAATTTTTTTGAAAATAATACTTCTGACACCAAATCCTTCTGCCAAACACATCTGCGATAAATGGTAGAAAGCAACACATTTTGCGGCAGCCAAACCTCTTGCAAGAAAAATAACATTAGCATCTTCAAGTTTAATAATCTGTCCCTCTTCGCCATATATAAATATGTCATAATAAGCAATAAACTTGAAATACTTTGACGGGTCCACGTATTCTCCCTTTTCAACTAAATCTGCTCTATCGTGGATAATATCTTCTTCTTTTTTTGAAAATTCAACTTCGACTTTTTCTGGATTATCAATGAATTTTTGCATTAATTTCTGTTTAATGATTGCCATTACCTCATAATAATCCAATCCTGTACCGGCAATAAGTGCGTTTAATGCCGTGGCAATTGCTTCTATCTTATAGTTTTGTGATCTCTCACAAACATCTAATACCTTGTCTGCTAATTCTTCCCTTGACACTCTGTTGTTCTTATTTTTTGTACGTGATAACTAATTTCTTTGATAAACAAATCAAATAAATCTTTCTTATTCTCTATGTCAATAATTTCTTTTAACTCGGAATCTTCTTCCATATTATTAAGAACATAGTTTCGTGTAAATTCTTCTATCTTATCATCTTCTAATCCGTCTGGCATTTTCTCCAATACAAATGTCGCCATAAAAGATAACGTCTTCGCATTGAGATTAAGTTGTTCTACATCTTCTTTCATTATATTCATTGCAGAAATGAATTTCCACGCAACAATAACTAATCCAATAACAAAGAATATGTTTACAATTGGAATAAATACATTCTTCTGCATATTATCTTCCATTACATCTAATTCTGACGATATGACATCAACAGCCTTTTTCCATTGATTGATTCTTTTCATATCATAACTATCATACTTGTTCATTTCATCTAATAGACTATTGAACTTATTATATATAAGTGTTATCAATATTTTAGATATAACCCAACTAATAATAATGCTCGATAACCAAAATAAAATTAAACCTTTTCCCATATCTTTTTTTTTTACAAATATAATGAATTATCTCATAACTTCCAAATTATAGAACAAATAATTTTTCTATTGGTCTATATGTATTTTTGGTCGACATAGCATTTGTTACCTCTTTTTGCCATATGCACTTAAAATCGTCTGGCATTGAATATTCACTCACAAATAGTCTACATCTATCTTTTATTGAATGACACCAATTATAAAATCTATCGTAATCAAAGTTTGTAGAATTGCCATATTGTTTTGTGTTGCGATATGGGATGTCGCAATAAACAACTGCACCGTCTGGAAATTTTACCTTTTCATAATCAGATGAACAGAAAGTTATTCTTTTTGTACTCAACATATCTACTTGACCAAGTGTATTTCTTATTTGTTCTCCAATATAATCTCTACCATTTACATTGTGACCACTATATCCACCATCATAGAACCTACCATTATAACTTCCCATAAAACCTACCCAACCAATAAGACCATCACTATACAGATATTGTTCATAATTTTTACCACTACGTGCACAATTATAAGCGTTACGAACTTCTGAATAAAATTCTCTTGTGATTTCTTGTGGATATTGTTCACCAGCGAGTATTCCCTCCCACATTGCAATAAGATATTTATTTAAATCGTTTGCAATAATATCTTTTGTGTTTGCCACTTGTGTGACAGATAAAGAGCCACAAAACATATCAACAAAAACATCTGTTTCTTTTACGTCCATTACTGCAAGAATATCTTTTGCTATCTTGCGTTTATTACCCATATACTTCATATTTCTAAAATTTTATCTCTGATAATTCAGTTTTCTTTTTATCAAGTCTCTGCTTAACGTAATCGTCATATTTTATAAACCACTCGTTTATCATTTTCTTTACATCATCAAGTGAACTAACAACATGGAACGTCGTCAAGCCTTCATAAATTCTATTCATATCCAAAGTGATGCATGATGTGTTTAACGTATTCTTATCAATGTTAAAACTGATAAAATCATCTTTTTTCTTCTTTGTGATTATAAAAGACTTATCAAAGTAAATTTCAGCATTACCTCGGATTTGAGATAAATAACTATATATATCATACTCATCATCATCATCATCATTGATATTAATGCTGTATTTTCTAGGCTTGCCAATATCAAATAATGTAATGTCGTTTTCTATTCCACAGTTATGTTGTTGAATCAATAAATATGCTCCGTCGTCAATTGATTTCTGTACGGGTTCAAATGCACGCATTACAACATCTTTTTTAAGTTTAATTAATTCAGAAGAAGCAGTTTGCGTTTTTTTTTGAAATTCCTCAACCTCTTTTATTTTTTGCTCTATAATATTTTCCATAATTTTTATCGTTTAAATTTAACAATGCAAATATAAATATATTTTTTAACAAATGCAAATATTTACAATATAATTTTTTCTGTTGTTATTTCATAATTTTGTTTCTTGTATATTTCTTCTCGTGAATCATATTGTTTTTGCGTATGCTTATATGCATTATCAACAAAATCAATAATGGTTACTGCCTTTTTATTTTTAAAATTTCTTAAACCTCTACCAATAGATTGACCAATAAGAATAGGCGACTTGTACGATTCTGCAAAAACAATATAGTGAACATTCTTTAAGTCAATACCAGTTGAGAAAGTACCAAAAGAAGCAACAAGATTCATATCACTTTTTTCTATTTCTTTTATATATAAACTTCTTTCAAGATTATTTGTACCACCAAAGATATATTTTGTTGGTTTATATTCATTCATTTTTTCTGCAAGTCTTTTACCAAACTCACCTTTGACATCGTTAAACAATACCAACACGTTCTTCTTTAGTGAACTCACATATTTAACTATTGCATCTGTACGTTGTTCGTCAGAAGTTATCATATCTCTTTCTAACTTATACAATGCTTTAAAATACTCCAACTCTTCTTGAGAACCTTTACTTGGTCTATTATTATAAAATTCCAAGTATTCATTAAATTCTCCACTATTGATTCTTTTAGCATAATCAATTACTACCTTACGTATCTTTACCGTTGGTGCAAAACCATCTTCTATTAAATTTTTAGGATTATAGATAAAAGTAATTGGTCCAAGCATTGATAAATTTTCATAATAATCTGCATAGCCAGTACCAACCATTATCGTTCCAGACAATCCAAAACGATAACTTAATGGCATAGATAAACGAATAGCACGTTTTATCGAGTCTGTTTTTGCAGTATGTGCTTCATCTACATTTATTACTCTTATACGTTTAAATATATCATTTTGAAGCGTATTAAGACTTTGAAATGTTGAAATAATCACTTCTGATTCATTAAAAGTTTTTTCGTCATATTTATAGTCTCCTCCAATACCCATAACTTTTAATGGATATTTTTCATTATAATAATCAACAGTAAACTTTTCAATTGTTTGTCCAACCAAATCTTTACGTGGAACAATCATTAAAAATTTCTTCTCTACAGAAATATTACCCATTTTCTTTAAGTATTGAGCAACAGAATATGATATAAGTGTTTTTCCTGCTGCTGTTGATACTTGTTGTGCAGAATATCTATATTTAAGTATCTTAAAAATTGATTCATACTGATACCAACGAATTTTTATCTCTGGTTCTACGCCAATAAAAAGATTATCAACAAAAGCAGATATATCTTCCAATGTAATAGCATTGTTAATAAAATGTTCCATACCTTTGATTTCCAACTCGAATCCTCTATCAGTACAATATTTTTCTAATTCTCCCCACAATCCTATAGGTAAACAATTTCTCACAAAAAAACTTGTACACCCATCGGAATATCCATTACGTACAGCAGGCTCCATATATGCATTCTTTCTTTTCTTCCTAAAAAATGTCTGCATATTATAATATTCAATTTCAGATGGGGCAAATAAACACTCTATAAAGTGTAAATTATTCTGTATTTGAAAAACAAATTTATTAAACATAATATCTAAATATTACCCAAAGATATTTTTTCTCTTGTTAAAGATTTTATATCTTCTAATTTAACTTTATATACAAAGGTAACATTACTATACCCAGGAGATGGTCGTTCAAATTTTAGATATGGTACATTATCTTTATCACAAAACCCATAACAAAATTTTGCATTCTCCATTGTAAACAATAAAATATGTTTACCCTCTTTCATTTCGATAGTAAAATACTCGCCCTCTCTCGGACATATCCATCTAAACTCTTGTAACGTCATATCTATTAACAGTCTAATTGTTTTTGTACCTCTACACGATTCTTCATATTGTAAATAATACCGTCTAATGTTTTACGGCTTTCATCAAGAAAATTAATATGATTGTTAAACAAATCCAAAAACAACTTTGTTTGTGCAACATTAGTGTTTCCGTCAATCAATATCATTTTCTCTTGCGAAGACTTAAAATTAAAATTAGAAGAAGCCTCATTAACAATACCACTCAATACCGAAGATTTATATATTTCCAATGAATTTTGAAATACTATCATCCTATTCATATATTTGTGAATAGAAGATATGATTTGTTGTCTCTTTGAATGAAAAAACAACTCACAATTAATATATTCCTTTATGTCTGCCATACGGTGAATATATTCTTCTATCTCTTTCGTTATCTTTGCTTCTTCATCTTCAAACTTCTTGTGAAACTCTTCAAAGTTCAAACTCGTTACATTAATTACTTGTGCCATATTACCCAATATTATTATTTTTACATATAATCAAACAAAGTTCATCATTATCTTTTATATCTTTGAAACGCAAAGATAAATCATTTTTTATAATATCCAAATTTTCAGTACTTATTTTTGAATGAGAATCCAAATCTTTATACATCACTTTATCTGTATCTATTATCTTAAATAATCCCAACGGAACTATTTCTATTTTGTCTTTTTCTTCACAATCTGGACAATAATTCTCATAATGTAAATGAATATAATCACCAGTCTTGTAATTGTCTTTCTTATCAACAAAAACAATAAATTCTTGTCCTAAAAAGACATAACAGAAATTTCTTACATTTAATTTAGTACACCCTCGCATGAATCTCTTTCATTAAATTATTTCTAAAACGCATACATTGAACTTTAATGGTATCAACTTTTTTATCCGTCTCCAATGATATATCTTTTAATGATTTACCGTTAATGTAATACTCAATAAAAGAATTCTTGTTTATATTATCATTTAGGTTATAAATTATATCCTCAACACGAATATGTATATCATTTGCAGACGGCTCTCTATATATCTTATCTTCTACATCTATACTATATGTCTTAATACTTTTCTTTTGCTTTTGCAATTTAGTACAGCATACAGAATTGATTATAGTATTCAACCACGTTCTAAATACCTTCTCTTCTTTTCCTACACCCTTGAAATTCTTTACACTATACAACAACTTAATAAATACCTCTTGTGCCATATCTTCCGAATCTTCGACATTCTTTGTATAGGAATAACATTTCCATTTAATGTATTCATTATACAATCGAAAATATTTATTAACAGTTTTATTATCTTGTTCTACCAAACCCTTATACTCTTCCTGCGTCATCTTTAATGTATTTAATCCCATTTACCCAACCATACTCAAGTGCATCTTGCACAACCTTACGGAAGTCATTATCCATTTTCAAAATAATATCAGCATTGGTTGTTGTAAACTCTTTTTTCATATTATTAAGAGCGTCCATTTCTCCTAAAAGATTGTCTGCATTGTCTATTATGTTTGCAATGTGTTGTGTTTTATCACTAAATTTTAACGATCCATTCTTACACAACTCAATTGCTTTCTCTATCATTGCAGTTTGTGTTTTCAATACGGTATCATATTGATTTTCTTTGTCAAAAAAGATTACATTAAAAAATTTATCATACACAACAAAACCATAATTAACCCTATTCTTTATGTCTCTTTTTTCAGTTAATTTCATATATATACCCAATCGCTTTCTTAAAAAAGCAAGAATAGACGATACATTATTGTCTTTCTCATTGAAATCTGGAAATAATTCTTTTATTTCCTTAATCAAATCTTCACTTATAACCATATCTTTATTTTTTTGCAAATATAAAATAAAAATATGAGAAAAACAAAAAAAAGGAGAAACTTTTTAAACAATTCCTCCTCTATCTCTTCTTGACTTATCGTCAAGTAACGCTAAACATAACGCTATCGCATCTGATTGTGATAATTTCTTATTACCAACCTGACAACGTACATTAACAACAATATTTTCCAAATGTTCTTTTGGCACGGGAAAAAGATTATTTTATGCTTTTTGTGTGTTAGGTTGGATTCGAACCAACGACCTTCTGCTCCACAAACAGACGTTCTAAACCAACTGAACTACTAACACCATGTGTTGTTGCGAAGGGACTCGAACCCCTAACGTCCAGAATCAAAATCTGGCATTCTAACCAGTTGAATTACGCAACAATAAAAACGGCTTCACGTACCGTTTTGTGGGCTTCAATTAGAATACCACGGAAGTTCATGGTGTGTGTGCACCTAACTTCTCTCACCATAAATCCACACAATTAGTGAGACCTAAATCATATAATGCTCCAAATAAGGAGACTTCTTTGTGGGAACGGAGAGATTCGAACTCTCACTACATAGATTCTAAGTCTATTGCCTCTACCAATTGGGCTACGTTCCCATGTGCCCCATACGGAATCCTCACGCTGGGGCTATGATGACAAGCGTTTTTTATTTAGGTGCTTTGAGACAAGTTGGGACTCGAACCCAAATCCGAGGTTTTATTTTAGACCCCGTGTCTTAACCATTAGACGACAAGCATGAAACACATAAATTGTGTTCCGAAAAGGAATCGAACCTTTATTGTCTGCTTAGAAGGAAGATGTTCTATCCATTGAACTATCGGAACTTTTGCACACCTAACAGCACTCCTATGGAATTACCCAATGGTCTGTTGCCTTTACTGGCTCAGGGACTCTGGTTTGTGTGCTCTACTATAGTCCCTTTTTCGTTAAAATTTGGACGCCTGAAGATGCTTCCCTGCGTGGATACTCACGTCCTCGTTCTTACTTCGCTACTCACGCTTTTAGTCGACATATTAAACGCTTTTGCTTTTCTGACTCAGTTCATTGCTAGTGTCGTGCATAGGGGATTTGAACCCACTAATTTCTTCCTTGAAGGGGAAGCGACTTAACCAATTCGTCTAATGCACGTTTTTTTAATTTATTATAAATCATTCCTTTACCAGCACAACTTCGTGAACAATAAAATGTTCCAGTTCTAAATTTACCATGTCTATAAAATAATTTACCACAAAAAGCACATTCATAATTATTATCATAACTATTATCATATAGTTCTTCTAAATGTTTTACATTATATTTGTCTTTGCAATAATTTATATAAAATAACATATCATCATAATATAAAACTTTAGAATTTTCTGGTAAATGTTTTAATTTTTCTTCTGTTATATTTGTTTTAAAACCTTTTATTTCATATATTATACCATCTATTTCAAAATCTGGATTATAAAAATGTTTTTCTCCATCAAATTCATATTCTAATTTTTTATCACATCTTTTTATGTTTGAATTGTTATCAAGATGATAAATAAGAAATGCAAGTTCCCAAGTAGAATCTAAAAAGAAACCTTTATAAAAACCTTTATGTCCTCTACCACTACCTTTTCTATATCCTCCATACTTAACATTTTCTTTCAACCATTTTTCTTTACATTCTTCTGAACAATATTTAGAATTTCTCTTTCTTAAATCAAATTCAGTACTGCAATATTTACATTTTTTAATTTTTGGTATTTTGGCTTTTTCTCTTCTAATTTCGTTATTAAAAGGGACCCATTTACCACCATGCATTAAAGTGTAACCAATTTTCTTTTTTGTTTCTTCTGAATGGTGTCGTGTATTTGCACAACTTTTAGAACAAAATCTTCCAGAACCATAATTCCCATTATGTTCTTTTCCACAATTTTCACAAATAAAAATTTGATTTTCCATAATTATTTTTATCTTTTTTTATAGGTTATTGGTAGTAACCTTTATTTTATTTAGTTTTAAAAAATAGTAGTTAGATAAAACTATGGATAATTTTATCAATTGGCTACCAACCAGATGTCCTACTATTTTTATAGTTTATGCTTGTGTATGATAGGCTTCGAACCATATGCCTCTCTATCTCTATAGATTGTTCTGCCATATTAAACTACAACACAAGCATTTCGTTTTACTAAAAACTCTACGACTTTGCAAAACTACTCCGTGGAAAACGATACACGTTTCATTTACTTAAACCATCCATTGAGACCGGATGCAGTCTCATTTAAGCGTGTGAATTTTGCGGTGACAGTAGGATTCGAACCTACGACCCAGGGATTAACAGTCCCTTGCTCTAAAAACCAACTGAGCTATGTCACCATAATATTTAAGTTTGGAATCGAACCAAAGCCTTTCTCAATACATGGAGAAGATGCAGACCACTACACTACTTAAACGTGGACCAGACTGGGCTTGAACCAGTGACCTCCTGATTATGAGTCAGTTGCTCTGACCAACTGAGCTACAGGTCCAAAAAAAGTGGTAGAAGGAATAGTTTCAAATCCATAGAAAAACATGGAAATTGTTTATAATTTAATAATTACTGGGTGAACTACTACACCCTCTATCCCATTGTTGAAAACTTTTGAGAATACTTTTCTAATTAATAACTACCACTTAAATCTTCGCCGTGCTGACCTTACACCTATGATTGCTACTCTTACACATATTAGTTGTACACCTAAATATGTGATATGGTGCACCGTTTCACAACCACGCAGACTCGAACTGCACCTGCGACATGCTTTTTTGCTCGGTCGAAGGGACTCGAACCCTCATACGCCCCCGTCAATGGGGCTGTTCTACCGTTAAACTACAACCAAGAAACACATTCTAACGCTGCAACATTATTATGTGCCAATGGACATAAATGCTTTAATCGTTTGCAGACAATCTTTGCATTCGCCAATCCATTTAGAACAAGAAATGAGAATCGAACTCACATATCCAGTTTTGAAGACTGGAGCACTAACCGTTGTGCTATTCTTGCATTTTTATGTGGCTCAAATCGGACTCGAACCGATACGAGCATTTCTGCCCCTGGGATTTTAAGTCCCATGCGTACTACCAATTTCGCCACTGAGCCAAAATTTGAGTCGCCAACTGGATTCGAACCAGTATCTCCAATGTGATTTAGGAAAATCTTACGTATTGTACAGAATGAGGCTGTACCGACCTCAAATACGTTGGCACCTATTAGACGATGGCGACAAAAAGTTGTGTTAGATGGATTCGAACCAACAATGTATGCTATTCTACATGCTTATTTACATACTCCTACCACAAATGTAGGTGGGTTTACCATTTCCCCTATAACACGAATTTTGTTGCGAGAGAGGGATTCGAACCCACGACCTACAGCTTATGAGGCTGCCGAGCTACCTCTGCTCTATCTCGCAATATATTTTATTGTGGTCGTTCTACGACTCGAACGTAGGACTTCTTCGGTATCAGCGAAGTACTCTAACCAACTGAGTTAAACGACCAAGAATAATCAAAACTAAAAAGTGTGTTTAATCATTAAGTAACATTATAGTAAACACAGATTATTGTCTACATCCGTAACACGGCTTTCGTTACTAATCACTTTGCAAGCAAAGGCAACAATAATCTTTTACTTTTTTACAAACTCTTTTTCTGTTCGATGGCGAGTTTATTTATGGTCCATTTCCGTTGCCAAGTAACATAATTCATAGCAAACAATCACGGAAACCTACGATGAGTTGTTGAGTAACAAACAAAAGTTGCTATATCAAGGACGACATATATATAATCGGCTAAATGACCGACTTTCAGAACCTTGTTCTGCTATCCGAGATTATCTTACCTTGATTTAAGATAGATACAAATTCATTGTATCTCTTGGAGAGTTTAGGCAGTAGTTGTCTTTCTACTTGCGGGTAGTACGAGATTCGAACTCGTGAACTCCTCATAGACAGTGAGGAATGATAGACCGCTTCACCAACTACCCAAATTTGAGGTTATTTTTATACGTATGGCTCGTAAACTTATTCTGTCTTTCTTATGCGTTCTGCTGTTACACATTAGTCTAAAGAAGTAACATCTATAAGTATATTTACGATTTCCATTTCACCTCAAGCATCATTTGTTTAAATGCTTACGTTTACATCTTTTTCCTTTTCCCGTATGTCAAAGAACTCGTTTGTTTTATTTAACGATGCAAATATACAACAATGTTTTGAAACAACCAAATAAAACAACAACTTTTTTTTATTTTTTTTTTGCGGAGATTGTAGGACTTGAACCTACACGTCTTACGACTACTGACAGTTTAGCAAACTGCTCCCTTACCAATTAGGGTTAAATCTCCATATTATATGTACTCGTGCAGAGACTCGAACTCCAATCTTCAGATCCGTAGTCTGATATTCTAATCCATTGAACTACACGAGCAGTTGAGCACTCTATTGGAGTCAAACCAATTTATACGGTTTTGCAGACCGCCACCTAAATCGTCCGGTACAGAGTGCAAAAATGTGTTGGAAAATCCTCGTGCAACACCACACGCCAACTCAACGATTTGGCTCCATCTCGTAAGATGCTACTTTAGAAAGTTTTCCCAAAGCATTCACACAATTAGTGTGAGAGACGTTTCGATCCTACTTTTAACATGTATTATATGTAGGCTATAATGAGCAGATAAAGAGAATCGAACTCTCATCTCCAGAGTGGAAGTCTGGAGCACTAACCATTGTGCTATATCTGCATAAATTATCTTAATTCAATTAATTCTTCTTTTTCTATTGCTTTACGAATCCAACGCATCAAAATAATTGCTTTATCATAATGGCACATAAACGTAGCAGTTTCTCCTACATCGTGTGTGTCTGCCAAATTGATTTCCAATTGATATTTTTTACCACTTTCTGACGTTAATTCATAAATTGCAACACCGCCTGCTTTAACGCAAACCATATCTGCATTTCCTTTAATAATATCTTTCAAATCCATAATATATGTATTATTTTTGTCTGGGTAGCAAGACTCGAACTTGCGACCTGATGGTCCCAAACCACCCGTTCTACCAACTGAACTATACCCAGTTTATTTAGTGACTCCGATGAGGTTCGAACTCATGACCCCATCCTTAAAAGGGATGTGCTCTCCCAACTGAGCTACGAAGTCATGTGCTAATATCGTATGTTCTTCGTTTTGTTTGTTCTGGGCGGTTAAAAGAGAACAACAGATTTGGTAGTCTTTTCAATCTTAGCATTTTCTGAAAAGAATCGTTCCGCACCTACGTCTAACTTTTGTACTATTCACCACGAGTTTACGATGACCTTGAGTCTGTTTACGATTACCAGTCGTTCCAGAAGTCCATCTACATAGTTACTTTGGCAAGTTTCGTCTATGCCAGCGTTTGTTTATAACCTCAACGCAATTTGGTATTTTGTGGAAGCGATGGGACTTGAACCCACGACTTTCTGCGTGCAAGGCAGATGTTCTAGCCAAACTGAACTACACCCCCATAAAAGAATCTTGACGTATTTCTTATGAGAATTCCTTCAACGGATTATTTAGTGCCATTAAATAACCATTCCTTTGATTTTGTCTGTTATGCATAAATGAACTTATGCACTCTAACCATATGTCATATACGTTAGAATGTTTTCCCGACAAATCGTGAAGGTTAAGGCTCAAAGTACTAAGTTTACCTTTTCTTCACGACTGCTATGATATAGCGTCAGGCTGCAATTGCGTGGGAGAGGAGGGATTCGAACCCCCTGTGTTTCTATGTGCTGGTTTTACAGACCAGTGCTACTCCACCATCGTAGCCGCTCTCCCAAAATGCGGAGAGGGAGGGATTTGAACCCCCGGTGCTTTTTAGGGCACGACGGTTTTCAAGACCGTTGCAATAAGCCTCTCTGCCACCTCTCCGAGTAAAATTTTGTTGGCTTAGTGAGACTCGAACTCACACTTTATAGGTTTTGAATCTATTTCCTCTACCGATTGGGATACAAGCCAATGTTGTCTATCTAGTGTGATTCGAACACACGTGCTCATGTTTCTAATGCAGGCCTAGATAATGATAAAATTAAGAGCTCCCACACGGATTTGAACCGCAGTCCCCTGATTACAAGTCAGGTATAATAACCAACTATACGATAGGAGCGTAAGAAGGTTTTTGTTGTTACACAGGTGGATAAACCACTTCACCTTTAGCATCATTTAATAAATGCTTCTGCGTTTGTTTGAATTTTGCTCTATAATCTTTTTCCCGTATGTCAAAGAACTTTTGGATTATTTGTTGTCGGTTTATCCATTCCGATTTTTTTTGCAAATATACACAATATTTTTAAATTAAAAAAGGCTTTTGAATTTTTTTTATGTTCAAAAGCCTTTTCGATATATATATTGTGTATTGATTTCTACCTAAAAGACTTTTGAACATAAACGAGGGGCACTTTCGCAATTTTTATGTTGCGAATACAATGTTGTTCCTGCTATGTTAAAAATCTTTTTCATTTTTTTTATTTATTATTAAATTTTTATTTCTTTTTAAATTTTAAATTTTGGTAAACATTCATCATTTTCTTTTTTTAATTTTTCTAAATCACTCTTATATGGTTTTCTACCATTTTTTTGATTTTTCTTTAATCTTCCACCACCAATAAGAGGGATTCTTTTTCCAACATAAAATCCCATAATTTTTAAATTTTAATCAAACCAATAAATTATTCTAATATTTTCTGTTTCTAAATGAAATCCTTCTTCATTACATGATAGGTCAGATTGATATACTTGACCTAAAATTTCGTGAAAGAAAGAATGTAAATTCACATAATCGTTAAATGCAGAAAACTCATCTTCCAATATTGCATTTACATCTTTTCTTTCGAGGTCATCAAAAGATTTATCTTTTAGTAAACCTCTACATATTTCGTATTCATTATAATGACAGAAAGCATTTAGTTCATTATGCAATCTTCCATAGTGGAAATCACCCAATTGTGATATTTCTGCTAAAGTTGCCCAAGATTGTCCATAACTATTTTTTGATTGTGCAAAACTATTTACTTTTGCAGTACAATCTTTTGGCAAACCTCTTTTTTCAAATGGTCTTTCCTCGAAACTATTAGCAGAAAACATATCACGTATTCTACCTTGTTTCCATTGTGGACGTTTAGAAATTAATTTCCAAGTACCATCTGAATATTTTGCTTCTACTATGTAATTAAAATATGAACTCATTTTCTATTTCATTTACGGTGCAAATATACAAATAATTTTTTAATTTGCAAAATATTTTTTAATTTTTTTTTGAAATTATTTTCCAGTTGAACCGAAACCACCATCTCCACGTTCTGTTTCAGACAATTCTTCTGCAACGACAAATTGAATTTCTGGGATTGGAACAATCATCAACTGACCAACTCTATCACCAACAGAATATTCAGTACAGATTTTTTTAACGCTACTTGATGTATTGATTTGTTTTACGTGTCTATTATATTTGAAAATAATTTCACCTCTATAACCAGAATCAATAACGCCAACGGAATTACATAGAGATAAGTCTGTTTTTGATACAGAACTTCTTGGGAACAATAATGCAACGTGTCCTTTAGGTACTTCAATAGCAAGACCAGTTCCATAGGCAACAACTTCACCGTTCTTTTCTTCTGTTCTACTTGTTGCTACCAAATCAACACAAGCATCACCATCTTTTGCATATGCAGGAATAACTGCATCTTCGTTTAACTTTTTAATTTTTACTTCCATATTTTAAATATTATTTTTTTTCTCTAAATAATCATTAGCTACGAATTTCAAACTATATAGCACATCCGTTTTTCTATAATAGATATTCACGGGGTCTTGCACTTGCTCGCACGACCAACCTATTCCTGCCTCAAAAGCACCTATAAAAACATCAATCGCATTTTTTACAAAAGCATCTCTTTCTTCTTTTTGAGATTCATTAGGATAATATTCTAACGCCTTATCTTTTAAAACATCAATAAATGTTTTATTTTTTTGTTCGTTTAACTTTTTAATTTTTACTTCCATATTTTTTATAAATTATTTTCTAATTTTTCAAGTTCTTCTACCAATTTGATTTGCGAAAAGAAACATTTCTTTTTTGCTTCTTCCAAAGTAAAAAATGTTGGATTGCAAACCTCTGGAATTTCAACATCTTTATCATTTACTTTTATGATGCACGTATTTGATTTGAAATTATCAAAATCAAACTCACCATGTGCTAAAAATATTTTAAGATATTTTTTATTAACGGTTGTAATATGTTCGTTATTCTGGTCCTCATCATAAACAAGATAAATATCTCCGTTTATTTTATTATTTGTTTCTTCAAAGAACTCTCTTCTTGCACACTCTTCAAAATCTTCTCCCTCATTAACAACACCTTTAGGAACACCAAAACATCTTTCACGATTATTCCCTGTTGCTTGAACAAAAAGATATTTTCCGTCTTTATTTCTTAATGCAATTCCACAACTTACCATAATATTAATCTCCTATAGAACAAATTTCATCAAGAACGAACATATATGAATCCTCGACAGAATCTAATGCATCTAACCAGAAATCTTCAAAATCGCCTTTGATTACATATCTAACAACTGATACTAAAGTTGCACCAGTTAAAAAAAACAGAATAGTTGTTATCATAAAACAAAAAAATAAGATAACCAACAAAATAACTAAAAGTCTTTTAAGATATTTCATAAATTAATAAAATTTTTTATCGTCAACAAATATTTTACCACAATGCTTACAAGCGTATACACGATGAAGTTCTTTTAGGTATTCTTTTCTGTCTGTATACTCAAAATAGTAAGACTTATCTTCATTTAGAAGCTCCCACTCATGTTTGCAAAATAATTTTTCAAATATTTTTTTCATAGTTAGTATATTTTTCTTGTGAACACGAACAACTGTCTATATTTTGCTTTTCTAATATTTCAACCTTAATTAATTCTAAAGCATCACATTGATGCTCAAACATCAAGACATCTTCTCTTGTCAATAGACTAATTAAGCCTCCAGTAATTAATCCACCAATAACTACACCGAATAAAAAACATTCTAACTGTTTCATAACCTTTACTTTTTATAATTTAACTCTGCAAATATACAAAATAAAAATCAATTAACCAAATTATTTTCATATTTTTGTTTATCGACATTATAAGACACCCAAGTAGTATAATCGCATTTAGGACAGTCATATCCTCTACCACCTTGGCTATCTGTATCAAATAATTTCAATTTATTTCCACAACAAGGGCATATTCCATTGTTGTAGGATTTCTTTTCTCTATTATAAGCAATCAAAAAAATTGCTATCCAAATGAGGATAACAATTGCCATTAAAATATAAAATAATATACAACACATAATTTATTTTTTTTTAGTTTTTTTTAAAAAAAAGGGTTTGTGAAACCCTACCACACTATGTTACCATAGATAAACAACGCCTTTCACTAGTATACTTGGCATCAATCGTAATATGAGTTTATATCTCATGTTCTCTAACTAGTATAACGAGGGTTTCCCTTAGCCGCAGCACCCACGATGATATAGTTGTTTGTTGTGGTCTTGACTGCTTTACCATATTGAAATTCTTGCAAGTAAGTTTGTTTTGAATATATGTAGGATTTCATACCTACAACTTCCTACAGCCTAGTAGTCCTCTGATTCTTGACGGTAATATATTCTCAAACCAATTTCAACTTAGGTATCTCCTTTTCAGTCTACACGATTATAAGAATCTTTTATCCAGTGCAATGGGCTGTCTTCTTCCATTTTATTGACAGCATCTTCTCATTTTCGCTCGGAATAATCCTTACACATTATTAGTTAGTGTTACAAATGTAATAGATTCACCATACAATGCCTACGGCTTACTCTTATGCCTTTACCAAGGCAGCTATTACATTAAGGATTTCCCGAATTTAGGAGATTCTACATAGGGATTTCTCGCCTATGCACACAAAATTATTTCAAAGAACTCTTTAATAAATTTTGGAGGTTATTTATCCTTCAAATTCCTCTTTCATTTTGTGAATATTGTATTCTTCATCATCCTCCATAAATTTTTTAATATTATCAAATTTTACTTTCAATCCATCTTCACCTAACATATCTCTAAATGATAGCAAATCTCTTTTTGCACGGTCTCTTTCTTCTGGATAATCACGGTCATCTGCCATATAGGAACAGAATACTTTCATGTTGTAACTATGAATTTCTTTGTAAATAAGTTCTGTTACTTCGAGATTTAATTCAAATTTCTTTGAAAGTTTTTCAATGTATGCTTCATATCTTTTCATAACATTACATTTTTTAATTTAACTCTGCAAATATACAAAATAAAAATCAATTAACCAAATTATTTTCATATTTTTGTTTAAGTCTTAAATATTCTTGATATTCTTTTTCTCTTACTTTCTCAACGGATTTCTTTAATGCTTCCTTGTAATCGGAAATACGTTTTTTTACCTCTCTTGTGAAAACATCATCATCTAAAAGCCCTTCAAATGAAAAATTACAACTACTATTTAAATATTCATCTTCAAAACAAAAACCTTTCAAAGGTAATTTAATTATCGAATCTTGAATATGACATCCAAATACTTGGTTATCAGAGACTTCTTCAAATTCACATAGGTAGAGTGCTATCTTTTTCAATTCTAAAGCTCTTCTATTTATTTTTTCTTGAATCTTCGCACATTGTGTTAGTTCTTCTTTTGTTATCAATTTGTCGCTCATATCTTACTTTGTTTTAATCACCACACTTTCAAAAATTTCGTAGTACGTCTCCTCGGTTCAGCAACATAGTCATAATAAGGAGTCCAGTCACTCCAGTACCCAGCCATCAGCCTTTTGTTGTGTGGTCCGTGGATTCGTTCGTCTACAACTGTATATACATTGTCTTTCAATGTGACACGTATCGTCTTTTGCCCAAATAGAAACTCATGATTCCCGTTTGACATCAAGAATCTTTTGATGTATGGAAATAAATCGTAGAAGTTCTTCCACACTTTCTTGCTTCTCTTCAATGACGGAACTCTTACTGTTATGCCGATGGTGTCATTCCACTTGTGTCCTTGATTGACATAGCGTTTGTTGTCCCTATGGACAATTCTTGGCATTTTATGATATTCTATTCCTCTCATAAATAATCTTTTTCCTTTAAAGCTTCGAATAATTCACTTTCAATTCTTGCTATCTTATCAAATCTTTCCTCCTTGGCTTTCATTCTGTCTTTTTCTTCTAAGATAGCTTCATACGCAATACGGCTTAATCTTAAATATAGTTCATCTTTATCTTCAACGGAATCATATTCATAGACAAAATAGTTTTCTTCATAACTGCACCATAGTTCTTCAAGCGTGCCTTTGCCATATTTCGCTTCAAGCGATTTTAAGTAATTGCAGACATCCTCAATGGATTTTCCAAACAGCATGTCACGAGAAATCTCGATTCGTTTCCTTACACTTTTGATATTGTAATCGTCATCGGATAACGTTCTGTCTATTACAGAAGCGACAGTATCCCTTGTAATGCCTAAACACTCATAAGTTTCAAACATATCATCGATAAGATCTTTTCTAATCAAATTCTCCATGATTCTACTTAATATTTGTAATTGTATCGTTTGTTATAATCACATTACCACACTTTCAGATATTTTGTCGTTCTAATTCTGTAGTCTGGTCCATGTAACTTAAACCATCCGCCATGTATTCTTTCTTCTCTTACTGTGTATATGTTGCCATCTAAAGTGACAGTTCCGCAGTATCTGCCGGCATGCTGTTCACCCATTGACATCAGATGCTCTTTAATCCAAGGATATAGTTTGTAGAAGTTCTCCCATGTTTTCTTGTTTCTTTTGAGAGACGGGACTCTTATCTTGTAGCCGCAGCTACTGCTCCAACCTTTCGTTTTTATATTATATGCTCCTTTATTATCTCTGTAGACTGCTTTTGGCATTTTTCTGTAATCTATTTTCATAACTTTACCTTTTTTTAATTTAACTCTGCAAATATAAACAAAATTTTTAATAAATGCAAATATTTTGGCAAAAAAAATGGAGAAGAGTTACTATTTTTCACCTTCTCCGTTGTCGTAGCCCTCTAATATCATTGTAATTAAAAATGCAATATCGGCTACGAGCATAACACTACATAATGCATCCATTTTATAAAAATTATTTTGTAATATATCTTAGTTCACCATTATGAACACGTATATTTGAATTTTTATCTGAATATTGACCTAATATATTTGCTCTTAAAAATTGTTGTCTTTGTTGTTCTGCTTTATAAGATTTAACAATTATATCAGAATAAGAAAAATTACCATCATAATCAACTTGTTTTAATCTAAAATAAGAAAATAAAGAACCACTAATATCAATTATCGGTTCTGCTGTATATGTATAACCAGTTGTCGAAGCAGATGAAATTTGATACGTACATTCGGTAAAATCCGTTCCATTGCTTGAATATTCAACTACAAAAAAATCATTGTTCGTTTCTGATTCAGTCTTCCACTCGAATTTGTTGCCGTTGATTTTGAAATATGTTAGTGAGATTGGGAGAAATATTGCCATATTTTTTTCATTCATACAATCTTCATATGAAGAATATGCTGCTATTGCACTTTTCGCTTTTAAAGCGTTCCCATTGTTTTGATTATTACGTACATCATAATATGGATTTTCTCTTATTACATTATCATTTATGTCAGATTCATCTTCTGGAGTCCATTCGTTATCCCAACCTGTATCACTATTAGTTAAATATAAAAGAATACCTAAGCAAAATCCCATATTATCTGCATTATTCGCAATTAATAATTTTGAATTATTTTCCCACGTATTTGATTCATATAATTCTCTATTTGATTTATTAGGATTATAACACAAATTCATTATTGATTTTTTAGTAACAACATATTTAATATTGTTACTAATACTACCACCAATAGTTAATATGCCACTTGTATTATTTTCCTCATCATCTGACACTACCATTGTTTTTGATGAAATAACTTCATCCGCTATGATATGACCATATATTTTAATATTGTTTATATTACCATCTATTTGTAAAGTATCAACATTAACATAAGAACAAGCATCAAAAACTAAATTTCCAGAATATAAATACCCTTGACCATTATACATTGTTAATTTACTGGATGATATTTCTCCATTCATTTTAAAAGATGGCTCATTTGTACTTAATCTGACTGTATCCGCAGTAATAGAACTTCCACAATTAAGAGTTAAATAACTTTTATTTCCTTGCGACTGACCAGTCATATATAAATTAACCTCATCTCCTTTAATATCACCAGCATTATAAAATAATACATCTCCATGATTAGATACGTATCCATAATTAAACGTGAATTTTGAAACATCTATTTCACCATAATTATATATTAAACCTTTGGATATATTATTCTCTTCTGTAAGAGTCAATTTTGCACCATTTTCAACAATCAATGTTGCCCCATAATCTAAATTCAAAAAGCAATACTCTTCATCCTCTGAAACGATATATGTTTCATTAAAGCCGATATTTAATGTCTCACAATCATATTCTACAGTTATTGCGTGTTCTATATCAGCAATCGTTATTGATAGTTCATTTTCTTCGAGTTCGTATGTCTCAACATCATCAATAACACTTTGTGCATCAACATGCTTTGTTTGGCTACTATTACCATTATCTTTATATATTGGACCAGTTGTTGTTCCAAACACATAAAAATCACTATTACCACTTGTTTTTAATCTAACAACCGCATTAGAATTATACTGATAAGATCCCCACTCTCTTCGTGACCAATAAGACACTAAATTTTTCTCAACAACAATATTAGAGTTATTATCTTGGTTAAATCTAACATACCAATAATTATCGGCAATATCATGTGTAACCAAATTTCCCTTTATATATAAATTTGCATTCTTACCCAAATAAACATCCGAACAATCTCCTATGTCAAAATCTCCATTTATTATTAGTATTGAATTGTCATCTACATATAAATTACCCCAATTTAATAAATTTAAATCACCATCAAGGCGAACATATCCTGATATATGAAGATTTGTACTATATGAAACATTAAACTCATCGAAGTTATTAGAATTATTATCATTTGATATTGTAAATGGAGTATGCCCTGTCCAATTTGATATAGTCTCAAATTCTTTACCAGGATTTGTTCCACCATTTATATAAGCATCATATATAGCCCCCTTCGCCTCAATAATATTGGCAAAAAACAGTATTATAAATAATATAACAATCAACAATATTCCTTTACTTTCTCGTTTCATTTCTCAATTAAATCATTTTATATAGTTTCAAAATCCATAGCAAAATATGGAAATTGTTTATAATTTAACAATTACTGGGTGAACTACAACACCCTCTATCCCATCGTTGAAAACTTTTGGGAATGCTTTTCTCATGATGTTATAGCTTCCGTTTACATCTGCGTTTATCTTGTTCCCATTTTCTGAAATAAACAAGCCACGGCGAACACGCTTGCCTTTATAAACATCATGCTTTTTAATTTCTTCCAAATCAAGGAAACTGCATTTAGATGTGTAGTTTTCCTCGTTTGTAATTACTTTTATCCCCACCTTTTCGCATTTGTATGAAATCATTTCAACAAATCTACTGTGGGGTATTTGTATGAAGTTCTGATTGTTTTTTGAACCGATGTTACAGTCTTTCTTCCATCCGTCGTTCTTTCCAATAACCAGAACAGATATATTCTTGTCTTTTAAATCATTGACTATTCTCTTACTTGCACGATGCAAGTAGTTGTCTACTTTATTATTCCTTTTATTTGTGAGCCTTCTTGTCCTATGCGAATGCTTTTTCTTATTGACTTTTTCTAATTTAGACTTATGTTTCGCAAGTTCCTTATTATAGAACTGGTTCATCGATTTCAAAGGTTTTCCGTTTATTATAACTGGCTGTTCTCCATACGAATATGTTACCGTAGCAAGGTTATTAACGCCTAAATCAATTGAGGCAATTCTTTTATTGAATTTTACTTTTTCTACATCATCTATTGTATAGATTACCTCAATTACATATTGCTCGATTCTTGGAACAATCCTTACACAATTTATTGATTTAAAGTCGTTTATTTTTGTATAAAATTCTATGTTTACTTTTGATAGTTTAATTTTATGGGACTTATCAAATACTTTTTTTGAGATAGTCTGATTGTTGAATACTGTAACATATCTTCCATCTTCTTTGTGTAAGAATTTTGGAAACTTGATGTTTTTATTATCAACATTATTTGAACGAATCATTCCGAAAAACGAGTTGCAAGTCGCATGAACAGCACGAAGTGTCGCCTGAGCAACCTTCTGCGGAAGTCGCTTGAAGCATTCATCGTTCTTCATATATAAATACGAATCATTCAATACATTATATGTTTTGCTTTCTTCATATTCCTTTCGTATCAGATATAATGTCCTGTTATATATGTTTTTTGAAGAAAAACACAGCGAATCACATTCCTTATATAAGGAATGATTTCTATTAATAATATGTCTTTCTACCAATTGCATTTCTGTATAATAATACAGTTTCTTTTTATTATTTATTTGCAAAAATAATTGATTTTTTTTGTCAAATAAATTGTATTGTTTCCATAAATTTTCTATAATGTTATATAAAAATAATACAGACAATAAACTTGCTGGAATATTTTCATAAGTGAAATAACAATTTTTAATATTCATTGCTGTATCTTTATATATCTTAATATTATTTAATTTATTTAAATTTATTTTAAAAACAACATATTGTTTAAGTCCAAGACTATCTGCCAATTCTGATAATTGTTCATCTATTGTACTAAAATCACTTGTTGAATATAAAAAAATCTTTTCTGGATAATATCTATATTCTGCACTTCGGCAACGTAATCCTTTTTTCATAATAAAGTTATAGTTTCTTTTATTTGTTATATGGAAACAAATTCCTTTATTTTCATTAAAGATTATATCCGTTGCATCTGTTGTATAAACTGGTTCTATATATAATGTATCATCATCATTATAAGTAATATAATAATTAAAAAAATCTAATATATTTTTAAAATGTTCATTTAACAGTATTTCTATTTTCCTATCTTTATTTTTACATTTAATTTCAAGGTTTGTTTTATCATCACTTGTTATCTTATTATATTCAACATCATCTGCAACATATTGTTTTAATTTTGCAATAAGAGAGTCTATATTATGAGATTGTAACATTTCACCTATAAAATCATATCTCCAATCTTCATTAAATTTTTCTTCAATCAATGAAAAGTCATTACCGAAGAAATCTTTCAAAAATTTCTTTTTCTCGCAACATTTACAATATTCGTCAAACAGTAATACTTTTTTCATTTCTTTACTTTGTTTAATTTATGATTAAGAGCAAGAAGAGATTTTACAACCTCAATCTTATCATCTCTATCGTCTACACCTTTATCTATAATATTCATCATTTTGAGAATAATTAGAGTTTGAGATGTAAATTCTGGACCGGGAATAGGGTGGGTTTCTTTTTCCCACGTTCTCATTCCGATTTTGATAAACTTCATTATCCGTTTCTCTTCTTCGTATGTAACTTCTTTTAGTTCTTTACGAAGACGGAAATAGATTTTTATCCAAGTCCAAAGATTTATTTTTGTTTTTACCGCCCCATTTGTTTGTATCTTTTTTTATTTATTTATGAGCCGCAAATATACCAAAAAAGTTGTAGATTCATAAAAAAACCTACAACTTCGCACAAAGAAAATATCAACAATTTAACTATTCTATATTAATAGCGAATGCTTTTGTTTCTGGTTCTTTCTTTTCCTTAAATGGAATTGCGACGTAAAGCAAACCATTTTCGTATTTAACTTTGATACCCTCGATATTAAACAAGTCTTTATCAACGTCGATAATAAACTCATTAATGTATCTGATTGTTTTCACCTCGTAATTTCTTATTGGTTCTTGACAATCTTTTTCTGTATTACGAGTAATAACGAGTTGGTTATTCTCATTAAAGTTTACAGATAAGTCTTCTTTTCGAACACCAGGATAGGCAATCTCAAAATGAGAACCCCAATCATCTCTGTATTTGTTTACATTCGTATCAATCATACCAATTTCATTTTTTACTTCAATAGAATCGCTTCCAAGTGCTTCCATCAATTTCTTTTTCATTTCATCTGATACTTTATCAGAAATTATAAGTCTTCCGTACATAGTTTTATATTTTTAATCAATTTTAATACTAAATCCTTTATTTTTCTTTTCTTTAACAAAAGGTACTGTAATTGTCATCATACCGTTTTCAACTTTTACTTTTGTTTTCTCTACATCTGTATTTTTTGTAGGAATATTAAAGAAGAAATCTGATTGTGGGAAAGGAATATTTTCTTTTTCTTTGAATTGAATAGAAAGATAAGAACCTTCCTTAATTTCAACCGAAATATCTTCTTTTGAATATCCTGGTACTGCGACATAGAAAAGAGCACCGTCTTCGTTTACTCTTTTAATGTAGTTTCTACCAGAGAAAGATTCAAACATTTTCGATACAGAATCAGTAAGGTTTGTGTTTTGTGGACAGAAAGAATCGAACATATCGTTCATTGATTTTCTTAAATCCTTTAGAGTTGCTAACATATTATTATTTTCCATAGTTTTTAAATTTTTTAATTTTCTCGCCACTTGTCAATTACCGTGCCACACAATAGTAATATGACAAAATGACAGAAAATTTAAAATTTATCTGTCATTTTTGCAAACACTACGAAATCAATCCGTTACTGTCTTTTGGTAGAAACTCATCTGGAACTTTACCACATTTAGCACAAACAAATGTTTGAATTGGCATAACGGTATCTTTTGTTTCTCCAGTTAATAACTTACTAAAACGGTAGAACATATGTGCCTCAAGAAAAGCAGTACCACCACATTCACAAACCAATTGCTTCCCGTCTGATAATTTCAAATTTCCGTCCATCTTATTCGTATTTTTTTTCTTTATCTTTGTTTATTTCAAGAGTCAAATCCAAAATATTATCTTGAATCACTCTTTGACAAGTTTTTAATTCTTGATACATATTAAGAGCATTCTTTGCTGCAATTGCATAGATTTCTTGGTTTCTCAACATCATTTGCTTCTTTGCTTTCTTAAAGGCAATCTTCTTACCATAGTTTTCGTCATATTGGTCTCCTTGAGATAATACAACCGTCCCAACAAATGTTTCATATCCAAAAACATTTCTTTCGTTTAAATGCTGAATTTTTTTTGTTTTTCGGTTTTTAACAAAAACAGAAAACAATTCTTCACTTGCAGAAGTTGTTGGACTTGATGTTGTAAAACGAGCAGAAATTTTACACGTAATTGCTCTCTTCTTCTCTGTTGTTACAGATTTGAAATACTCGACATCTTTAATTAAGAATCCCCAAATTTTTGGTCTTCTTTGTTTCTTTACTGCTTCCATATTATTCTATTATTTTAAGTTTTCTTTAATATTAAAAATTTCTATAGCCATATCATAAAAACCAGTATCTACAAATTTGGCACACGCAGGTGAAAATATTTCGTTAAAAACACCTATAAAATATTCTTTATCTAAAAATTTATATATTAGTGGTAACGCACAATATATAGATTTATCATTTTGAATACAAATAGAAACATCTTCTACATCTTTAGCAAAACAAATTCCAATTTTTATATTATCTGAAATAACTAAAGTTTGCATTCTTTCAAAAGCAAGATTTTCTTGTAGTACTTTATCAAAACCATCTTTTATAGAACATTCTAATTTTTTAAGAATTTCATCTCTTGAAAAATCAATAAGAATACGTCTTTCGTTTATTGCTTTTAAAGGAGAAGATTCAATTCCATATTTTAAAATATTCTCTTGAAGGGAATATATTTCGCAATAAAAACAGTCGTTTTCTTCATTAAAAGAAAAGTCCATTTTAAATGGGAAAAAAATACGATGCAAAATATCCATTAAGGCTCTTTGTTCTTTTTTATAATAATGAAAAGCTTCATTATCTATAAAAAGTTTAAAATTACATATATCAAAAAAACTTATATATGTACCTTCTTCTGTTCCAAATATATTTATAACAAACGTATTATAATGCCAAAGTCTTTTTAAATTATCATAATCAAAATCTGATAATTTCTTATTAAAAGAATCTTTAATTTTTTGTTCAATGCCAAAATCTTTTGGCTTACCTACTAATTCTGGATATTTACTAAAAATAAATCCAAGTTTTTTTTCTTTTTTTTCCATATTATTCTAATTTTTTAAGTTTTCTTTAACATTTTTAATTACGAGACAAAATTCAAAACCATTATTTTCATCCATAAGGTCGACAAAAGTAGGTGAAAAAATATCCTTAAAAATACCAATAATTTCAACTTCACTAACAAAAGAACACAATGATGATAAATGAACAGTAATAATATCATCGGATGCAAAACAAAATTTAGCAAAATCATGTGAATTTAAACAAAAATCAACATATAATTTTAAATTATCACTTAAAAGAGATTCTTGTATTTTTTTAATTTTATCGGATGCTTCATATTCAAAGAAATTTTTTATCTTTTCTTCTATATTTTCTTTTAATACATAAAAAAAATACTTTTTTACAGTTTTATAAATAAGATTATTATTTCTAATAAAATCTAATCTAAAATTTTTTGTTCTATTTTTTATAATAGAAGCCATTATCTCTTTAATTTCTACCAAAAAACAATTATCCTCTTCTATAAAAATAACATTTACTGGGAAAGGATTAAATACGTTTTGAAATACATGATTTAATTCTTCTATATTATGTTTATAATAGTCAAAAGTTTTATTGTTCATATAAATAAAATTATGTGTATAATAATCAAAACATTCTAAAATTATCCTATTACAATTATAATTTTTATTTTTTATTTTAAAACTCCACTTTTCTGTACCTTTGAACAGGAAATCAATATCATTTTCCGATAAACGACTAAAATAGTTTTCAAAAGTTTCTTTTAACAAGTTTTCTGTTACAAATGCATTACTTTTCCCAAATAATTGTGGGTATTCAGTAAAAACAAAACCCAATTTTTTTTCTTTTTCCATATTATTCTATTTTTTTAAGTTTTCTTTAAATTTTTTATAATCATCTGCAAAAGAATCTTCTATATCTTCATCAAATGATTTTACAGTTGTTTCATATCCGTATTTAGATGCTATTTCGATAAACTTATCTGGTTCTACCTTTGTATGTGCAATAAGTTCATCTGAAACATCTAATAAGAATTTTTTGTTTCCCTCAATCAATTTAACGGTTCTATCATAAAGTTTCTTTAGATAATGTTCGCAAAGGTCGTCTTTTTCTTTCGGACGACTCATATAATAATCATCATCATATACACCAATAAAATCAGACATTGCGTACATTGTTACATAATCGAGAATATCAGCAGTTGCATGTTTCAAATCAGAACTTGCTCCACTTGTTATTTTATCTTCACCAAAAATAAGTTCTTCTGCAACACGTCCTGCCAATGCGATACAAATCTTTTTCTCATATTGTTCTTTTGTACCAAGCAAAGGGTAGACAGTACAGAAACCACCCATATTTGGTTGTGATACAGAAGACACTAACTGACGTGGAGCAACATTAAATAATACTGCTTGTGCTACAGCGTGACCAGATTCGTGAACAGAATGAATTGTCTTCAAATCTTCTGTTTTATCTTTCTTAATAGATTCAAGAGTTCTTGATATACCAAAAGTATATTTTTCTACTTTATCAACCATACCGATAACGGTATGATCTCTATAATCGAGAGTGATTTTTTTACACCCATCGTTATCCTTTATCTTTTGAATCAAAAAATTTGCAATTGGATTTTCAAAGAACAATGCAACCGTACTAAAGATAGGTCGAACTCCTTGTACTGGATAAACACCATATTTATAAATTGCATCTAACAAATTTTGTGTTGCAATAAATGTTACACCCGTTTGTTCTTTAATTCTCTCTGACGTGGTATCAATAACGTGTTTAATCAAATCCTTGTTTGCTTGTTTTGACAATACAGGATAAATGATATGAATATTACCAAGTCTTGCAATCTGTTCTTGACGGAATCTTTTTGATAGTGCTTGTTTGATTCTTGATACTTTGATGTCGTTTGTTAATTCATTATAAATGTCAGCGTCTGTATCATTATCATATCCTTCTTTATAAATATCAAATGCTTCATCAAGATTTGCTCCAATAATTACCAATACTTTATTGTAAACCTTATTTTCATAAACTTCCATTTTTTTATCTATACCTTTGATAATAGATAGGACTTGTGCTGGTTTGATTTTATTAATATTATAAATCTTGTCAATACCCGTCATAAAAAAAAGACTTCTGATTTTACTTAATGTATAATCTGACAAATCAGATGTTTTTTTCTTTATATCCTTTGAACGCTCAAGGTCATCAATCATATTTCTAATTCTTGATTTAAGGCTATAATCAACAGGAAATGTACCATCAGACAAAAAAGTCCACAAATCTATAGCAGTAGATGAGTTTTTTTCAAGAATTTCATGATTATCTTCATCTATTGTCTTCAATTTTTGAAATTCATCAATGAAAACAACACCCATATCATCATCAAACTCGCTTTCAACGATTGCGTCTTTAAGGTAGTATGCATCGGTACTATCTGATTGAATTTCACAATAATTATCTGACATTTGTATCAGTTTTACGAAACTTCTAACCAAATCTGTCTTACCAACACCAGTAATACCCCAAAGATTTACAATCAACGGCTTCGTTCTTAAATCTGGATATAGATACCAAGAAGAAATAGCGTCAATGAATTGGTCAATAACCTTATCAATACCGAAAAATTTCTTTTTCAGTTCAATACGAGCATTTTCCAATACTTTCTCTTTTTCTATAAGTTCCTCTTTCTTTTTATCTAACTTCATAAAAAATTACTTATTAATTACTGCTTGAATTTTTTCTTTTATACTATTTTTCTCACCAAGACCGTTAAATCTATCAACAACAGTACCTTGTTTAATAATAATTACAGTCGGAAGACCACGTATACTAAATTTAGCAGCAATATCATCGTTTTCTTCACCATCACAAGTGTAAAATTCAACATCTTTTAAATCCTCATCTTCTGACAAAGATTCAAATGTAGGTTTAAATGCCTTACATTGGCAACAAAAGTCTGCCCAAAAATCAATAACGATAACCTTATCACTTTTCAAGGCTTCGTCAATGTTTGCATTCGTTAATTCATTAGTCATAACTTATATATTTTTTATAATTCTTTGCAAATATAATAAAATTTTTGAATATAACAAAAAAAAAGCGAGAATTTTTTCTCGCTTTATTGTTTTTTTTCTTGTTCGTCCTTAAATGGACTTTGTTGTGTTATTGTTCCGTCTGCAAGTTCGTACACTATTTTGTCATCAACGGAAAAAACTAATGGTATTCCTTTTTCGTGATTCTCCTTTATCACTTTTTGAACTGCATTGTTTCCAATAATTTCAATTTCATACCCTTTAATTTGGCAATCAACATCATTTATTGAATCATTTTCATTCATGGTCTGCTAAAAATTTTATTTTTTGTATTACGTCTTCAATAATCGTAGCACATTCGTTATAGATAGAAGTCTCCCTTTGCGTCATCGGTTCGCCACCAGCTATTTTTTTTGACAGAAGAACAAGGGTATAGTTATCTACTTTACCTGTGTCAATAAACATATTCCACTTTTCATCTGTGATTAAATTATCTTGCATTGTATTATCTTCTCTCTTAAATCGTCTATACTACCATCGTTATTTATTATAAAGTCAAAGTCATTATAGTTATCTAACGCTGTTTCAGATATATGCGTGTTTGACAAATCATCTGTTGGTCTTTTTACACGTATTACAATACCACCAAGTTTCTTTATCCCCTCAACTTCGTTTGGAAATCTTACATCAGTAATAACCCAATTCTGTGAATCGTCATAAGAAGACAATGTAGAAATCACCCAAGTATTCGGATTTATAAGATTTCTAAAACAATCTGTCCCAATGTGTTGTAACATCCAACGTGGTGTTGTTTTTATTACATTTCCATTTTCATCTTTAATCCACCATTCTTCTTTTAATGGAGATTCTTTGAATTCTCTATCTTCAAGTTTCTCTCTTGGACAACCAAGTAATAATGCAGTAATTTCTTTTAATCTATCTGCATATTTAACAATTTTGAAAGAACCATCTAATGATTTAATGATTTTTCCAATTTCATCTTTACCAGCATTCATTTTGCCTGCAACACCAATAATCATATTTTAAAATAATTTTAATTGTTTGTGAGTATTTAATAATCTATTATTTGCTATTTCTGTGTAATTCTTTGATATTTCACAACCTATAAATCTTCTATCCAACAACTTGCATGCAACAGCAGTTGTTCCGCTTCCCATAAACGGGTCAAGAACAATATCTCCCTCATACGTTAATAGATTTATAAATTTTGTTGCGAAATCAATAGAAAAATTTGCTTTAGTTAGTCCATTTGTTTCTGTCTTAAAGTTTTCAACACCTCTTGTCATATTCATAAAGGTATCTTTATCAATTGTTGAAATTCCGTCTGTTTCTTTTTTCCACGAATCTTTAAAGTCAATCAATACTCCCTCAAATGGTGAGTTTATATATGGCGAAGAAGCAGATAGCCAACTTCCCCACGCTGTTGCTTTTGCAAGTGTTATATCTTGCCAAACAGTCATTGCATGATGCTTAAACCCAATTGACTCCATTAAATTATAAATGATAGATAATGGAGACGTTCTTTGTTTTGCTGTTCCCAAAGATAAGTAATGATTTATTGCTATACGTCCATCTTTTTTAAGTACACGATAACATTCCTTTAACCACACTTCGCACCATTTATAATAGTCAAGCCAATCAATGTTATCATTGTAAGAATCATAATCAATGCCAACATTATATGGTGGAGATGTTAGGATAAAATCAATAGAATTTTCTTCTATCTTTTGTAGAAAACTCACACAATCTTCGTTATATATCTTATTCTCTTCGAGAATCATAGAAAAATTTTCTGCAAATATAAAAAACTTTTTTATAAAAAGAAAAAGAACTGATAAAAATTTTTACCAGTTCTTCAAAAAAATATTATGTTACATAGTGAACTAAGATTCTGGAACAAAGATTTCGTCATCATCGAACATTTTGTCGAATTCTGCCAAATTTGTCATTGCAACAGATTCACCACCGCCAGTATCAATATCGTTAATATCATCTTTTACTATACCATCTTCTTGTGAAGCAGGAACTTTTGGTTCTTCTTCTGTTGACTCTGTTGGTTCTGTTGGAACTTCTTGTTCTTGTGCTCCAATTTGTGCATCCTCATCTAAAGATTCTTTGAGAAACTGACTCCAAGTTGGGCATTTACCACCCCATGTCGCTTTATTCATAGTCAATAAAATTATTTTTCTTTATTTATTTAACGATTCTTGTTTGATTTTCGTTTTTAAGTATATCTGCAAAAAAAAATAGAAAGAAAAATGGAAAGTTTAGTAAAAAAATTAAAAGATGGAAGTTCTGTTGACTTCATTAAAAAACTTAAAGATTTTGGTTATGAAAAAGAATTTGGCTTGTCATTAAACGGAACTGATAATGCTGTTTATCGTAAAATCATTGATGATGATACAGAAATTAGAGCACATATAACCGAAAATGGTATTATATTTAAAATTAAAAATTCTTTAAAAAATGTTGAAATAAAAGCAACTTTTAATTTTGATACGAAAGGTGCTCTTGATTCAGAATTAAATGTAGATTTGTATATTGGTGGATTACCAAAATCTTTAACTACTGAACTTAACAATATGATAAGAAGAATAGACATCGAAAAAATGGAAAAAACATTTTTTTCAGACGTATATGATTTAATACCAACTTTAGTGGCTATTAACGCAAAAGAAATTTACGTATCTGGAAGTGTAGCAACCACTATTTCTGAAATGCCTAATTTTATTGAAAACAAAACAAAATTTAAAGATACTGAAACTTTTCCAGTATCATATAATTTCGGACAAATTAAAATTGATGAGAAAACAATTGATGTAAATAATTATACAAACTTATCATGGGATGATAATACTGTTTTTTATGCATAAATGAAAGCAATAATAAGTTTAACATCGTGGCGTAAAAGAATAAAAACCGTCGGGATGACGATATATAATATCCATACAATGTGTAAGGATTTCCATATTGTATTGGTATTAAGTTCTGACGAATTTTCACAAAAAGAAAAGAATCTTCCAAATGATTTAATAACAATGCTCAATAATAATATCTTTGAGTTATTGTGGGTTGAGAAAAATTATAAAGCATTTAAGAAGATTCTTTTTACAATGGAAAAGTATAAAGATTTACCTGTTATTAGTGCTGATGATGATTGTCTATATAAAATAAACTATGCACAAATACTTTATGAGGAATGGTTAAAACATAAAGATTGTGTTATATCGTTTTCTGGTAGACAACACGACGGAATAATTCATACGTGTGGAAGATATACTCTCTATCCACCATATTGTTTCAAAGAATATGGAACAAATTTTTTAACTGACTATATCATAAATCTTGTAGAAGATGATAAATATTATAGTGCGTTAAAGAAAGTTATGGGTATAAAATCTATTGTTCTAAATAAATATAGACAGAGGGACATTTGTAGTTTTAGCAATACAGAATCTCCACTCACCAATATATATCGTAAAAAGGATCTTGATGAGGCATATAAAAAAAGTCTTGATTACATAAATGCGAACATACAAAAATGAAAAGGGAATTATAAGCCTTACTTCGTGGAAGAAAAGAATAACGACTGTTGGTAAAACGATATTTAACCTATACAACACGTGTAAAGGATTTCATATTGTATTGGTATTAAGTTCAAATGAATTTCCAAAGAAAGAAGAAGAACTTCCTAACGACTTAAAAGTATTGTTGGATAAGAACGTATTTGAACTGTTGTGGGTTGAAAAGAATTATAAGGCATACAAGAAAGTATTATTCACAATGCTTAAATATCCAAATGTACCAATTATTAGTGCCGATGATGATTGTTACTATAAAGTCAATTATGCAGAAAATTTATATCAAGCGTGGATAAGAAACGGTAAACCAGATGTTGTTAGATATACACCAAGAAAAGATATTCGTACACAAGGACCGTGTACACTATACAATATGAGTAAATATGCTCAACAGATAATTGATTCTCTTACAGACGAACAAATTAAAAAAAGTCTTGACGATGATACAATGAGTACGTTCATTAAAGCAAATAATCTAAAATTGGTTTCGACTGGAATAAAAATATTGCCGTTTATTTTTCACGATGACACAGAACCATTATCGAAATATCAAAGAGATAGTAAATTCTATAAAAATTGTTTTGTATAATATAATATACATTTTCTATTCAAACTGTTTTATATAGTCGTCTTTCTGTTTTGTCCAGCGATTTATCTTAAAATAATATTCTCTGCCAATATTAACCTTTCCATATACGGCATCGCCTCTACCAATTTTATTTCTACAAAACTCTGATAACGTCTTTGTTATATAATGATTTATATAACAATTTGCATAACACGGTTTTGAGAGAAATATCTTATCATATACTTTTCGACCAACAGTATCAACATGACCAATAACCTTACAATTAACAAAAGGTGAGTGTGCTGAATTAAATATCAGTCCATTTATTTTTGTACGCACAATACATTTTGCTTTTCTGTTTTCAAATGACTGTAACGGTTTTGTAATTCTTTTCCATACTGGTACAGATATATCTCCATATATCATATCATCGTCACCATATATTTGCCAGCAAGGTCGAATAGCAACGGCATTTTTAAACATTGATTCCGATACAAAATCTTTTATAGATTTATATTTCTTTCTATCATACATAAAAAATTCATCGACATCAATAAACGCTATCCAATCATATTCTTTACCAAAACGATTGTAACAATCATTGTATGCCTTTGATTGATATGCAATCTTATTATGTACGTTAATAATTGTTATCTTTGATAATATTGCATTATTGATACAATCACCAACATACTTTGTTTTATCATTGTTATTGTCATAGATATAAATATGGTCAAACCCAACCATTAAATGCCAACAACACCAATCATTGATGTAGTCATTTTCGTTCTTCGCTATTGTACACAATGCAAGTTTCAATTTTCAAAAGATGATTTATTTGGCAACACAGATTGTAAATAACTATTCACGTTTGTCTTGAATAAATGATATGAATCTGCATTTAGTGCTTCTGTATCATTAAAACAAACTAACTTATTTCTTATATTAAATTTTGGCTTATATTCATACTGATTGATATTAACAGTACGTTTATCCGTCAAATTCAATTGGACCATTGCATCAAAAAACATCCAATCTGTTACATTTGTTTCTTTTCTAAAACGACTATTCGCCAATGCTCTCCTTATAGAGAAATTAAACTTATTCCAAATAAACAACTGTAAATCTTTTTTGAATGATATTGGTCCGTGTCCCGGCTTATAATGTGTTGCTGGACCAAGTTGTGATTCAAGAATCTTATATCCGTTGAGAATATTCTTATGCCAATATGTTATACCGTATCTATCATAATTTACCTTATACTCATTTACCGGTCTATTATAAATAAAAAAATCAGATTCAGACAATGGTCGTACAGCAAAGAAATCATCGTTGAACAAAATATACGTATTCGATAGTTCTTTAATAAACGGTGCATAACAATTTATCACACTACTGTTAAATGTTGGTAATTCTGACTCTGGTATAAAATTTCTATGATATACAATCTTTAACTTTGGATTTTTAACATTTAACCAATCTGGTATTTGACTTTCATTTGAAAGCAATAGAAATACATATCTTACCCAAGGCATATTCTTTTCTATACCTCTAAAGAAATATTTGAACGTACCCATATCTCTGAATCGGCAATCTGCCTTTTCTCCTTTCTCTTTATACTCATACTCTCTATATTGGGAAACCCACTTACTATCGTTTGGATTTACCCAAGGAACTAATACATCTACCATAACATAATTATTTACGTTTCTTATAATATTTTCGTTTCATAAATAAAAAGAAAACATAGTATGGAACAATATATCCGATGAAATAAAATTACTCAAACTTACTCAATGCTTGATTTGAATAATTCTCTGTGGATTGCAATCCACTCCATCGGAACGACAGAAGTTTATCCTTTAAATCACATCTTTTGATATTCAAAGGTTCAAAACTTCCGTCAATATTTTGTTTTAAGAGTGGTCGAAACACGGTTTCGCTTACTCTGTTTCTTATATTGACACTTGCATTATGGTCTGCATTATCACTATGACCACAACATGTACATACAAATTCTTCTTGTGTTTTTCTATTGTTCTTATCTATGTTTCCACAAACAGAACACATTTGACTGGTGTAGGAAGAGTGTACTATTGATAATTGCATGCCATAATTCTGTGCTATATGTTTAACTTCTTGCTTTAAAGATGAAATATTTAGTGCAGATACAAGTCTATTGTAATTTATCTTATCAAATTCTTCTGTTTTTGCAAACGATTTCTCAAATCCATTGTCAAGATTTTCCATAACAATATGGTCATAACCATTAGAAGATAATGTTTTACACATTTTGGCAATCAGATTCTTATTAGAATATTTTATCTTGTTCGCTATGACATCTATCTTGTGTTGTCTTCTTTTACCAACGGTATATTTTTCATCTTTAGACTTCAAATCATCAGTATACTTTCGTTCTGACAAATAATCCTTGACTAATTTGTGATTGTAGTCAAAAATTTCTCCAGTAGAGCAAGAAAATAGATTATGTTTAGTATTTACGTCAATTCCTATAAATGATTTTTTGTTCTCTATCATTATTCTCTCGCAATCCTTGCACAGATTAATCTTAATTGTTTTGTGATATTCGTCAAAACAAATTATATATTCATAGTCATTCGTCTGTTTCCTCCAAGACATCATATTATCGTGGTAATCCTTTGCAAATTTAACAGGTATATCAAAGGACTTTCTATCAAATCCAGATAGACTAATGAAAGCATTTATTACAGAGTTATAGTTCTTATTGTAGTCAACAATTCTTTTCTTTCTGCTTCTTCCACCGAATGTCAACTTCTTGAACTCGATTGGTTCTTTGTATCGTTTTAATATATAGTCTCTCTTCTGGCGTGTGAGATTCCATAGTCTTTCAAATCCAAATTTGTCAATGACTCTATTCATCATAGAGAAGAAATCCTCTTCCGTCTTTAAACGAATAAACTCAAGAACAGATGTATTGTTACATTTAATAAGATACGTTAATGTCTTTGACAAATCAGTCGAACTTCTTCTTATCTTTGTCTTCTTGAAATCACCTTTCTTGTTTTTCTTTGTAGTCCTTTTATAAAACTCAAGACCAAGGTACTCAACTTTCTCAAACTTTAGTTTTCTCCTTAATTGAACGAACCGATTCTCATAGCAAGTATAAACGTGAGTATAGAGTTGGTTATCGAATGACGATGGAATTTTGTTTTTGTACTTATTCCTCATATATTTCATAAAGTCAAACTTCGACATTTCGTGATAAAACATTATGTTTGAATTCACATCATTTGATACAATATTCTTGTGGTTACGTAATGTAATAGCAAAGTCATACAACTCATTGTACTTTTCCTTAGTCAATGAGTCTGACATAAATGATTTAGTATGTTTGCTTTGAATTATCACTACAATCTTTCTTGTTTTTATCTACAATCCTTATTTTATAAAGGCTGGAGAGGAGCGACCTCTCCGTGAGCGATTGTAGATTTCTCACCGCCTTTTCTTTATTTATTATACAAATTAGAAATAAAATAAACTAATTTTATTTCTAATTTGTATATATAAATAAAATAGAATCAATTTATTTTTGATAAATTTAAAAAAATTAGATAAGTTTTATGTCAATAACTTATATCCCTTTATTTGAATATTTTACTGTATCACGTAAAAAACTCATTAAAAGAATTTATGAAGAATTAAACGATAGAAAAATTACAAGCAAATTCTATGATGATGAATATTGGTTAGGTGTAGACGAAGCAATAAAAGCAATAAATTACGCTTGTGAAGAGTTCCATTGTACTTGTGTCGTTACTGTAAAAGACGGTGGATATAAAAAAAATAGCGATAGTTCTGGAAAAAGAAAAGAATATAATTTTGAAATACTTGATGAAAATAAAATTGCTATTGCTATTGGTGTTATTATTTGTAGTGCCGCAGGAACTCTCGAAGACCCGTTTAGCAGATACGATATAACGGTAAACATGTAAAAATTATTTTACGTTAATAAAAAAAACGAATATCTGTTTTTTATGGAAGAAAAATACGAGTCCATTGGTAAAAAATATAATGGCGAAAAGGCAATTATTAGTCTAACTTCTTGGAAAGCAAGAATTGATACCGTTGGAAAAACATTATTTAGTTTATTAGTTAAATGTCCTGGATTTCACATAGTTCTTGTTTTAAGTGAAGAAGAGTTTCCACAAAAAGAAAAAGAATTACCTGATGATTTAATGCTTTTTATAAAAAAGAAATTTATTGAAATTCTTTGGGTTTATAAGAATTATAAAAGTTTAAAAAAAGTCCTTTTTACAATGGACAAATATAGAGATGTTCCTGTGATTAGTGCAGATGATGATTGTGTATATAAATTTAATTATGCAAAAGACTTTTATGATATTTGGGTAAACCATAAAGATTATTTTATTTGTTATTGGTGTGCATATAATGAAAAATATAAGTGTTATAACACATCTGGTTATGCAACATTACACCCACCATATATATACGGAGATTGTTTAAAATATCTAAACAACGATAAACTTATAGAATACAATCAAGATGATTTAATATATCTTGCATTAAGAATAAAGAAAGGGTTAAAAAATGTTATATGTTTAAATAAACCATACGAGAAAATTGTTTGTTCTCACGATGAAATAAAGCCGTTACATGATACATACAGAAAAGATAAATATTTACAAAAAAATACCATAAACGATGTAATAAATTTTATTGTAAATAATTAAAACAAAATGATAAATTTAATAGGAAATAGTTGCTTCTCAAGTTACATAAAAAGAGATTTTTTAAAAGAAGAATTTATAAATCCTTTTGTGTGGTGTTCAGTAACGGAAACGGATATTCTTAATGTAATAAAGTTTTATGAAGAAATTAATTGGTTTAATTATTCAATTTATCTATATAAAAATAAGACATTCAATATACAAAATGTTAAAATAATCGTAGATAATTTATTTACAATAAAATTTCCACACTATGCATTAAGTAATTGTGAAACAAAAATAGATGGTGTTAATGTATTTTCTAAAAATATAATTCAATTTGCAGAAGAAAAATATAACAATAGGTGTAAAAAATTATTAAAATATAATATTACTCCAACTTATTTGCTTGGTGGTACTTGGGAAGATCAAATAATATATAATGAAAAAGATTTTCTTAAATTTAAAAATATAATAATTGTTAATAATCCACAAATTGTACACGACAATTATAAATTGGCGTATTGGTTTTGGGAGAACAAAAATCAATTTAAATTTAACATTGAACCAAAATAAAAATCTGTTTTATCGTCTTTATATTTTATATAAGATGCACCAGGATAAAAAGTTAATTCTCCAAAATAAACTTTATTATTTATTTCGTAAAAATCAACTCTAACAAATTTAAAATCTCTGCTTAATATTTCAGCATATGATTTCATTGTTTTGAAAGTATAAGGTTCTTTATGAGAAATACTATAATTTGCTTTAAAATCAAGTCTTGATATTTCTGTACATTGATTCCAGTTCATATCGTAATAATTTAAATGTTTATTAGAATTATTTCTATCTGATATTATTTGACAAAACATAGGCTTACCATTAAAGCAAAGAAACTTATAATCTAATAAATCTTTATTCCCATCAGACATATATTTTTCAATAAAAATTTTTCTCGGAATTAAACTATAACACAATTCATATCCCCACCAAGACCAATCTTTACTTAACCATTCATTAAATTTATTTCTTGCTTTTGTTTTATCTATATTACCATTTTTAACTACAATATTCGTATGAGAACCGTGATTTGTTTTTATAACGTAATCTTTTGGCAATTTTGAAAAATCTATATCATCAAATTTATCATAGATTCCAATAATAGGAATAGAAATATCTTCTCCTATTTTATTTTTTACATATTCTCTTACTGTTATCTTATCTGCACAATATGTTTTTAAAAAAGTTGAATCATAAACTTTTAACCATTCAAGTTTTTCGGTGAATCTTTTCGGATTTTCTATATCTGGATAAAAACCCATCATTTGTTTATATCTTTCCTTTATATTAGGAATTAATGATTTACAATATTCTAACCATTTATTCTTCTCCATAATTAAAAAGCATTTTATATTTCTCTAATAATTTTGGATATGAAGATAAAACAGCATACATCCAGTTGTCTCTTTTTTCATATCCATTAGCATCTTTTTGATGACTACTTTTACACAACCCCTTCCATTTACTATTATTTTTATCTATATCTATTCCCCAACCATATCTTAAATGAAATATAGGAATATCATAAAAAACCGTCCACGGCTGAAACCAACATTCGTCTGAAATAGGAGATGTTTTATCTCTTATTATCTGATTTTCGTTATTTAAAATTTCTTTTGGATATAAAACCGATGGTATCATACTTTGTCCACACCACCTTACTGTATTTACACTAGGTTCTTCTTCTAAAACACCAGGACCATATATTATTCTTCTTCCTACATATTTATGATAAGGGTACGAATTATAACAAATTATACAATTAGGAAATTTATTATGGTTTTCAACAACTGTTTTTATTAAATCATCAGCATATCTTACATCATCATCTATCAAAAATACCAAATCATTTTCTTTAGCAATTTTAAAATATTCGTGTCTTTTATGAACGTAAGTATTTTTAGGTAACCAATGTAAGAAAACTTTTGGGTGTTTTATTACTGTTTGTAAATCTTTAGGTAAATTCTTTTCTTTATTAGGAAATTCTTCTATGCTCAACCATAAATGAATTTCATCTGGCTTTAATGTTTGTTTTGTCAATAATAAAAATATAGATTTACTAACATTATTAATTCTTCCAGGATAACTTGTCATTGTTACAATAATTCTCTCTTTCATAATAAGTTACCATATTTTAAAAACCAATTTATAAATTTTTTTACCCCATCTTCAATCATCACTGATGGTTTATATCTGTAATCTTTTTCGAGCAAAGAACAGTCTGCGTATGTTTTATACACATCTCCTGGTTGCATTGGCATAAAAATCTTTTCAGATTCTTTACCTAATTCTTTTTCGATAAGAGAAATAAATTCAATTAAATTTATTGGATTTGAACAACCAATATTATATACTTTATGTTTATAATCAAGTTCTTTTTTTACAATACTAATAATACCGTTTACAATATCATCAATATAAGTAAAATCACGAATCATATCACCATTATTGAAAACTTTAATAGGTTTACCATCTGATATAGATTTTGCAAATAACATTGGTGCCATATCTGGTCTTCCCCACGGTCCATATACAGTAAAAAATCTTAATCCTGTACATTGTATACCATACAAAGAAGAATAACAAGAAGCCATTAGTTCGTTTGATTTCTTTGTAGCGGCATATAAACTCTGTGGATTGTCTACTTTGTCTTCTTCACTAAAAGGAACTTTTTCATTTCCTCCATAAACAGAAGAAGAACTTGCGTATATTAGTCTACGAATATTGTAGTTTCTACAGCATTCTAATATATTAAAGAATCCAACAATATTACTTTGGATATACACATCTGGATTCTCAATAGAATATCGTACTCCTGCTTGTGCAGCCAAATTTATAATTAAATCAAATTTTTCTTTTTCAAATATCTTTGATAAAAATTCTTTATCTTCTATATTTGAAATATATGTTTTAAAATTACTAAATTCTTTTAATATTTCAAGTCTTTTTTCTTTTAATTTAACAGAATAATAATTGTTCATATTGTCTATACCGACAATATCATAACCTTGCTCAAGTAAAACCTTACTTAAACTAAAACCAATAAAACCAGAACTTCCTGTTATTAAAATTTTCATTATTTTATTTTTTTATCTAACATATCAATAAATTCTTGATACTCTTTTTCAAAAGCATTCACAAGTTCTTCATTTTTCTTTTCTTCTACTTCCTTTTCTTTACTTTTTGTTGTAAAATTTCTGTTTGTTCTCAATCTGTAATTACAAACTGGAACTATACCATCGTCCATATCGTCATCAGCAGACGTTACTACTTTTTTCGCCATTATATTTTAATTATTTGATTCTTCGTTTTGTAGACTTGCAATAAATTCAAGGTATTCTCTTTCAAAGTCTTCCATTTTAAAAGCAGTTCCTGTTGATGATACGGGTTCTACTTTCTTTGTAATAACAACCCTCTTCTTTTTCTCTTCTTTTGGTTTCTCATATACAACATCAGCCGGCTTTTTCTCTCTTTCTACCTTAATATGTTTTTTAACGCTTTCATTGTATATGTTTGTCCATTTTTTACCAAATATTTCAAAACCAACAATTGATTCCCAAGGTTTTTTATTGATAAAATGATAAATACTACCATCAACGTCCATAGTTCTTTTCAATACGTTGAATTTTGACGGTAAAAACGTAATTGCACGGCTAAATAATCTTTCATTTAATACTTCATAATCAATACTACCGTATTTATCACCGTATAATTTCATTTTTACTCCAGTATTAAACAAGGAAACATAAAAAGACTTACCTAAACTCTTCTTTTCAACAATCATAACACCAGTGTTTATCTTTGTCATTTTTTTTATTCTTGTGTCATAATTATTTCTAAATGAATAGTCGTTTATGACTGCACCAAAATTTATCTCTGTTTTAAAAAGAGATTCTATGTTTTCATTAACAATACAATCGCTATCAATATAAAGAATTTTATCGTATTCTGTAAGAAGGAACATATCAAATTTATATGCACCAACCATTTTTGTCTTTGATGTATGTCCGCTCCAATATGAAAATAGTTTTCGATAATTGGTTTCCTTTACCTCAACAAATTTTACATTAGAATACATTTCTTTTAGATATTGTTGGTTTTCTTGGCTCAAAGCACATCTGCTTATACCGTGAAGAACAACAAAATCTCCGTTAAACCATTCGTTATTTTTTAGAAAAGAATATAATAATGCTTGCGTTCCCTTAATATATTCATCACTAGACAAAGTACAAACTGCGAATTCCAAAATAATAGATTATTTTAATTACATAACGTAATTCTCTATTATTTAGTTATTTGTTTTCAACGTACTATAACGCACATTTTGCTTGCCCTTGTAATTGCTGTATACATAGAACGATATTTTGTTGTAATATCCGTCATAGATACATTCATAATATCTGGCTCGTCAACAATAGCACAACTATAGGTACTTCCTTGTGATTTATGAGATGTAATCGCATACGCAAAATCAACACTTGCAAATTTTTTCTTTAGGGCATAGGCATCAGAGAATAAACTCTTCTTTTTTAGTCCCTCTTTCTCTTTCTTTGCTTTATTGAATCGGGCAGTAACAAGAGCATTATATTTGTATAATGATTCTCTCGCAACAACTCTAATATAGTGGTCGAGACCGATACCCTCTATTTCATAATAGAATATTTCCTCACCATCTATTTCTTCTGATTGTTTATCTGCGTGTGTTAGAACAAATTCTGTACTATTTTCAATGATAGTATCACTAATTTCATAGTTATCCATCATAATCATAAAATCGCCCTCTTCATACTCTTTTACAGCCTCGCCAAAAAGATGTGCACGGATTTGTCTATTGACAATCTCCCTCGTTACATTTCGATAGCATATATATTTTATGAGATTCATGTCGTGTCTTTCAAGAGCCTTTTTAAATGTACCGATACAAAGATTAAAGATATTATCTCTATAATCGAAGTATAATGCTCCGTTTTCGTCAATGATACTATTCTTTTGTACACCATACAAATAATCTTTTTGTTCCATTACACTATTCCAATATAAATCAGAATATGGCAATATTGGCGACTTTTCTCCTTGTCGCAAGCGTTCTGTTAATTTGTAAGTATATTGTGTATCAAAAGTTTTCGATGGTTTTACACTATCAGATACTGGTGGTAATTGTCCCAAATCACCACTAAAAATAAGTTTTGCTCTCGATTTTTTATTTTCTAAAATAAATTGCAATGCTTCATTATCAATCATCGAGCATTCATCTATAATTATAAGAGTTGCAGAATCAATCGGTCTCAACAATGTCTCACTATATGTTGAATATTCAAATTCTCCAGTTTGTTCGTTGAATTTCATACCAAGCATAGAAGCGACAGAAAAAAATCCAACAGCCCTTGAGTTTTCTTTACGTGCAACAGAATATTTCTCTCTCAATACATTCTTTGCTTTGTGTGCAATAGCACCAACAATGACTGTATGACTATCACAATATTTCTTAATTATCTCAATAAGGACAGTTGTTTTACCAACGCCTGCTTTACCATCAAGTGTAAACCATTGGTCCCCAACAATATCTTTATTATCAATAAACTTTGATATTGATTTAATTGCGTCTTTTTGAGACTTCGTTAATTTTAATTTGCCCTTTTTCTTTACCATGTTTCTGTTTTTTTTACCAACAAATACTTCCTTGACATTGATGAGGTATCACAAAACCGTCTTCTTTATAAAAAGGATAATAGTTTCCACATGCTGTTCTTGTTCCACCACTATAGTCAATTACATAGATAATCATAACAAACAATGGAGTCTTTTCATCTTCACCGAAAAATAAACGGATACGATATGGTCTTAAAGAATTTTCTTCGTAATATTCAGAAAATTCATTATTATGTTCATGCTTTGCTTTCATAATAATGACCTCTGTGTCTTCTTTAATAGCAAGTTCACAATCAATTTTTACATCATTGTAATCAAAAACCTTACCCCTAAAATTGAATTCTTTTATTTTCATAATTTTTTAATTTAAACAATAGTGAAACATTATATTATTTTTCGTTGTATGTTCTTCAAAATACTTTCTATCAATGTAATCATTGATGCATTTTTGTGCTCTTTCAATTACATCTTCATTTTGCATAATTTCTTCTTTATTATCTTCATATTCCATAAAAGCCAAGATAGAATCTAATTTAATACCCCATTGAACATCGTTATCGTCTGCTGACTTTGACAATATTTCAATAGCATTTTTTAATACCTTCATAGATTCTTCACGAGAAAGAAATGGATTTAAGCATTTAATTACCTCTACTGGAAGAATATAAAAATTATTTTCTTGAAACAAATATGATACATAACGATTAATATCCTTATTGTATGTAATTGCACCTTTGACTGGACGATTCAAAGAATCGTTCAATTCAAAGATAATATCGCCTTTTTGGAACTCCTTTGATTCAAATACAACAGAAATATCTTTAATAGAATATTCTAAAGTTTTCTGGCAATAAAGTGCATCAATCACATCTTTTAAAATGTTCGGATTCTTATAAACATTTGCGTTCTTAAAAACCGAAGCCATCTGAATATCAAAATCGTTTATTAACATAACTCTTAACTTTTAATTAATTTGACAATGCAAATATAAGCATTTTTTTTATACAAGTCAAGAGTTTTGTTAATTATTTTTCATTTTCTTCTGCGTTTAACCGTGGACATTCGTCACTATAAACAGTAATCGGATACCTATCAAGATTGCTAACGCCATTTGAAAGATAATGAGTATAAGTTTTTCCTGTTAGTTCGCATTTACACTCAATCCATGTACTAAAGCCTTCAGAAATTGTTGCTGGGTGACAATGCTTGCAATGTATGCAGTTATGACTAATATTGTCTATAAAAGATATTGACTTGTCAAGTAACGACATTGCATTACTTAATTCGTCTCTCAACACCGTTAAGTTTTGTTCAGCAAAGAAATTTGAATCCATATACTTTTTAATTAAAAATTCAACAATGCAAATATAAGCATTTTTTTAATACAAGTCAAGAGTTTTGTTAATTATTTTTCACTTTCTTCTACAATTTCTTCTTCAAACTGTTCTTTTGCAATAACAAGAACACCTTCATTCAAAGGACAATTCTCTAATCTATCTTCTTCTATTAACGCTTCGTCAAGTTCAAAGAAACTTTCACTAAATTTCAAATTTGCATAACAAATAATTTTATTATTGCTTACAATACAGAAAGGACATGTACTACATGTTGTTACTTCAATTTTGTTCATCATATCTAATAATCTCTAATAATTTAACTCTCATTTTCTTTATTGCCTTTGTCCTTGTGTAATACACATTATTCTTCGATAGTCCAAGAATGTCGGCAATTTCTTGTTCTGTATGTTTTGGATAATCGTTCATACCATAATTGTAATTAATGATAATTTTTTCTTTTTCGTCCAAAACGTCCATACACATTTTTACCAATTCATAATCAAAAGATTTGTCTGCATTTTCTTCTGACGTTAAATATGAAGCGTATTCGCTTTTTTCTTCTTTATCGTCATTATATACGTCATTGATACTAAAAGAACGTATTGCGTCAGATACAGAAAATCTTTGAAAAAATTCATTTTCTTCTTTATTTTTATCTTCTTTTACTTTGTCTTTTATCTTACAAGGAATTTTAACTGGATAAATCGTTCCTTCTTTTAACTTCGACAAATATTTCTCCAAGAAAAAGTTTGCCCAAGAGCGAAATTCTCCATTGTTTCTTTCGTAATCATAAGTTTTAAGTGCATCTATAAGAGCAAGATTTCCCTCTGCAACTAAATCATCATATGAAACTTTTGAACCTCCTGCATATCTCTTTGCATACATTATAACATACTTTAAGTTAGACTTTATAATCTTCCAAAAAGCATCCATATTATTCTCTTTCTTATAAAGATAAAATAATTCTTTTAATTCTTCTTTCGATAAAGATTCTGCTTTTATTGCTTCTACATCACTTCTGTATCGAGCATTATTTTCTGTTCTTTCGTAAAATCTACATTCGCTTTTTGTTCGTCCTAATGTAACTATCATTATTGTCTCGTTTTAAAACGAGACAAAGATACTAATTTTTTACGAAAAAACAAAATATTTTTTGGAAATTGTTTATTTTTTTTCTATCTTTGCCAAAAACTATAGATATGTTTGTTGCAGGAGATAAAGAAACAGAAGATATAAATAAAAGAAAAACAGTTATTTACGTAAGGCAAAAATTAGGAACTCGTAAAAATGTAGAAGAACGAGCAGAAAACTTGCGTGCATATTTAATTCGTAATGGTATATCTGTTGATATGACATTAACAGATTCAAGTGATTTCTTTATATGTAATGCAAAACAAAGACCAAATTTATATAAATTAATTGATTTAATTGAGAACAATAGAGTTAGTACAATATACACCTATTCTCTCAACGATATATCAATAGTATTCTTTAGTATATTTGAATATATCTGTAAATTGCATAAAACAAAAATCGTTGCTGTAACATCTACATCTCTATCAGAAGAAGAAAAACAAGAGGTAAGAATTGGGTTAGGAAAACTAATTGCATATTTCAGAAAAATTTACAATATATGAGAAAACTGGGAGCAATAGTATTCGACGTTGAATTAGAATTCATACTTGTTCAAATAAAAAATGAACAATATGATATTCTCACTTTCGATTCCAAAATAGACGGAAAATACGACTCTATTATTGCTATCATAAAAGCATATATGGACGTTTTTGGTAAGAAAATGGATTGTTGGGAACCAGTTCTTGAGTTTGACGGTATGGAAACATATACAATAAAAACTGATTTAGAAGAACTTGATATTGATTCTTACGATGATTATGATATTATAAGCATAGAAGACCTAAATAACGTGGATTGTACGCCACGTTTGAAATGGTTTACTTATATGTGTTTGGATAGGAGTATGCGTAAAAATAAAATTGTAAAAAATCATGAATAAGAAAATTGAAAAACTATTAGAAATTGTAGAAAAGATTTCAAAAGAAAATGTTAAAATCGAAGATGAGGTCTTTTTTAAAGGTAAATGGAAATTTCACGATGTATATGATGGTGTTATAGAATTATACGCTCCAATAAATCAAACAACAGCATGTCCAATGTTTTGTTTTAAGAGCCACAATATGACAGATAAATATCACATTATATTTGCAGACCCAACACAAAACGACATGAAAGGCACTATATTAACCCCAATGCAAATACACGATGTTTTTGGTATTGATATTATACAACTTGAAAAAGACATACTTAAAAGCAGAGATTATACACTCTCTCGACCACAAATTGATTTGATTGCAGAAGAACTTGCTTCCCATATAAAAATACTAAATGCTTGTAAAGAAGAAAAAACATTAGAAAAAGTAATTAAAAATATGTTATTGCCTTTTACTGGTGAACAAGGTTCACAAGCAGGAGTGGAACAATTACCAACTTTGGATTATAATGTAGTAAATCCGTCAGAATTTTCAGACCCATCCGACGAGTCAGAAGAAGAAGACGAAGATGATGATGACGATGACGAAGAATCTTCGTTTTGAGCATTATCTTGTGCACTATCTTGTGCATTATAGCAGTATTTTCGATTAACAGTATACTTTTTACCAAGCAGCTGTAATAATACTTCTATATCTTTAAGACATTCGCCCTCTGCACCACCAACCAACACAATATCACCAGTAATAGAATCTAATATAGTAACCATTTCTTCTGTTGGGAAAAACCACTTATGAGAACCATTTACTAATACAGCAAAATTGCCATCTTTTGTTTTCCACATTTTCGGCTGTACTACATTACTTTTAACCATAGATATTACATCTTGGTAAGTCTTATCGTCAAAATATTTAGAATAATCGTGGATTTCACCATCAGCGTGGTCAACACCATAATGTTTTCTTATAGCAAATACCTCATTATTGAATTTCTTATCTGGTCCGCTTGCCTTGTGGTCATCCCATATCTGAATAGCAAAAGGAAAATTTAAACAATAATCATTTATTTCTTCTGGTAAATTATCCTTACCATTTTTTTTCCACCATCTTTCAAATGGTTTTTGAACATCAACAACAATAATTACTTGATTGTTATATGCTTCAAAAAGAGGAATTAATTCTATTGATTTTGTTTCGTACATTTAAGCGAATAAACCTTTTTTCTTATTTATTCACCAAATACAGACAAAAAAAATGCACAAAATATATTGGTAAATATTTTGTGCATTTTTACATATAATAAGGTGTATTTCAGATTTTTACTTACCTGATTTTCTACTATTCGCAGTTTTTGAAATCATCTGTAAATTCGATAGAACTGTTTTTCCACCTTTCCACCACGGAACTATATGGTCGGCTTGCATATCTTTAATATCAAACCATTCATTAGTGATAGGACAAATACCTTTTTGCTTTTCATACGCTGTACGTTTGTCACTTTCATTAAAAAGACGCTTTGATAATTTGCATGCAAGATTTTCATCCTCACCACTCAATATATATTCGTACACACCTTTTTTATCAGTAACTTCTTCATTAGCCATAAGTTCATTTACTTTTTCTTCTATCTGTTTTGCGTCATACATATTATTATGATAAGTATTATATAACCGTCCCCAATTAAGCCCACTCATTTCTTTACGGTAATTCTTTTCACCAAATGTCGTATTAATCCAATTAATTACACTCTGAAAATAAAGCCATAATTCATTCGCATTAATATCATGCTGATGTTCAGACATATACCTTGCGATATTTCCATCGCTAATCCAATCAAGAACAGTTTCAAGATACTCTTGACGAATAGGTGAACCTTTGACATATTTGTTACCAAGACGATATGCAACACAGTTTGTTTTTGAAAATTTTTGTTTTGCGTCCGACAACCATGTTCCTATATAATTAATATTCAATAATTCTTGTTCTGTCAATTTTTCTCCTGCAATATTTACTGTACGAAACCAATCAAGACGCTCTTTGTCATTTCCCTCACAAACATATATCATCAGTTCGTAATTTAAAATTTGCTCCTTTTCTGTATCTGTCAAGTTTGAAAAATTACGCTCATTAATTGAGAAACCTCCCTTTACAAGATATTGGCAAATTGAAATTGTACGCTGTTGACCATCAAGAAGTTCAAACGTACCATCGTCATTACGAACCCAATACATGGTATTCAATGGGAATCCTTTCATGATGGTTTCAATTACTGCGTTACGTTGTTTGTCATTGTAACAAAATTCTCTTTGATAAGGCGGTCTGATATTCAACAATCCGTGAAAACCAATTACACCTTCTTCCTCATTATTTACGTATCCGTCAAATAAATCTTTTACTTTAACTTGCTTTAATTCTATCTTCATAACTTTTATTTTTTAATTTGGTTTTACTTTCTTTTAATTAATATACGGAAATATGGACATTTGCCATTTACTGATAAGTCTTTGTCATCATCTCCCTTACGGAATTTTACAATTTCAAACTGGTCTGATGAGGTGTGAATCAAACCATCACTCCACAAATATTTTAACGTCGTAATTGGTACGCCAATTACACCATCATAATCAACAGGAATATCAACTGCTTTATCACAATTTATTGCGTCATAATTATCATATTTCGGATAATCTTCTGGCGTATATTTCTTGTATAAAAATAAAACATCTCTCTTTCTATCATTACTTATGTTTGTAAACCAACAAATTGAATTTACTTGTTTATAGATGCCGTCTTCCCTTTTTTCATATCTATCATTATCTAATAAATAACCATCTGGTACTTTAAAAAATGGCATTTTTCCAGTAAACAATGTCCTTCCTAACCATACTTTCCCTTCCTTAATATAAGGAAAAAATTCTTTATATGTTATAGCATTTCCATTAGCCAAAATCAAAAATTTCTTATCATATTCCATCAGTTGTGCGACATATTCTTTGAATAAACTAAACGGAGGGTTTGTAACAACGACATCTGCTTCTTTTAGAAATTCAATACATTCTTCGGAACGAAAATCACCGTCGCCTTTTAGTTCAGTAACCTTGATTTCTTCGTTGTCAACAATATGGTTGCCGTTCTTGTCACCCTCGTATATAAGGACAACACCCTTTTCATTCTCTTTGTAACCAGTCGCAATTAACTTTTTTAATCCAAGTTCCTCAAATCTGTTACTAAAATACTTAAAAAAATTACTCTCTCTTGCATCGTCACAATTACAATATACTGTTTTTCCAGCAAAGAAATCGACATAATTTACTAACTCCTTCTCGATGTCTGTCAATTGTGTGTAAAACTCATCATTTTTTGCTTTTTTCGCTTGATGTAAATTTGAATTTTTCATATCTTTTACTTTTTTAATTCAACGATGCAAATATAAACATATTTTTCAACAGATTCAAATTTTTAGAAAAAAAAGTTAAAATATTTTAACTAACAATACATAAAATTACATATTCTTCCCAATCTGTTGTTTTCTTTATAAAGAATAATTCATATAGAGCATCAAACCAAGTCCACGGACCCTTAATACATTGATTCTTTTCCTCTGACACCTCAAGAAGGTTTATCATCGAACAAAGGTAATTCTTGTCATTATCCTCCATTCTTTGAATATAATTCTTTGTATGTTCCTTGCATTTTTCGATGCATACGTCAAACAGTTCTTTGTCGAGGACACCATATATTATATCACATTCGCTGGGAAGTTTTTCAAGTGTAAATCTTTTCAGTTTCCCTTCTCTGTTCATGTCCTCAATTATTTGTGTACAAAAGTCACCTTGTAACTTTATTATGTTGTTTACCTCAAAAAAATGTTCCAAGTCATTATCATATTTTTCAACTTCTTCTTTTGATTTTTCAAGAAGACGATTCCAAACATAAACTGGTAATCTATACATTGTATTTCGAAAACTCATATCTAAAAAAGACTTAATTGTGATGTTTCATTTTTTATTCTTTTCTCTGCCATTTCAACATATTTTTGCGATATTTCAGAACCAATATAGTTCATTTTATATTGAATAGCACCCAACGCTGTTGTTCCACTTCCCATAAATGGGTCATAAACAATACCATTTTCTGGGCAACAAGTAACAATACAATTACACGTCAATATCTTTGGAAACGGTGCTGGGTGGTCATTCTTTTCTTTAATAATTTTTCCAACATCAATATTCCAAACACTCTGACGATAAAAAGATTTATCTTTGTCAAAATAAAACTTTTCTGTATCTTTTACAATCCAATAAATATATTCTGTTATCGGTTGAAAATAATGTGGGTCATTCGCCAATGAAGAACCTCTATTCCAAATTATTTGTTGGTGCAAAGGAAAATCATATACCCACTTTGGAGCAACAACCTTATTATGTACCAAAATATCTTTATGGTTATAAAATAAAGAACCTGTTGGTTTTAGGATTCTCAAACATTCTGATATTACTTTCTTTTGCCACGCTTCATATTCTTCTGGCAACATAGCGTCATCGTATGTATCGTATGCTATTTGTCTACCTCTTAATGCTCCCCACGATTTTGAATCGCCTGTTTTAGGAGCATAAATGTTTTTATTATAAGGTGGCGATGTTACTATAACATCAACAGAATTGTCTTCTATCTTCGACATTGTAACAAGACAATCTTCGTTGTAAATCTTATTTAATTCTATCATTCTATTATACTTTGTGCGGCAAATATACAAAATATTTTTGTTAAAACAAAGACTAAATAACAAAAAAAACATTCCTCGTGGAAGTTAAAGATGTCCAAAGTTTATACAACAGAACATTCGGTTCTTTAAACAAAAGTGAAGAATCCTATCTCGCTTTTGTAGAACTTCTATATAAATTCAACCTCATAGATGACTCGTTATACTTTGACCTAAAACAAAGAGCCACGACATCTTCTTTTGATATTGTCGGAGAGTCATTTTTAACAAAACCAATACAAACAATACCTTTATTTGAGGCATTTTCTGAACTTTTCGACGAAGAAGAAAAAGCACTTTTAGGAGAAATTTATGATAATTTAGAAACTGCCAATCATATTGTTATCAAACTAACAGATGACAAATTTCAAAATCAACAATATGATAAATGTTACGACGACAAAGGTCTTGTTATATGGAAAAATATAGAGACAGATGATATTATCGACAGAGATAAGGCTGCTGAACTTGTTAATGACTTATTAAACGATTTTGGCAACACAATGGTAATGAGAGATGATTATCTTAATGTGATTAGAGGTGTTGAAGGAGAAAAATACTTTGATGAATACGGCATGTACAAGAAATTAAGAACATTCTTCAAAGATATTGTTGGTGGTGAGCCGGAAGATAAAAAATCTTGGGAAGATTACTTAAATTATGTAAAAGACGCAGGAATTATCACAAAACAACAAGTTTCAAAATTATCAAAACTTTTTATAGATGGCAAAGAGTACAATTAAACAGAAGTTAGCACAAAAGAAGACTAAAAAGTTCTCACAACAACCAAAATTACAGCGTGGTTCGAGCAGTAGTGCTTCTGGCGTTAAATTAAAACGTCGTGGTTGTTGTGGTAAAGTGTAATTATAACAAAAGAGCGTCTATATTGTTTATTGCCCACGGATTTGGATTATAAACTGTCATTTTCTTTGCAATATATTCATCAAATCTCTCTTTTGTGAGACAATTATTGCTTTTTGAATACAAAAAGTTAAAAAGTTCATTTATATCGTGTATCTTATTGATAGCCGTAATATCATTCCAAAATTTTTTCTTTAAATTTTCAATAATTTCAGTCCATTTTAGAATATTATAGTCTGTTTTCTTTATCATCTTTGCAACAGAAGCAAATCCAGCACTATCTCTATCAAATAATATGTTTATTTTATCACTTTTTATATGATTTAATACAAAACCAATCTTTGTAGAACCTTGAACTGCAAGGTAATTATCTAAAAACATTGCATCAAATTGTCCCTCTGTAATGTTTATCGGTTTTTCAAAGTCAATATTCAATATATTGTAATACGAAGATATTAAATCAAGAAAATCTATATCTTCTTGCTTTATTTCTGTATCTGGTTTCCAAAATTTAAGAAAATCAGAATACATTTTTATGATATAAATCTTTTTACCAACAACAGAACGTGTTGCAAAACTTAAAATTCTATCTGTTTTATCATCTATATTGAGAATATAAATTTGTCTATCGCTTCTATCTGCAAAAACACGTCTATGAATATCTGGTATTGAATATGCACAACGATTATTCAAAAATTTAAATGTATTTGTCGTTGTTGAAACATATCTAATATCAATAAGACCAAACCAAACCATTAAATTTTGAACAGTTGGTAGTTTTTGTAGCAAATCCATATCTTCAAGATAATCGTATATCGTATTATCCTTTGTCGCAACAAGATTATTATACGCTTGGTTTTCTGTTTCGGCTAAATTTATCTCATTAAAGTCTATATTGTTTATATCTATCGAATATTCATTGGACCATTTAAGAATAAAATTTGATAGAGATACAGAAGTGAAACAACCACCATTAAAACATCTATATCTCTTTGAACGTGAATATAAATTACCACGTGGAGTTGCATTTACCGTATGCGTATCACCACAATAGGGACAATAAAACCTTAATCCTTTATCGGTTTTCTTTACCGTATGCTTAAACGGCTCATCTGGAAACCTTTTAATCATTAAGGTTTTAATAAATGATTCTATGCCTTCTTCTAACTCTGCCATATGTCTATTTTCGCAACAAAGATACTACATTTTTTCGTTTTCTCAAATAAATAAAGTAAAATTATTTTTTGTGTAATGGTATCAGACAAAGAAATCAACTCTTTATTGTTGAAATTCAATAAAATACATAAATCAAACATTTCTGCAAGACAAGTAAAATATTATACTATTGCAGAAACTTTAAATAGACTAACAGAGGGAAAAGCAAATCTTCCTACAACAGACTATGTAAGACATCAATTATATGAATCTGGTTTGTCTTTTGATGAAATGTATAAAATGTCTGATAGATTCGCTAACCAACTGATATTGGAAAATTCACCAGACGATTGCTTTTCACAAGAATCACAAAAGGTATTAAATCAAAGCAATATGCCAAATGATACAGAAGAAAATACCAACAACGAAGAAAATACCGATAACAATAATAATATCGAAGAAGATGAGGGAGATGTAGAAGGAAGCGAATACGACGCAAAAGAAGGCGGTTTTAATCAAGGTGGATTTAACGATGATGATTTTAAGAAAATGTCTGTATCTAAAGAACAACAAACAGCGGATTCTGTACGATTAGGCAGACAAGATACATTTGCTCATAGAGAACAAATGGCTAAAAACGCAGAAGAAAAACAACGTAATGAAGAATTGTCAAATAAAGTTAAACAAGGAACATTAGATGTTGATAATCTCGAAATAACAGTTGATAGATTAGAAAGAGGTTGGGGTAATGGTGAACACCCATATACAACTGGTAAAATGTACATAAACGGTCAATTTTTCTGTTATACAATAGAAAACTACGACTTTACTTATGTTACTGGTAAAAGAAACTCTAAAGATATAAAACTTAAAATTGATAAACTTAAAAGAGCATTTAATAAAATCGTAAATGGTGTAACACAAAATGCAAAAGTAGCAATTCCTGCAGGACAATATGTTATTTCTAATCAACCAACAACAAAATATAATAAAACAGGTAAAGTTCAAAATTTGCAAGCAATATACAAATATCAATGTGTTAAAGACCAAAACGGTAATTGGAAACCATTGATTAAAAATGGACATAAAGTTTTTATGACAATTGGCAACCAACCAAATGGAAATGCTATCGTCCCTCGATTAAATGCAACAACACAAGATTGTGGTTTTGCTGGTATTTTAATTCATGGCGGTTTTAATCCATCATTTAGTAACGGTTGTATATTAATTGTAGACGAAGAACCTAAAAACGGTGTTGTTAATGAACCAGATAAAACAATGTTATCACACTCCAAACAAGTATATGATAAACTATGGAATATGATTCAAAGAACACAATCAAAAGGTGGTAAAATCACCATTAATATAAATGCCGATAACGAAAAAGTTACATCTAAACCTCCTCAAAATACCGTATTGGCATCCATAAAATAATTTTTGAAAATGAATAATGTTATAGAAGGATTTGAACTATTAAATGAAAAGCAAGAAGTTCTAAGTTATATAATATCTCAAATTGAAAAATTGGGACTTAATGACGATCCATTTAAAATTAAAGATGGTAACGTAAATAATGGCAATAATAATAATCCTAATGATAATAATGCCAATGGTAATAATATTGACAACAACATGAATCAAAACAACGGTTCTGATTCTCAAGATATTAATGATGCTACAAAAGAAGCACAAAGCAATGCAAATCAAGCATTACAACAAGAACAAAACGAATTAAAACAAGAACAGCAAAACCAAGAAGGAGAAGAAAATAATCCTAATGAAGCAGAAAATCAAAATCAAGATAATAATAATGGTAATGAAAATAAATATTGGATAACAAGTGCAGATACTAACTTTAGACCAAAACCAAATACGCCAATTTATTATTATAATGAAGAATTATATAACAATAACCAACCAACAGATGAAAATCCAATTGGTAACTTTGAAAAAGATTCTAAAACTAATTATAATATAAACGGAGTAGATTACGCAAAATATGAAGAAGATGAAAATGGCAATATAGTAAAACCATTACTTATGTATCCAAGAGAGCAAGCAGAAAAAGTTAATTTTGATGAAAATGGTGAAGACATTAATGATACAAATTCTTCTGATTGGATAAAAGGAACAGATCCTAATTATTCTCCTACAGATGGTACGATTTTATATAGATATGATGAAGAAATTTTTAATGGAAATGAAGATGAATCAAACGCTCAACCTTTCGGTGCTTTTATTAAAAAAGATAATGATAAATCATACAGAGTCAAACAAAATGATGGTAAACCTCTAATCATAAACAAAGAGCAGTTTATGTATAAAAAATCTGATGCAAAATATAATTCACAATCTATATGGATTCAAGGTGGAGAATCTGATACAAACCCTAAAAAGAAAAAACCAAGTCAAGCACAACTACTTTATCAATATAATGAGGATATTTATAAAAACAATGGACCAGAATCGCAAGCAAAAAAAATAGGTTTTTGGATTAACGAAGACAATACTAATTATACCTATAAACCATTCCCTCAAAATGAAATAAAAAAATATTATCAATCTGATTTTACAAATGATAAAAAAGGAAATAATTTAAATATATTTAAAGAACTTGCTTTATATTATGATGCACCAAATTTGTTTCCAAGCGTAACAGTAGCACAAGCAATAGTAGAATCTGGGTGGGGTACAGACAAAAACTTTAAATCAAATAATAACTGTTTTAATATTCATGGACATGGTTATAAAAATGTTGTTTCTGGTACAGATACAGATGCTAATGGTAATCAATATGATACTGATTTTAGAAGATATGAAACTGTAAATGATGCTTTTCTTAACAGAATTAAATTTTTATACGAAAATCCAAGATATAGAGAGAATGGAGTTTTTAACGCAAATACACCAGAAGAACAAATACAAGCATTAAAAAAAGCAGGATATTGGCAAGGAGCAAATGGAGAACAATTACTTCTTGATGTATTAAGACAAAATAATTTAACAGAATTAGATAGTCAAAGAAATACACAAACCGTAACAGTACAAAAACAAGAAACAATGTATTTGTTAGGTAATAGTGGAAGCAATGGTGGTAGTGGTAACGGAAACGACTCTAATGGAAATAATAACAATAATAACGATAATCAAAAAAAATTTGATGAATCTACAGAAAGTGAAAGTATGGAAATAAACGGATATATCCGTGGAGATAACTTACGATATATTCCAAAAGTCGGTGCTAAAATGTATGTTAAAGATCCAAAAAACGAAAAACAATTAGTAGAGGCTACAACAGGAACTTTCCAATATAGACAATATGGTAAAAAAGCAGAAAATAATAAAAAAATTCAAATAGAAAATTATCAATTATCAAAGGGTTCTGCTCAATCTATGCATATTTGGTACAAAAAGACAGATGCTGACGGAATTGGTCAAAAATATGTAAAAAATGAGACATTCCCAATAAAATATGGTCAAGAATCTGAAAAAATTAGAAATATTCAAAATGTAATATTTACAGATAAAAAATGTATTGATGGTAGATTTGGTCCAGTTATGTTAGATATTTTCTATAGAGTATATGGAATCAAAGATACAAAAGGAAATAAGATAAATGCATTATCTCAAGTATATTATAATAAAATTATTGGTAAAATAAACAAAAATGAAGAAAACGAAAACAGAAATGAAAAAATTTCTGGAGATAATGACAATGGTCTTATGCCACAACAAAACGCAAAATTATATGCTAATAAAGATTGTCCAAGGTATAGTTTAACAAATGGTGGTCTTTATCATGGGAAAAATGAATATAAAAACGGAGACTTCGTTGGCTATATGGGTGATGCATCTGATATAATAGAACAAGATGGAGAAAAATATTATAGATTCAGAGATAAAAATAATCAAGAGCAAAAAAGTTATATAAAAGCAAAAGATGTTTCTTTTACAAGAAACGAATCTATTGAAGATAATCCAACTTGGCTTCTGAATAATTTTACTAAAGACCAATTAGAAACATTACGTAATTTAATTTGGTACTATAAAGAAAAGGCAGGAAGAACAGAAGGAAAGGCTGTTGATGGTGCATTATATGATATGCAAGATAAAAACAGAAAAGACATTAAAGCACATCTTGGTGCAGATGAAGCAAATGAAATTTCACAAAGACGTTGTTCTTATTCTGATATAAACAACGCTTTTAATAAAACAAAAGCAAAAGAAGAAGAAGAGGAAAGAAACAAACCACAAACAATGACATTCTTATTAGAAAGAAAAGATAGAATGAGAACATCTTACAATAGAATGGCTGGTGCTATACTTGGTGAAATATCATTAAACGGAGAGAAAACTTTGTTTTATACTATGGAAAAAAGTAATGTGTTGGTTAAACCTGGCAAATATCAAATTATATTAGAAACAAGTCCAGATAGAAACTTACACGTTAATACAGACAAAAAGAACGCTGATTATACTCCAATCGGTAACGGTGAAGTTGAATATGGAGAATACGTTTATGGTAACGATGAAAAAATAAAAAGAAGAGACAAAAACGGATACATCAGAGTTCCTTTATTAAAAAATGTTCAAGGTAGAGAAGGTATACAAATACACCCAGGAAAAGATTTAGGGTGGACAAAAGGTTGTATATTAATTTCAAAAAGAAGTGCAGGATATACTGGATTTAATTGGTCTGATTCTGTTAATGCATACCATGAATTTTGGAATATGATAAGAAAAGACTTTGATGATAATTTCAACCCTATAAAAGGTGCAGAAGTATGGATTGAAATAAAAAATAATTTTAAACAATAACAAAAAAGGCTGTTATTTTTAACAGCCTTTTTTTTACAACATAAAATAAGACATTAATTGAAATGTTGTTGCCATTGTCATTACATCATTATAATGACCTTTCATTATATCATAATAAGGCACTCTAACCATTCTATCGTTATCTTCAAGTTTAACTTTAACTTCATCGTCTTGAATCAATCCAGTTAAATTAAAAGCATAACTTGTTGGTTCTGATTTGAATAATGATATATTTACATCTGTTTCTCCCAAAAAGAAGATTCTATCTTTTTCAATTCTTGTTGTAGGAATACTAAAATATTTTGATATGAATAATCTTATTACATCTATGTTTGAATCAAAATTGTACGGAGATATATCCAATACTGTTGTTTTTAATTTTTCAAACATATCTGTATATTCGTGTAAGAACAGATATTGAATATTGGTATTTTGAGCGTTCATAACAAACGGCAAAATGAAAATAGGTGGAGCAACATCTACTATAGCATTAGATTCACCCCTTGAAAAATATGTAAGACGTGGACTTATCTTTTTTGATTCTATGGACGTATCTATAATATTATTGTTCATCTACCGAAATCTCTTTTTCTTTATTTATTTTTGTTTCCGGCTCGAATTGCTCTTTAAGAGAATTCATTATATCATCTACCTTTAAATTAGATAGAATATATTCTCCCAAATCACTTAAAAATTTCTTTTTATCGTCTGCATTATTATACATTACAGTCAATAATTCAGAAGCAGGAAGTTCAATATTCAAAGACAAATCAAAATCTCTCTTTGTTTTCTTAAATCCAGCAAATATATCTGTTTTAGTCTCTGTTTTTACCTCCACCTTTGGTTGTTCTACTGTTTTCTTTCCTAAAATTTCCTCTGGTGTTTTTATTTCTCCTTGTTTTTTATTATTCAAGCCCAAATCCATTGCATCGGCACTAAAATCAATGTCCGTTGGGTCTAAATAATAATCTATTCTTGATAATGGTACTGGAACACCAGATGACATATTAAGCACAACACCACCATAGTTTTCACTTTCATAAACACCCATACAACGAACAGGGTCTCCTATTTTAATTGGCATTGGCGAATCTGGAGCGACTTTCCAACGGAAATTTTTCCCCATATACTGTTTTTTTAATAAAGATAAATCCATTCTATGTAATATTTTTTGAATTAGTTTCCACATTGTAATTTTTTGTATTCTGCTTTTCTTTCATTCATCATTCGTTTATATTCAAATCTTTTATCCAAATATCTTGTAAACATTCTTGCTGTTACAGATTGTTTTGATGTATCAAATATTGTTCCTACTGCTGTCTTAACATATTGTTTTCCAACACATTTTGATTCATCTCTACCAAGATATGCCTCAGGTGAAATATCGAATTGTATACCAAGAGAGATATACATTGCTCTAAAATCAAACGAACCGATGTTTTTCTTAAATCCTTTTTCTGGCTCTTTTATGTAAGCACCCTCATAAGTATCTATTTTTTTATTATTTGAACCTTTTTGTACTGGAAAATATAATCCATCTTTTGCAAATTCTCTACAATATATCAAGTTAGATACATATACATTCGAGAATATCTTACTTATTTCTACTTGAGAAATCGTACATAAAGACGCTATAGCCTCCGATATTAACAAGGTTTCATTAATATATTTAACGAGACAACTATCAATTATGTTATAAAGCATAAAACGATATTCGTCTTGCATAAATTCTTTCATTGTATTATACGGATTTTCCAATTTATCCAATCCAAATAGATAATTTGACACCGTACCCAATTTGAAATTTTCAAGTTTCTCTATAAATCTAAACTCTTTTGTTGCCTCACAAAAATCAACAATACCTAAATGAGTAGGAATATGATATTGACCTTGCGTCGTCATTGTTGGCATTCTACCTAATAAATTAACACCTAATTTTACACAACGATTATAAATATAAGTCCAATCATATTCAACGACTTTCCAGCCTGCTATAAATCCAAGTTTAGGTAACACAGCATTGGCAAAGAAATTAAGCATATCTCCCTCTATTGGGAATCTTCTAAAAAAGATTGAAAACTTTGCATTAAATTGTTTAAAATACTCATTTAATTCTTTTTCAAGAGATTTCATTTCCTCTATTGATAACTGCTTTAAAGTGCTTAATATTATCACATTATCATTATTAACAATAGAGATTGTATTTATAGGATATTCTGCTAAATTTGCTTCTGTAAATTCACCACTATCTGGAACATCGTTTTCTATGTCAAGATAAGTAATACGTGGCATATTACGAGCATATATCTTATCGTGAAATTCTCCCTTAAAATATTTTAATAGTAATTCTTCTATTCTATATCGTGTTAATGATTGTGTTGCAATAGGCATAATACTATTGCCATTCCACGATTTATAATTCGTTGGTTTATCAGAATCATACCAATTAAACATTTCTCCGTCTGGTAAATTCAACTGCAATAATTCAAGTTTACCTTCTTCGTTATAGAAAGAAACCCTCATTATTTTATCAACTATATCACAACCAACAAGCATAATTATTTTTTTTCGCAAAAATAAAAAAGAAAGTTGACATTTCAAAGAAAAACATCAACTTTCTTTCAAATAACCTTTTAAAATAATTTTTAAAATTATTCTTTTCTTGTAATTCCTGCCTCTTCTGGAGTAATATCTTGAGCAGGAGTATTATTTTTCTTGCTATCTTCAAGTTGTTTGATTGCCAAATAACTTGCTTCAAGAACATTAACGGCAACTTCACCGTATTTTTTACGCATATTGAACAAAGGTACAAATGGATTTGATTCAATATTGATTTTCTCTTTTTCAGAATCAAAAGATACTGCACTCAAAGCCATTTCAATCAACAATAATTGTGATTTTTCGTCCATAAGAGCAAATGCATCCTCATAGATAAAAACTTGCACCATATCTTCTTTTTGTGCGATAAATTCAGTTGCTGCTGACGCTTTACTTACTTTTATCATATCCTTTGCTTTTGTTAAAGACATAACACGTAAATTAAGTCCATAACTTTCAAGCCCGGTCTTTGCAAACTGGTCTTCAACCATCTTTACAATATCCTCATCTGTTTCGTAAATTTTTCCCATAATCAAATAACTTTTAATTAACTCGGCAAAAATAATACAAAAATATCAAAAAAGCAAAATTATTGAGGATTATTTTCTTCTTCTCCGATTTCTTCACCTCTAAACATTGCTCTATCAAACAAATCAAACATTTTTAATAGAACATTATAGTATTCAAGAGTTTTCTTCAAAGATTTCTTATAAACATCAACTAATTGTTGTGGTAAATTTGCTATCGTATTACCAGAATAAGCATAATATAATTTCTTCAAATCTTCTTTTGAAATAGAATCATTACCCAACCATTGTGTTATAACAGAATACTTTTCACGATATAATTCACTAAAGCCAAACCAATTGATAATGTCTTTTAATTGTTGACACAAATAAGTAGGATCGTCATTTGCCAAAATATTATCTATTCTACTAATATAATCCTCATATTTACGTATCTTTTGGATTGTTTCATTAAAAATGGTGTAATAGTATTTAATTGATTCGTCTGGTATCACCACATTTCCGTGAGGTGTCATAAACTGTACACCATTACCCTTAATGATAACTCTCATTTGAGAATTATTCATACCATCTTTAATCATTTGCTTTACACCTTGTAAATCAAGTGAACGAGCCTCTTCCTCTCTTTCTGCTTTTGTTGACATTCTAAATTATTTTTTCTCCGATTCGGTTTCTTCTTTTTCTGCCTTTTCTGCTTCTGCTTTAATTTTCTCCAACTTTTGTTTTCTATGGCTAATATCAGCAGAGATAATCATTTTAATTATTTCAGCTAAAAGGTTTTCTGTATAAGTAATAACCTCTTCGTTATTATTTAGTGATTCAATCAGTTTACTTCCAAATTGTCTTATCATTGCAACCATATCTTCGGCAGCAATAAACACATCTTCTTTACCAATTTCATTCACTTTATCTACCGTTCTTAATTGAACTTGCAATTCTTCTGCTTTTTCATTAAAACTTTTGTCTGGAACAAGATTTTTTACCATTCCTTTCCAATCACAATTACTACAAACAGCAGTATTAACATCATCAGAAAAATTATTTTCGTCTGTTGCAATTACTCCTTTAGCTGTTAAAACAACATTTTTACTTCCACATTTAGGACAATTCGTATGTCTTAAATACCATTCATTTCTTTTCATTTTAAATATATTTTTTTAAATACTTTCTTTTAATAGATATTTTTTCGCAATATTCTTCGATTTCATATAATCAACCCTTACTGTATTTACATTCATATTATATTCTTCCGAAATCTCCTTATGCTTGTAATTTTCTATTGCGTAAAGTTTGAATACGTCACAACAAACCTTGCTTTCTGATTCTATAGAACTTGTAATGTATTGTTTCAAATCGTTATATTGGAACTCATCAAAATCTGTTGAATATTCTCTCAACGATTCATAACAATCATCTATATCTTCTTCTTTCTTTTTATACTTGTTGTGCCTAATATAATCTATTGTATTGTTTATTGCTATTCTTGTAATATAAGTTTTACAAGATTTCAAATCTATTTTATCCAACACTTTAGATATTTTCAGAAACGCATCTTGAGCACAATCCTCTGCGTCTTCTACATTTTTTGTATACTTCAAACAAACATTTTTTATATACGACCAATATTTTTCATATAACAAATTCAACTTATCATTATTATTCATCAGAAAATCATTATTTCTGCAACGCAAAGATACCAAAAAATAAAAAAAATACTAAATAATAGAAAAGAGCATTATTTACTATGACTTTGAAAGAATTAGAAACCGATGTAATGAATGAAATCACCTTTAGTGGTGCACTTCCTTTCAAACTTCCAATGAAAGAACTTGAACGTATTATAACAAATGCAAAAAGATATTTTTACGACTATTGGAGATATGGACTTGAAAAAACACATATAATTATTCCATTAGACGTTTTCAAGTCACCTCTATATGAGAAACAACACGGTATTTTCTTACCAGAATGTATTCAATATGTTACAGCGTGTGAAGAATGCAAAGGTAGTTCTATTTTTGGCTCTATTGATAGAGATTTAGGAGACCAGAAATTCGTTGGTTCTGAACTATTCCTAACACCTTTTATGGGAGAAGCGTTAGTATATAGATTAGCAATGTTTTCGTTTCTTGACTTGACAAAAAACCTGACTATTTCTACTTTGTCATACGATTACAATAACGGTTCACATTTCTTGAGAATATTAGGTAGAAGTCCAAAAGTAAATGTACACCTTGCTGTTTCAAAAAGAGTAGAAGATGAATACTTATATAACCTTGAAATATTCCAAAGATATGTCCGTGCAAAAGCAAAGATAAGAACGCAAGAAATGTTATCTATTCTTGATTTTAATCTTCCTGGTGAATTTAAATATAACTATTCAGAAATGGCAAATTTTGCAAAAGACGAAATGACACAACTTGAAGAAACCATAAAAGGTGAAAACGTGAACGATTTCATTATTATGACAAATTATTAATATTATGAAAGATTTTTATTTCAGAAATGAACAAGACCCCAATTATCTGCCTGATATATTAGAAACATCAGACACTATAGAATGTTTAATTACTCAAATAAGAATGTGTTTAGAAACAAAAAATGGTGATGTTTTGGGTGCTTATTATTTTGGTGTTGGTTTTGATGAATTATTATTCAAACAAAATATCGACTTGAATAATTTATGCAGAAGAGTTAAAACTCACATAAAAGAATATAGTTTGGTTTCTCACGATTTTGTCGTTGATTGTGGAGCAAAAACAATATACAACGATTCGTATAGAGAAGACGCTATTTTAGATATATCAATCAACGGACAATCAATTTTAGGTTACGCAATGTAACAAAAAAGCCAAATCAAATGATTTGGCTTTTCTGTTACTCTACTCTTTGTAAAATTCTTACTATCTTTTCTTTGAGTTTTTGTCCTAATCCATCTCTTGTACCTAATGCGTTATCCATTGCGTCAAAAGACAAATAATTACAGCAAACATCATTGTCAAAATCTTGCGATTTGCGATAAATACCCTTTATTTTAACCTCGCCATTTTCCAATAACCCAGATATACGATAATTATCGCCATCAAACTCAAAAGTTATATCAAAAGAATTATCCTCGTTTATATTTTTACTACAAATTCCATCTTGTACGTTACAAAATACAGAAGCACACGAAACAAGGTTTGCGTGTTCCTCTGGATTTCCTAACATTTCATTTAAAATGTCATCGTATGAATATATTACACTCTTACGCATTTTCTTTTGGTTCTTCTTGTTTAGTTTCTTCTGCTTTAGGTTCTTCATTAGTTGTCTTTTCTACAGAAACAACGTCTTCGTCATTAACAGTAGATGTAGAACCATCTCCATTTTCAACTTCTATCAACATATCTGCTACTGTTTTTTCAGAACCATCTTCTAATTTAATTTTGTCACCCTCTTGTGGATTAACGCCATTATCTTCGTTAGATTCGCCATTAGTAGCATCATCTTTTAGTTTTTGTAATTCGCTCGAAACTTTTTGCTCAAGTTCTGCAATTTTCTTATCGTCTGCTTCTCTTAATGATTTATATTTGTCATCAGAAAGAATTTCTTCTCTTAATTGTGCTAAAGTATCAAGCATTAAACCTTCTGCTTTCTTTTTCATACGATTAGCGGCACGACCACCTTTATGTGTTGAACTTGCTTCTCGAATACCGTTATTAAATTCATCTTTTATTTCTTTTTCTTGTCTTTTGAAAGCTGCTATTGCATTATCAATATTTTCTCCATCGTATTCTTTTTCACCAAGTTTTTTATCGTACTCTGCTTTCATTCTATTGGCTATAACCTCTGGCAATTCTTTTGTATATTTGTGAATTGCATATTTTACTTGTGCACTACCAAGAAGACCAAGTTCTTTCAAATCAGTAGCATAGTCAAAACCTTTCTTTAATGCACCACCTAAAGTCAATGCACCACCTAAAGCACCCATAGCTGCTTTACCAATTCCCTTACCTACTTTTCCAAGACCTTTACCAACAGTTTTCATTGCATCAAGAAAACCCTCATTGACTGGTTTTAAGTCTTCTACGCAAATATTATAACCTCTACTGTCGATTATAAGAGAATCTTCACCTTTTTTATTTTTACCAAAATCTACACTAACCCAATCAGAAGTATATGCACCTTCTAATACTTGTGCTTGTGTACCATCTTGATTAAATTTCACTCCTAAAACATAATCATCATCTTCAAAATAATGAGTTGGTCCAAAAGATTCAACAACTTTGTCGTAATCCTCTTTTATTTCAGTATCATCTACAGGGATGTCATTTTTTTTTTCGGTATCTGTTATATCAGTTGTTTCAGTTTGAAAATCTTCGTTTTCGTTTACTTGCCCTTCTGGTTTTACCTCCTCGCATTTAGCGTCTCTTTCGTGTGCTTGACCACATTTAGGACATTTGATTATTTGATTATCTTCATTTGTAGATTCCAAACTTTCAATTACAGTATAATCAGTACCTTCACCCTCTTCATTTACCGTACCCTCAATTGGTTGGTTTGAACTATTGTCACCGTTTTCTGTAGAGCCATTATCACCACATTCATTACATTCTTCGCTTTCTTTGATTGGTTTTGCAAATCTCAAAGCGTCACTTGCTTTACACAATTTTTCATAATTGCTCTTCAAATCGTTCATTCCACCGAATAAAACATCTTTAAGACTTTCAACATCTTTTCTATCTTCTTCATTCAAATCAGTATAAGTAGCCTCATTTAACTTATTATAGGCTTCTTTATATTCTTCAATTTTCTTGTTGATTTCAGCCTTTTGTTCTTCGATTTTAGCAATATCTTTACGAACATCTTTAATACTCATTTCAAAAACATTCGATACATCAAAACCAAACTTATTCAAACAAAACTCATACAATTTATATGCATTCATTTTATAAACGTCTGTTTTTGATTCTGAAACATAATCATATACAAAATATTCATTACCAATATTGAATATCATAGAAGATGCTCCACGTTTTTCGTTAATCATAAATTTAACAAACGGCATATTGTATATGTTACTAACATTTTCCAATATTGTATACAAGCAAGATTTTGCTGTAGTGCTTTCAACAACTAAACTTTCGTTTTTCTTTGCCTCATCAACATTAGTAACTTTCTTACCATTAATAAAGAAATCCAAGCATTGATTTTCGTTCAATTTGAAATCAACTGTTGAGTGAGATAATTTAGTTGTAACACCATTATTAGTCAAATGGAAACCAAGAGATTCAAATGCTTTAACAGCACCATAGAATTTACTATTTTTATCAAATACATCTAAATCACTTATTTCATATACATTAACTTTACCCTCTGAAATAACTCTTGCAACACCACTTTGTTTTTCTGGTGTAATTTTAATAAAGGTATTATCAACATAGAATGTAACATTTTTACCTTCTCTCAATACTGGACCAACATAATTATATACTTTAGTTTCTCCATTGCTTTGACCTAAATCAAAAGTATTAATTCCTTTTGATGCTCTTATACCACGCAATGTAGATAACATATTGATAATAGAAGCGTTATTAACTGATTCTCCAAGTCTTATTGCCAAAACCTCTGGATTATATTCATTATCAACAACACTTTGTTTCAATGTACTAACTGCACTTGGATTCATACAATATCCACCCATTGAATCAGCATATTTAATAGTGTCAAGAACGCAAAGTTTTTCTTGATTATCATTTACATAATTATTGATTTCATCTTGTGCGTTTCTTACAGCATCATAATCTTTATACTTGTCTAACAAACCACTAAGAGAATTCAAATACAAATATGACGGTCTTTTTGACGTTTGACAATCTTTCTGAATATCATTTAAACAAGTAGTCAATTCTGGTTCTGATTGAACTTCTGCTTTTACTTTATCGCACAAACCATTAACGTCAAATTCATTGCAACAAGCATCAATATATCCGTCAACGTCGTTTTTCTTTTCGTCTTCAATTTTATCATCAACAGAATTAATAATAGAAGACAAATCGCTATTATTCATATATTGATTTACATCAGTTAAACCTTCTTTAAGGTCTGTCAAAAACTGCATATTGTTTTCAAACTTAATGTTCTCTAAAACTGCACGTAATACTTTACTGTTATTCAATTCAGCGTTACTTTCAATGACCATCTGAATTTTGTTAATAAATTCTCTCATTAAAATAAAAATTTTTTCTTTTTTGTTATTTATTATCTATTTCCGATTTTGGTTTCATTGTAACGATTGGAGATATTTCACTTCCGTCTTCAACATAACCAGGAATATGAACGTCTGACGCTATTTCATCATCTTTTTCATATGCCGATTGTAATTCTTGTATTTTTCTTAATCTTGTTTCCTCTATAGAGTATTCTTTCATAACTTGATTAAGATTATCTTTATATTCACCAATTTGATATTGATTCAACCAAAAACCAGTATAGATTGTATTGCTTGCTCCTGTTGCATAATTAGTTGTTACAATATAGAAATCGTTAGTCGTTGATGTTAAAATTTGTGAAGCAAGTTTTTCATCAATATAAAACATAACTTGACCTTTATCTGGTCTTATAGTTTTATCTTCTGTGGAAGCCTCAACAGTTATTTTTGCAGAATTATTATTAATATCGAATACAAGTTTAACATCTGTACCACTACCACCAAAATTCAAGTTTTTAGGTTGCAATACACCGTTCTTTTCTTCATATATTGTAAACTTATAATACGAATCCATTGGCTTTAATATAATACGTAAATCATATTGTTTATAGATTATTCTACTATCTGTTAGATTCTCGTTCAATACAACGTCAGGCTCAACAGATACTTTATTATAATCTACATATAACGGATAAGAGAATTTTGTATTTATAACATTAGAAGAATCCTCTCTTAATGGTCTATCCATAAATATCTGTTCTTCGTACAATTCCGTAGCGTCTGCAGCACTCTTGAATACTCTGTTATAAATCTTATTTGGTGTTACATCGCCAAGACCAAAAATACCAACTGTATTCTTACCATATTTGTTTACATTTAATGACATACAACTACTTGTTCTAATTACTTGTTCACCAGTATTTTCATTCAATAAACGTGCTTGGTAATCAATACTAAAACTTGTATCTATTGGTGCATTTTTAAGAACAGGTCTAAATGTCATATACTCATCAAAATCATCTTCTTGGTATGAAGTCATTGTATATGTTTTCTTAATTTCACCATTTCTATCGTTTTCATATAATATAATTTGATGAATTATATCCCATTTATCGCCAGTAGAAGCAAGACGATTCATAAAATTCTCAACAGAACCATCTCCGTAACGCATACCGTATGTAAAATAATTACCGTCTGTTGCTTCTTCTATAGAAGCATTTACCATTTCATATTCATTAAATTGAGATATAGAAGCCTCGTAATGTTCCGATAAATTAAAGAACAAATAACTGTGGTCTTCTGTTTTTAACGTATAATCAGTTGAACATTCTTCCACAGAAATTGTTATCGGTGCATTTTTAGTAAAACCTTTATATCTTGTTTCATTTGTATATTTGGTAATATCTTCCCTCGACAACCAAGCAGCCGACGTATCTTTTCTTGATATTGCAGAATAATATTCGTTGTTTAACGCTTTTATTGACGGAATCTTAAACTCTACATATCTATCAAATTTTGCATTCGTTAAAAAGATTGGAAATGAATTATATGTAACCAAATCTGCATAATTTGCCGAATTAAGGTAAACTGATAAGAAATAATTATAAGTTCCGTCTGTCATTAAATTTCTTACCGTAAACACAAGTGCTGCAAAATTTGTCAATGTATATCCAGATATAAAATGAAATCTAACTGTATCAACATTGGTATGTATATAATCAATCATATCTCCACCCATTAAATCTGATTTAATGAGTTTTTTATTATACTCAAATATATCATTCTTTTCATCAAATGTAGCAAATCTATCATTTTCGTATGGAAAAACAGTATATTTCTCAACATTATTTGTATAATATGTTGCTCTTGGATAAGAATGTTTATCAGAACAATAGCATTGCTTTATTTTAGCAATTTGATTGTCTACAAGATACATTGCATAATCTTCTGTCTCGTTGTTTACGGTTACATCATTAAATATGTATTCAACAAGGCAATAGTCTGTTATTCTAATAAATTTACTGTTATTTGAGTTTGATTTCATTACTCTCCATTGATTTTTTGTGTTATAAACTTATCTATATTTCTTTCTATTATCAAATAAGACTGAAAATCTTTATCTTTCAACAAATTAAAAAAATCTTTTTCTCTTTTCTTTATTATTTCCTTTTCGACTGTTAATGAATGGCTTTTTAGTTCCAAATCATTCAATTTTTCCTTTAATTCGCCTATTTCTTTAGAAACAACAGAATATTCGTCTCCGACTCTTTTATACTCGGAAATAATTTCATTAATTTCGTCTTCATATTCCTTTTTTACACCTTCAACTACCATAAACTACATTTTTTACACGATTAAATTAGAATTATTACTTGCAACTATAAACATATTGTTTTTTATCTCTTCCAACAAAGCATTTGTTTGTTTAATGAAGGTTGCAAGACCAATAATACCACTTGAATCACTATTATTTAACGGAATAGGAACAACTGTTGTTGTGTTTCCAGTTTCTTTTTCTCCTTCTTCTGTTGTTTCTTTTACCGGCTCTTCAACTTTCGTTGTTTGTAGTGATAGACTCTGAATAGAATTCAATAATTCTTTTTGATTTACAGAAAAGACATCTATCAATTTATCTAATTTCTCCGTAATAGTTTCATTACTTCTATTATTAGAGATATTTGGCTCTATTGTTGTTTTATTTTCGGTTGTTTCAATAGGACGCAAGTCATTACTATATTTTTCTGATAATTTTGTCGAAATTTCGTTTTTATTTTGTATTTGTGTTAAATCTTTTACCTCTTCAAAGTTCTTTAACGCCTTTTTTAAGTCTTTTTTGTCTATCGTAGCATATGTTTCTATCAATTTAGACAAATTTTCCTTTGCATTATCAAAATTATAGTTATTAACTGTATTTAAAGAATCGGCAAGAGTTGTTATTGTTCCAGTAAAGTCCTTAACATTGGCATCTTTCAAATAATCAACGACATTGTTTATCGTCTTTTTAACACCTTTAATATCTGTTTTATCAATAGAAGACAAAGTATCTGTAATTGTCTTAAAATTAGATGAAAATTGGTCTATATTATTTGCTTCTGATATAGATTTGAATGCTTCTGTTAAAGATTTTGTTTTTGTAGAGAATATTTCTATATTTTTATCTTTAACACCATTTAACGATTTAACAATATCATTGATAGAAGACTCCATTTTACGTAAATCCGACTTTTCAACGCTTGTTAAATTATTAACAATAGTATTCATTTTGTCATTAAATGCGTTTGCTTCTTCTTTATCTGGCAATCGAGTAAAAGATGAATATAATTTATCTACTTTTTGATTAAATTCTCTTAATTTACCAATTTCTACACTATCTAAAGAAGAAATCATTCTGTTTATATTCTTTCCTGCTTTAGAAAAATCACCTTTATTCATATCAGAAAGTGTTTCAACAACATTATTGAAACTATCACTAAAATCACTTATCTTTTCTATGTTTTCTAAACTACCAAGATTATCACTTATTGTTGTAATATTATCGCCAAGTTGTTTTGTTGATTTTGTTATATCAACAAGTTCTGCGTTTATATCATTTGTATTTGATAAAGACTTAATAAGACGTTTAATCCCTTTCAAACCATCTTTCAAATCAATTTCTCCAACAGAAACAAAAGCATCATTAATATTTTTGAACTTCAAATCCAAATCTGCAATTCCTTTATCGTTAATAGAACTAAAAGAATTGATTGTTGCATTCATTGATTTAGCAGATTCTTGCAATCCCTTATAATCTATACCTTTCATCATTTCAGAAAAAGTAGTAATACTATTTTCTGCATCAATGTTAAATACATCAAAGATATTTGTAAGATTATTCTTTGCTTTTTCTACTTTTTTCGGTGATATTTTATTTGTCGCTAAATCACTAAATGTTTTTGCTAATCCGTCTGCATTGATTTGTTCTACCAGACTAGCAGCCTTATTTACAGTATCAATATTATTAAATTGTTCTTCTGTTATAGGTTTTATTTTCGATAAAGAACCAACTAAATCTGTTATATTTGTAGAAAAATCGGCAACAACTTTTGAGTTTATATCATCATTAAAGTTCTCCAAGAAATCAAAATTGAAATCTTTTAAATTCGCTAATCTTTCAAATATTTTTGGTATATTATCAAGTTCATCTACCTTTGTCGTTTTAATTGAATTAAGTACATCTAAATTATTTTGCAATCTTTTTAAGAATCTATCTAACTTATTCATTTTACCGATATTCAAATCTTCTAATGACATAAAGGCATTGCCTAACATACCAATCTTGTCAGAGAAAAGTGAAATATCTTCTTCATTTATGACATTCATATAAGACACAACTTCGGACATATCCTTTGTAGAATCTTTCAACGCCTTTGTTGTTTCTTCGTTTATATTTTCAAAAGATTGAACTTGATTATTATTGTTTTCTCTTTCTTTTTGTTCGGCTAAAGTATCATTAATTCCCTCTAACAAAGAGACCATTCTTTGTTTATAACCGTCCGCATCAGAATTTAATATAGATTCTAATGAGTTATTAAGGAATAAATTTATATCTTCTAAAGATTCTTCTACCGATTGCATTTATATATAGTATTTTAATTATTTAGTTTTTTCTTTATTCTATCTTTGGGTTGAGTCCAATCATTGACTCATTCCATTGAACCGTCTTAAAAACACCAGTTGCTTTATCTTTTGAAACAACACCGAACAAAGCATCTATGTTTTTTGCATAATTACTAGCCGCCTTAAATTTTGCAATATTAACCAATGTAGTGTTATATGTTTTATAATAATTTTTCATTGCCTTTTCTGTTTTCTTCTTCGGCAATTGTGGGAATAAAGTATATTTTTGCGGTTTTATTTCAATAAGCCATTTAACAGTACCACCATACTTTGATTTTGTTTCCATAAAAACATCTATATAATAAAAATGTTTTTTCTGGTCCAACGGACTGATATATTGCACTTTTACATTTTCTATTGAATAACGTATAACAGCATCACACCTATCTAACCATTTATAATATTCAAATTCCCAACCAGAACGGTAATATATCTGCTTTGTATCACCAATATACTTGTTTGTGTTTATTGGGTGAAACACTCCTTGATATGTTTGAGCATTTGGATTCGGCTTCAAAAAATCTTGTATACGTTCTCTTTCCATTTTAACAAAAAGAGGGGTATTTTTTCCTACCCCTCAAAATTATTTATGTCATTTTCTTCTGTCTCTTTTTGTTTCTTTTTCAATTCTTCTTCTATCTCATTAATAATATCCTCTCTAACTTCAAGACGATAACAGAACTCATAATATGGCATTTTATTTATATCTCCTAATGTTATGCCAGGATAATCATGCATTAGAATCATTTCCTTTCTAAATAAGGTCATCAAGTTCACCTGCATACGAGAAAAAATCTGCCACCGTGAATCCTCCCCGAAAAAAGAGTGGTCTCTCCAAGACCACACCACATTTAGGACATTTAGTCTTCACAGTAAACATATTAACACCGTCATTAAATTCTTTAATGAAACCATCAATAAAGAAGAATTTATTTCTACTCCAAGAAACAATATTACTTCTCATTTTATCAAAAGAAGATTCTCTTAATTTTCGCCAATCTCGAACAAAGAACGGCATCATCTTTGTCGCAAGTTTATCAACATCTATCCCCTCTGCTCTTAAATTCATTACATAATTTGTTAAAAACGTCAATGTACCAAGAGTAGGAGCAAAAATATTTATATCTTCATTAAGTTTTTCAGAATGAATAGTAAAACATTTTTGTTCTGGATTATAATATTTCCAAATCTTTTCACTTATACTAAATGATTCCATAAACATATCAGATACCAAAGGAATAGTACCCTTCCAACCACAAGTATCACTACAAACAAAAGGAATACCAAGTTGATTTGAACCGTCAGCAAAAGTTAATTCTCTAATTTTTGTCAATAGTGGAATACGGTCAAATTCAACCAAATCTTTCCAACTAAAATCTGTCTTTTGACGGCTTCTTGCTTGAAAACATCTTTCAAGTATCATGTTTAATTTTTCAGACACATCAAGTTTGTCTGATTTATCAATCGTGGACCATTGTTTCAATTCCATATTGTTTGCAGAACGAATAGATATTTCTATATCGCTTGGATAAAAATATCCTCTACTTGGAATCATATTCTTATCAATTACAACCCAACCAAATTCATTTGAAGCACTTATATTAGACCCATCTTTAACAATTGGTTCTAATTCCCTCAACATAAGTTTTCCTTCTTCATTACGATAAGTCATACCATTGTCTTCGTATTGTATACTTGACTTTGGCTTCTCTTCTTCTTGTGTGAAATTTTCTGGGTTTTCCTTTTCGAGCATAGCCAATAATTCCTCTTGTGAGGAAGCAGTTGTTTTCTTTGCCATTATAAAAAATTATTTTTCTATTAAACGGATATTAACCTAAAATTGTTTTAATAGAATCATCAAAATTTCTTTTTAATGATTCATACAATCCGTCGTTATTGAATAAAGTCTCTGGGTATACTTCTGATACTGACATATCTTTGTCATCACGAACATAAACACGTATTCTCTTATTTTGATAATCTATACGATAGTCAGAAATTTTTCCTGTAATACTCATATTTTTATTTCCGTCTGGACTTATTCTTATAGCGTTTACACTATCGCCAACCTTAAATGTTTCTTGAAATTCAGTCACCAACTCATCAAACATATCTATCTTGTTCGTTTCTGGTCTTGACATATCATGTAACGGCAAACTATATACCTTAAAAGCAGGGTTGAATGCGGCACAAGATGCCGTTATACCCATACCAAAATCTCCAGTCCACGGAAAACCTTGATATGGATTTCTCATTGCTCTAAATATACGTTCTGGTTCTTGACCGATACGAAATGGTGACATATATCATTAAATATTTTTTAACGGAAAATCAATAGGCATAACTGCTGTTTGATATGCAAGAATTTTTAATTCTCCATCCCAAGTTAGTTTACCTATTGCAATTTCATACTCTTTTCCCTCGGTAAATGCACTTGATGGAATATCTATTGCTTTATTTTCATCATCGACATCAACTGCATTAGTCCACAATTTAATATTTTTGGCTTTATTTTCCATTACCAAAAATTTAGTAATCCAATAATTATTATAACCTTTTAGGTCTTTGTCAAATACTGGTTTGTAAGACTTCCCATTTTCTATCACTTCTAATCTGTACGCTGCCATACTACTATTTTTTTTTAACAACCACTCGGAATATATTCCGAATTTAATCCAACACCATCTTTGTGAATTATCGGTAATAATACGCTAACATTCACAAAATAGTTATTGTTGTTTATAATCTCTAATTTATTTATTAAATGACTATGATCTGTTGTAACTGGATTACTCAATAATGTAAAGAAAAGATAAAAAGGAATATCAAATGTTACACCTTCATTATTAGTAATACGTGCAATAACATTTAAATCTTCATCAAATACTTCTACACCAGCGTCATCAACGCTTGGATAACTTACATATAATATCCAACCTCTTGTCTGCATTGCTACTGTATCATCTGGACTAATATCAAACTTGTTATCAAAAACAACTAAAGAACTATGGCTTGGAATAACCTCTTGTGCTCTTTTATAACTATCAACAGGAGAAACAAGTCCCTTAAAACAGCATAATTCAGCAAGAATATCAGCACCTCTAACTATAGAAAAACAACCCTCTATAAGTCTTAAATTAAGTGTTCCGTCTAATGCGTCACAAATATGTTGAATATCGTACATTATAAATATATCTTTTCTTTTATTTTATTTAGTAAAAAAAAGCGAAACCATTTTTGGCTTCGCTTTATTGTGGTGAACTAAAAAAATGTTTTTCTCGAAATATCAAATCCTTGTGGTTTCTTTTTAACCTTTTTAACTTCTTGTGTGTTGTCTTTGTTTTTAATACTGTTGTCTATAAACTGTTCTTCATTTAATTCAAAATCATTATTACTGTCGTCTACATTTATTTGTTCACCTTCATTATTTATTTCACTTTTTGTATTAAATTTTGCAACGTCTTCTTGAATCTGTTCTAAATCATCTTCTATCGGTTTTTCATCTTTAGCCAATGTTTCTTCTAAATACTCATCTGGAAATTCTTCCTTTTCTTCGTATTCTTCGTGTTCTGTACCATCACTCATATTTTCATATGCATTCTTAAACCAATCAGATTCTGTAACTTTTTTATATCTTTCTTTAAAATCTTCTTTCGGTTTCTCTTCTTTGGTATAATACGATAAATCAGTTCTTTTTACATCATCGCTATAATCTTTATTTTTCATTAACATTGGATTCTCGCCCTCATATTCTTCTTCTTTTCTTTTTCCTTTTTTAGATTTCAAATAATCAACTAAACATTTAATATATCCAAGTGCAACAATAGGTAATATAGCACCAGATATGATTGCAAGATAACGCTTCTGTTCTATTACACTTAAATCATTTAATGCAAACAATTCCGACCAATCAGAATATTCTGCAAGGTTGTGATAAGCATAATAAGTATTACCCATCATTTGAAATAACGTCAATATGATAAACAATGACCACACAATAAACTTGTTCATTGCATCTTGAGTTACAACGGTTGCAAGCGAAGCAGCCGCACCAAGTTCAAAAGCAACAGCAAGTGATATTGCTAATATTTCAACGGGATTACTTAATTGGAAAAACTCTACTGTATGTATCATTGATATTATAGATACAAACAGATACAAAAGCGTAAAAGTACCAATTATAAACCAATTTGTTAATTTACTCTTATTCATTATTTCTTCATTATTTTTGTTAATACACTATCTTTTTGTATTTGTTCTAATGTACGTGGAGAATTAACAGCAGTATTCAAGTATAACTGCATAACATCTTCACCGTCAATTTGATTATCTTTCAAAAACTTCAATTCTGTATTCGCTTTTTCTAAATCTTTATAAAGCAAATTAATTGAATCCTTTGCCTCTGATAATTCAACTTTTATCTTTTGTGTATTCTTTTTTGCTGTACAAGAGTTACACATACTCAAAAAAGAACAACAAAATACAACTATTACACCAATAAAAATGTGTTTAATCTCTATCTTTTCCATTCTTAAAAATTATTTATATATAAAAAACAATGTAAGCAACACAATAGATAACACATATATAAAAAGATATATTGTGTTTCTTCTATTTATCTTTCTAAAAAGGAAATCACACGTAACACCATACGCATAATAATCTTTCGTCAAGATTCTTTCATATTTAAACTTGGTTATATCATACAATTCATAAGGAACAAGTTCATTCTGTACGTTTAATACTTCTCTCGATAAAGAACCTCTTTCATATTCATCTAACGAAGTCTTATCCAAAGAAATAAGATTCTCTGGCATTAAATTAACAGCAAAAGCAAGTCTTTTTCCACCATTTACAATATTCCAATTCTTTCTCTTTGCTAATCCGTCTTCGTCTATTTTTCTTATCTGATTACGAAAAAATACAAGATTTTCAAACTCTTTCATATAATCAAATATCATCTTGAAAAAATATGATGGCAACAAATACTTTACTATGCCGAATTTTGAGTGATATTTTTCTAATGTCATTATTTTATATTTTTTTTTACAATACGTATTTTACTGCATATCCATTACCTCATTCAAATCAAATTTTGCCCCAGTACCGTTTCGTTCTTGATTTGCCTCAATTACATCGTGTTGAACAATTCTTCTATATTCAGTAAATGCACTATCTCTTTCTAATTTATCCCAATAATCCCAACCAATTTCTTTGTATTGTGGCGAACCGATAAAAACATTTGCATGAATACAACTCAAAGCAATATCATCGTGACCTGTTTGACAACGATAAATTGTACGACCTTCATTAGAACCAAAGTTAGATAATTCTGCAAAGGTAATCTCACTCGTTGTTATTACCTTATCAATAGAAACATTTTGTTGGAAACTTTCACAATATTTAACCTTCATTTTATTTGAAGATAAATTTGTTCCTGGTTCATAATATAAATCATCTTCTTTTTCCTTATTAAATATTATCATACCAGTCCAATAATTTGCATTCCTCAATAATTTATCCCTTACAACAATACCTTGATTATTCAACTCAATACCAATCCTTACGTTTTCGTAATTAAACAAATCAAAAACAATAGTATTAACGACATCGCTAAAAGTTTCTATGTTTATCGAATTACACCTAAACATACCAATCTGAATAAGAGAAAAGACATCTATCTCTTCCTCTATATTGTTCTTATTCATTAACACTCTATTAAGAGGCATTGGTGCAACCTTAAATATATTACATACATGATAATCTTTTCCAACACCTTTCGAGGTATCTATTCCAAAAACATAATAATTATCGTCTTTCTTTAAATCATCTATATCAGAAGTAAAATTATGTTTCAAAAATATTGGATGCCACGTTAAAAATTGTGAAAAATCTGTTTTTACTTTATGAATTTCTCCTTTTTTGAAATATGTCTTATCTATATTCATACAAGGTATCGCCCTTGAAACAAATTTTGTCTTTATATTATACAATTTCTTTATATCAGAAGAGTTTAATAACAAATTGTCACCCTTAAAAAACTGTAAACCATATTCTTGATTAAAGTCTTCTACAGAACCAAGGTCTGCAATTGTCTTCTGCTTCCACTCTTCATCTCTACCTTTTACTTGCCACCAATCAACTCTCAAAGGATAGAAATTAGAATCTCCCTCTCTTTCAACAGCATCTATTGCACTATTCCATAAGGTATTAAATTTATTCATACCATTTGGTGTTGAAGTAATGATAATTCTACTACCTGGTGTACCAGAAATTGTAGGATATGTTGAACGCCAAAAGTCATCAATAAAGTTTGCAGAAATATGTGCAAACTCATCCATATATAACAAGTCAATACTCAAACCGATAGCAGATTTCTTTGTTGTTGAACGACCAATTATACGACAACCATTATCCAATTTCATTGATTGTACGTTGTTAATCAATATACCCGGCTTCATAAAGAACGGTAAATTGTTCATAATCTGCTTTACCTTATCAATAATTTCTTTTGTCGTATCCAAAATATCACCCAACATCAATACGTTCTTTTCCTTATGGAACAATACAAACCATAAAATAAAGATTGCAGAAGTTGTTGTATTATGTGATAAAACATCCCCTGTATAATAAGAATGCTCACCACTATCAACACTTATATCATACATATAAAACTTATATGGATGTCTTACAACCTCAAGAACAACTTTTGGCTTATCCTTACCATATAAAACTTGACCATATACTAAATCTTTAGCATATACCGTCCTTAAATTTATATCAAAAAATAAATGATTGTCTGCACACTCTATCGACGTTCCATCTGAAAATTTTACCTCATATACTTGATATGGCTTCGTTATATACAAATCTGTTGCTTTATGATAACCATCTCGTGATAAAACCTCTACATCTTCAAGACTTTCATGATACACAAACTTATTATCCATAATAACAGCATTACGAAACATTAAATATTCCGTAAACTGTATCAAATATCCTATTATGGTCTTTAATATTTGCTTCATTTCTCTAAAAACTCTTTACACTCTGCTATAACAGATTCTTTGTTTTTTTTATAATCATTTTCCCATACAACCAATACATCAAAACCTAATGACTCTGCATATTGTTTCTTTTTCTTGTCGTATGCCCACCTTTCTTCTGCTTTCATTTTATTATTTGAAAAAGAATCTTTATCTTTAAAAGTTTCTGGATTATAATGCCAAAAATCTCCATTAAATTCTATTATCTTATTTTTATAACAAAAATCATAAGCATAACATCTACTTTCTATATTATCAAAGACAAAAAATTGTCTATTACCAACACAAGAAAAACAATTTTTTGATTCTATTTTTGTTTCATTTAATAAATTTGATATAAACTCTTTTTCTAAATTAGAAGAAAAACCATCTTGTTTTTTGGGTATTTTTGAGAATAATCCTTGTTTATACATTCCTTCTACTTTTTCAGACCATTTTCTTTGCCTTTCATAAAAACGTCTTTCTCCTTCTTCTTTACCATATTTTTCTATACATTTATCTAATGTAAATGTTCTTTGTCTTTCTGATAATGCTTCTTTTGCGTCTTCTTCTGACATTCCCTGATTTAAATAATATTCTATTTGTGTTGGACCAATCCTATCTTTTAATGATTCTTTTGCAAATTCATGAACTTTATTCTCTGCTTCCTCTTCGCTATATCCCCTTTTTATATAAAAATATTTAGAAAAAGGTGAATTTTCTTTCAATTCTTGCTCCGTATGTTTTGATTTGTGCATTGGATTCTTTTCTCCTTTAAACTTTTCTGAAAACATTTTCTTATACTTTTCATTTTTCATATGTTTTCCAGAATTTTTACTTGTATTTTTATAATCGTTTTCACAATACAAAGGAGCCTCTGGAAATTCTTTCTTATACTCATCAAGAGTTCTGTCTGGGTGCATATTTCTCATCCAAACACCATAAATTCTTGGAGTAACTAATCCATTCCATCTATCAACAACATAATCAACCCCTTCTACACCTTTTCTTAACTCTTCTTGTTTCTGCTTAAAAAGATATTCCTCTCTACAAGACGGTTTACAATATAGTTGAGTTTTACATTTTTGTTCAAATTCTTTTCCGCAATTTGGACAAATAATTATTTTATGTTCTGCCTTCATATTAACTTAATTTTTCATATATTCTATAAAGAAAATTACGTATCCTTACAAGTATATTTATTTTCAATTTTGTTGGCATCTCGCCAAGTTTTATTTTCCTATTATTTACTTGAATATCAGTATTATAAGGGCAACACTTCCCAATTTGACGGCTTGCGAGTACAATACACTGGGGATGTTTTATAAACCCTTCCAAAAGTCCTTGTTGATAATCTCTTAATTTAATACTTTCATATCCAGTTCCAGTTTTTAATTTACAGAATTTATCAGCAAAATATATCGGGTCTGCAGCACATTTACGTAATTCGTCCATTTCTTCCCTTGTATATTCAAAGGTAATTCTTGGTTTTCTAAATGTAATATCATTTTGTAGAAATGGGGAGTTTTTAATTCTGCTTAATTCAATAAAACCATCTTGATATTCTTTAATAACTTGATTAACTTTTTCTGTGGACCAAGCAATATCTTCGTGTCCTTGATTATTTTTATCAAAGCCATCTAATTTAGTAACGTCGATATTAGTAAATGTTCCACCTTTTTTGAAATAGTTAATCAAAGTACATCAATTATTTTATAGCATTTGAAGAATATCTGAATCATCGTCCATTTCGTCTTCGGCACGAATTGTTGTTGCATCAACATCATATTCTTCTACTAAATCATTTTTATTTGCGTGATTTACATATCTTGAAACGTCTCCACGTTCTTTAAGATAATCGCTTCGTTGTTCTTTAATTTCTTCTTCTGTAAACTTATTTTTAGATATTTCTTCAATAAGTATTAACGGGTCTGATGTAATAAAGAACTTTTCTTCTTGATTTGTTTCTTGTGGAAGTTGTTTTGTTTGTTGTTGTGGTTCAATATCCTCTACTGGAACAGAAACATTCTTTTTACCAGAATATGTTGTTTTAAGCATATTATAATCTTGAGCCTCGATTTTTGCCTTTTTATAGGTTTCTTCAAGGAATATCATATAATTTGCTTGTGTTCTTGTAAGTTCAGACATTTGTGAATTAAGGTTACAAAATGCCTCTATAACTTTAGGATTAGTATTTCCGGCATCAATATCTTCCATTATTCTCGCTAAAACGACTTTTGTCATTTTTAATTGGAACAATGTATTAGACATATTGAGCGTATCGAAACTTTTTTTCTTTTCGATATATTCTGGCTTATCAATAACACCAAAAGCAAAATAGAAATCATACATTGACTCTATTAAGTTCTTTGCTTGTGTTTTGAATCGCTTATCTAATTCTGCAATATTAAGTGGTGCTTGTGATTGTGATGGCGTTCTATCTGATTGGCGTATTTGAGCACCAATATCAACTTTTGGTATATCAGGGATAAAGTCTTCCTTATTTTCGTCGTTTTTAGCGTCGAAATCAATTTCTTCTTGTGAATTATCGAATTGTGAAGGATTTATACCCTTCAACAATTCGTCTAATTCATTTCTTAACTGTTTGTCTCTATCATCTGATGGTTTAGTTGCCATTATAGTTCAATTAAGCCCAATTCTATCATAATATTAAGAACGCTTGCTTCAATATTCGTATTAACAAAATCTTCAACAGTTCTTTTTTCTTTCATTTCTGAATCAAAGTAAGTTTTCGTTAAATCAATCTTTTCAACTGTAAAATCTACTTGTTCACGGTCTAAATCATTCAATGCTTTAACCAAACCTTCTCTATCTTCGATTTCAATATCATCTAAAGTTTGAGGGTTTTCTTTACGAGTACCATCTGCTTGTTCTACACCAATAAAACTACCGTTTTCATCAAGAACAGCGAATTTATTGATAATATCAAGACGTTTTTCGTCATATTCCTTTATGATTTCATCTACCTTTTTAGAATTTTTAGTCAAAATGATAGAAAAAGGAACTTTTTGATCTGCAAAATGTTTCAAAACATTGCTTAAATTTAAAATTTGAATGTAATTCATTTTATTATAGATTATTTTTATTATTACAACGCAAATATACCAAAAAATGTTATTTTTTAATAATAAATGAGTTCACCTCTATTTTCCCATTAGGTCTTGTCATCGTTGCTGTTGTTGAATAGACAACTTTACGTGGGATAAAGATGTTTTTTAGTCTAAATTTGCCGATTTTTTCTTTGTGTGTAATAATATCTATAGTGTCTGCTGTTGATAAGTCAAAATTTAGTGTATCTTTTGATACATAGAAGAAAATATCAGTCCAAGTATCGTGATAATGTCCTGTTTTATATAAAATACCACCATTTGATAGAGAATCTTTAAGATATACAGTATCTTTTATATAAATTTTAGTAGTTCCTGTTGCTGCACCACTAATTTTCTTCAATTTAATATTCAAATCATCTATTATTTTCTTTAAATGTGCTATTTCTTTATTGGAACTTGTCTTAAATTCTTCGAGAGTAAGTTCTGCTTGTTTCGTTTTAGCGGCATTTTTGCCACTTTCAGTCTTATAATACACAACAGAATCACTTACAGCATAAAAATTCGTTGTGAGTCTATCTATTTCCTTACTTTGATTACAAGATTTTGTCATAAAAACGGCAACAACAACAGAAAGAGCCAATATAATTAGTTCTTTAGAGTATTTTTGCAAATATTTCAAAAAAAAGTTTATCATACTTTACATATTAGAGGTTATCGCTATAGAAACCAATATCACAGTTATATAAACTCCAACCCAAATCGCTCCAATCATGACATTTTTTCTTTTATTTAGTTATTTTTTTACCAAAATATTTGCATTTGTTAAAAAATATGTTTATATTTGCATTGTTAAATTAAAAAAGATAAAGGTTATGAAAAAATTAGTATTCTTATCGGCAGTTTTAATGGTAATAACATTAATGTCAAGTTGTAAACAAAGTTCTACAGTTATTAATAACATTGACCAATCAGAAAGTTATTGTGGTGAACTTGATAGTTATGAAACTAAGGATATTAAATATGAAGATGCATACTTCAAATTTTTTATATACAAAACAGGAGAAAGGGAAATGATTGATTTTTATCAAAGAACAAATGGTAGTTCAAAAGGAATTTATCTTGGAAATTCATCTAAAGCAGAAATTATAAATTTATTTAAATTTTTAAAAAATTTTGCAGAAAATGAATATTTATATGACACCATACGATTTGATTCAAAACTTTATTATATAGAACATACATATAATAATTATAATAAAGTAACTATTAGAGAAATTATAAAAGACAAAAATTTTAATCCACATAAAGAATGTGGTAAAAAATTACGTGAAAAAGACACAATAAATGACTTTATTATAGATTATATAGATATAAAAAGAGTTTCTGATTGGATAGAAGATTTTGATGGTGATATTATCAACAAATAATAATATTATTCTTCTTTAGATTTATTTTCAATCATAAAAACATCAGAGAAATCAACGCCCATATATTCAGATGGAGGTCTTCTGTATCGGCAATTCCGAACAAGACACTTCATCTTTTCTAATCGTTCTACTTCTAGTTTAAGTTCAGATAAATCGTGAAGAAAAACATCTTTTTCATTACGTAAAGCAACTTTATCGTCTCTATGTTTAGTGACCTCTTCATATAACATATCTATTTTTCTATCTTTTTCTTCTATTCTTCGTTCCCATTCTATAATTCTTTCATCGAGTTTCTTTTCTCTTTCATCTAATTTAGCGTATACTTTATCGTATTCTTCTTTACGTTCTGTAAGTTGTTTATCACAATCTTCTTTTGTCGTTGTAATTTGTGCTATAGCAGCCTCATATAATTTTTTCCATTCTTCCCCTTCAAATGCTTCGTTTTCTAAATGTGCATGTTTTTTTTGGTATTTATTCATAAGGAATCCTCCGCCTGCAAAAGTAACAATTATAGTTATAACTTGTGGTAATATTTCTAATATATAATCTAACATAATAAAAATTCTTTAACAGAATTATTTATTCTAAAAAAATCACCTCAAATACTTCTCTAAATCATACAGTATCAATATATCAGAGACTGTTCGACCAAATCTTATCTCCTTATCAAATCCTGCAAAATGCAAAAATGTACCTATTTTCATTTGTTGTATAGATAAATCGTTATCCAAAGCATAATGATAACTCCAGTTTTCTTCTAACGAATACAAGTCATCAAACACAACTTCTTGAGATAAATCTTCCACACATTCTTGTTGTGCTTTTTCATACATAAGGTCAAACATTCTATATGCTTTATCTGTTGCTCCACCCAATATACCAGAGCACATTACACAACCATTTGATAATTCTTTTGGATAATGTTTATATGGTGCTTGAGTTTTTTCCAACATTCTTATATTTTCAGAATACAAATCAAAACCATCATCTACCTTAAATGTTGGCATTACAAATATATCCAAATCAACGTGTAAAAATGGTTTTCTCTGTAATGTATATGTCTTTAGTTTTGGTATATTCCAATATCTTCTATCCCAATTCCAATCAAAAAAATCAACGTCGATAATATCATCAAACGGTAAATGTTCAAAATCTTCCCTACAATCTGTATAAAGTATCGTGTTGTTCTTTGTATGTTTTTTCATAGAACCAACAGCAAGAGTAGCCAATTTCATAGTTATATCTGAAATTGGTTTTAATTTATCTATTTGACAGTATGTATAAACTATATTCACTATTTCAATATTATTGACTTATACCAAACACCTTTCTTTCTACCACTTGAAGAAGAACTTGCATTTTCTTTCATATACATAAAGTTTATACCAACAACATTTGTTTTATCAAAACCAGATGAGGGTAAACTTAAAGTATATGTAACAGAATCTTCTGTCTGAGGAGAATCATTGTATTTTTCATGGTTAAATGTATGATTTGCATCATCTTCTTTATAAGTAGTTACACTACCATTTCAATCTACTAATTGTACGTATAATATTAAATTGTTGTTATATGTTGTTATTTGTGTTGTTGTTGCTGAACGTGTATTATATCCATTACGCACAAGACATGTCGTAGAAGATGTATTTGTATAATTAAATACTTTTGCTTTTATATCTAATGTAGTTATATTTGTAAAATCTATACCACTACCAAAACGATATTCTAAATGTCCGTGCTGACCAGAACTTGCAGAAGATGGTTCATTACACATTGCATATACTTGACCAAGTTCTATATCACAAGGGTAAGTATCTGTTGAAGCCTCTGTACCAACAAGATAATATCCGTCAGATGCCGTATTAAATTTAGATTGTGTTTTACAATCGTCATAATAATAGATATTATACGTAGGAACAAAAGTCCAACCGTTTGTTCTTGCCGTTGATATATACGATTGACATTGAAAATCATTAGAAGCAAGATACCAAGCAGAATCAGCAAATCTACATTCGTGTGCTGACGTTGTTGATAAGTGTGATAAAATATCTCTTGTACGACGTTTTTTTTCAACTTCCTTTATAATTTCTTTATTTACTATCAAAGTATCGTTAGAAGCCTTAAAAATGGTATCTGTTTTAACCAAATATTTAATCTTCTCCTTCCATTTTATATAATAAACAGTATCTGCCTTTGAATAAATATAAACACTATCCTTCAAATAAACACTATCCTTTTCGACCTTGCTCAAATAAACGGTGTCATAATTGTTTACATATTCAACCTTTTCTACTGTTTTGCATCCATTGAATGTCAAAAGAAATGTAATGAATGCAACAAACATCAATATCAATAATATTCTCTTAAATGTTTCCATTTGTATAAGTTAATTTTTATGTTTTAAAAAAAAATACGACTGACCAAAAGGCTCTCCTCGTCCTAATTTTCCCAGCCGTATTTTTTATTATAAGTTATCGAAAATCCAACCAATCGCCTGCTTTGCAGTTACCATAGCCATCAATGCCGCATCATTACGTATCATATTTAGAACAGTGTTGTGGAATGCGATATGACATCCGCCATATGAAGTTACAACTTGCAATTTGCTTATTACAAGCTCCACTGAATCCCTCGACAACAATCCACAATATGACAACGATATGTCGTTTGAAATATTACCGCAGGAAATTATGTCGGTAATTCTGGTATTATATCTGACAATTGCCGATGATGTATCTATACCGTTAGGCATATTAGGAATGGACATAACATTTAATTGGTAGAATGGGATATTGCCAGTGGCTGCCTGATAATTGTTATATGCCGAAGTTGAATTACATCCATACATATAGTTTACTGATGACGCTGTTGTACCAGATATGTTAAGGCAATTCAAACTATTGTATTTCAATGAGAAGCAATCCCTAAACAAACTATTATAGTTTATTGCGGATGACGGAAATGAGGATGATAGATTCCATATCACATCCTCCAAATAGTAACAACCGTTAAATGCCCCACTGTAGTCGGTACATATGGACAAATCAACATTGCTCAAATCGACATATGTCAAATCTTCTCTATTCTGTGAGCAAATGTTTGATATTGATGGTGGCTGTATTGGATTAGGAAACTCCAATCTTTTAATTTTTGTGTCGTTAAACATATAAGACATTATTACGTTGCCTGCTGCCCTTTGATATAAACCACTTGTGTCAAACTCTTCCAAACTTGTACAAAGTCTGCATAATGAGTGGAAACCAGATGATTTGACTTTCCAACCCTTTACAGATTTCAAGTTAGTGCAGGCGAATGTGCCAGTTTGGTTGTTTGCATATTGACCGAATGTAGATGTGGTTGTTGCATACGCACCCTTTCCAATCTTCCAGTTGTCGCTAAACCTTACTGATACGAGTTTATCAGCTTCTGCTTGACTTTGATGAGAAAACATATATGAATATGATGATATGTAGTAACCATCTGTGTAGTATCTCCAATAGCCATTAGCATCAGTAGGTACTGTTATTACCTGAAGCCCTGGCGTAATATAATCATTTGTGTATGTCAACTCAAAAGTCAATGTGCTGTTTGCAACATTGCAATACCCTTCTATGTATTGTCTTCTTGATTGAGCCATCAAATTTGTCTTCCATCCGCTCATAACAATTATAACATTTTTACAATTACACCGTTTCCATTTTGAAAACAGAAACTATAAGTGGCGTTTGCCTCTATTGTTACGTCACCTTGCCATTTTGTAATACTACTCAAACCAGTATTATTCCTTATGTCACCACTTGTAGTTGAGGTAAATGTGCCGTTATATTCGGCAGTACCAGGATTTGCCGGAAGTGCAATAGTTGAGTAGTTAATTGTGCCCAATTCGTTAAATGAGCCTGATACCAATGTCGCTGTTGATGAAACAGGTGGTGCTATCTGTAACCATCGGGCGTCACCATCTGACCTTTTTAAAACTTGATTATCTGCTGTTGCTGCCCCTGTTGTAATATATAATGCTCTAACCGCTAAACCATTTGTAAATACTCTTGCTAATATTAAATCCGCACTATCACCATTTGTCCTGCCAATACTTAAATTTGCTCCAAATTTCTGTAAAAAATATGTTTCGTAACCATTTGATGGGAAATTTATCTTTATCGACTCAGACATATTCAAAGCACCTGTCATAGTGTCTCCAGACTTGTTCACTTTGTTTGGCATGTCAGCAACAAGTTCCGCTATCTGACGGACTTTTGTAGCATTGATTCCGCTGTTCAGTGCGTCTATCCACTCTTGCGAGAATTCTGTATCATTAAGAGTCATAAGCAACGCCCATACAGGGGCTGTCGTCTCTGTCTGTGCCACTGAACAAAAGTACTTTGCTGCCGGAAATATCAAGTCGTATGTATGTTCCGGCAATGTACTATCTGCAATATCATCGATAGTATCAGTTTGCTCGACAACAAACTCCATAACTGCATCTACTTTAGAAGGCATATTTTCAAAGAATGTAACAAATATTACTCTCTTTCCTTCGTGCACTGTCTCTGAGTCATCATAGAAGTACAATGACATCTTCGTTCTGAAAGTTGTCTGAATCAAGTCTGTCTGATTGCCATCAGGAAGATTTATTTTTCCCCATCCACTTCCTGTCTTTATTCTTTGGTATTTAATGCTGTGTGCGTAGAAGAAGAACTTCGACTCATCTGCGAGAACTATAGTGGTATCATTTGTAGACACATAGACTCCTGATGCACTACCACATTCATGCACAACGCCGTCTTTTACCTTGTACCACGGACCTATTTCAAGGCATGTCACTGTTCCTCCAATCAAACTCTTGTAGGTAGATGACTGCACTGCGAATGGTGATGTAAAATCTTGATTTGCAAGAACTGGCTGGTTTGCATTTCTCTGGATTGCTTCCGACATTTGTGTGTTTGTCACAAGTTTGTCCATAGTAGATGCAGACTCTGGTATAACCTCTTGAATGTCAGATATATTACCACGTATGTCAGAATGCGTTGAATTGTCGGTGTTATGCGTTGATATTGCAGATCCGATAGAACCACTTGTAAGTGATTTTATTTTGCTCCACACTCTTATAAGACCTTCCTCATTTAAAATATCATTTAACATTTCTTATATTATGTTTTTTTTACACACAAATTTCGTCTATTCTTTCATTAGTAATATAAGATATATATCCTCCTAACGATTCATATCCGTTTTCTGTTTTAACGAAATTGGTTGACGGTGGATAAACACCTATAATAGTTTCTGGTGTAAAACCATCATATACATCTACTGCTTCTTGTATAGAATATACATCACCAACATTAGCATTATCTGGTAAATCTTCATACGTTTGAACTTCTCCAGAAAAGTTCATTTTTTTCAATATAGAAATTCCGTTTACTTTTACATCTGTAGAAATTAAATCTATATATCCAATAGAAGATATTGTTAATGGATTTATTGTAGATGTTATTTTTGAACTACCATTTCCAAATTTTATTTCATCTAATACTTCTATATTGATAGATTTTAATTTATCTGTATATAAAGTATACGATTCGTTCATTGTCATTCTTCCGTGATGCATAGCAATAGCAGCCGAATGTGTTACATTTGCATCTACAGTTGTTAATTCAGAAGCAATTATTGCTGTATAGTTTCCTAATTTATCATTCGGATTACCACCATTTGAAGATAATATAGTATTATAACTACCTGTAATTTGTGGATTACAATTTGATGTTGAAACTAAATTATAATTACCTAATATTTGTGTGCCACCTGTTGTATTAGAAGACAACACAGTATTGTATACGCCATTTATATCTGAACCACTATTAATACGACTTGATAAAACAGAAGTATAATTACTGATTATATTCACTCCACCATCCAAAAAAGAAGATGATATTTTAACAAATTCACCAGCAATATACGGTGCAATAGTTTCTGAACTATCAATAGAAGAAAATTTTAGAAAATTATATGAATCATCAATATATTTACCTATATAAAGATTAGAATGTGCATAGGTTGTTGATATAGATACATATTCAGAAGACTCTTCATTATCTGTATCTTCACATATAGTAAAAGCAGAATTAAAATTTACAGACGAAAAAGTAAAATATTTATGAAATTCTGCTTGAGAACCATTTTGATTATTTCCAAAACCTCCATTTGTTATATTAACAGATGAAAAAGTCGAATAAGATTGTTTATAGGAACCAGCAGTAATATAAGATGTTAAAATCAATGAATTATTACCATTCATTACAAAACCGCTTGCATTTGTTAATAAAAGTCCGACTTTTTCTCCTCTCAAATCGAAAGCAGATATATCAGAACTTATTATTGCAGATTGACTTAAATCTTCTGTTGAACCATCTGATATATTTGATGTTGTAATAAAAGATTTACTTCCATACATGCCAACAGAATGTATATCAGATGCAAAAATAGCAGAGTCATTGAAATAAAATCCCATACCTGACGCACCTAATCTGTTTGCTGCAAGGATAGAACGAAATGCAGAAATATACGAATTTCCCTCGAAAATATTGTTAAAAAATGATGTATAAGAACCATCATATCTTATTTGATCATTAAAGACATTGGAACTTATAAGTGTTGACTTACTTTCTGAATATGAACCAATATATGTAACAGCAGAATTACTCATCTCGTTACCTATAATAACAAGAGACTTTCCTTTTATTCTCATATGCTGTAAATCATCTGTAGAATAGTTTGCAGATATTAAACTATATGTAATATCTCCATAATTTAACAAACCAGAAGATCCAGAACCTTGCGTTGCTGTTGACGTTATCTGTGTTTTATTTGCAATAAAAGCAGAATATGAAAAACCATCAAGTTTAATATTTTCAGATGCTATTAATGCATCATAATTATTGTAATTACCTATATTTATATTATTACAACTTATAATAGAAATATTACTACTCCTTTCATTTTCTATAGCATCTGGTGCAACTATGGTATTAGAAGAAAGTGCTGTTGATTCTGGTATTAATAATAAAATAGAATCTGCTCCATCTATATAACCTTGTCTTGTTGGTCGTATTGATGTTTCAAATCCAGTTCCACCGTGTTTCCAAATTTCTTCTTTTGTAATTGGTCCTAATGATTCCCACGTACATGGAGGGGTATCATCTATACAAACATACTCTGAAAATTCTTCGCTTCCTTCTAAACCAACAAGATACACATCTCCTTTTTCTGCATATGGTGGTAAATCTTCAACTGTATCAACTCTACCTTTAATATTAAATACACTCGGAATTTTCTTAAAAGATACATTGTGATTTTCATCAACATATAATATATCTCCGATATTCGCTGATTCAGAAGCAGTTATGTTTTTTAATGCTGTTTGTCTATCTGCAACGTCTGATAAATTGGCAGATTTTAATAAAAAAGAATTTGATAAGTTTAGCATTACAATATCAACATATCTTGTTGAACCACCTTGTGCCGTTTGTATAGAAATATCAGAACCTTCACCATCAAATTCAGTACCATCTGTAATAAATTTATATATTCTGTTTGTTCCTGAACAAGCAACAAAAGGCTCATCTTCACAAAGACATTGGTCTTCGATTACTTCTTTATTTGGATAAACGTGTATTGTGCTTATTGGTAATCCATCGTCTGCAATACCAAATTGAAACCAATTTGATTTTTGTCCCCAATCTGAATCAGCAACCGTATTTCCATAATATTGATACAACGAACCTTTAGCAACAACAATATAATTTATTTTTCTTCTACCCTCTGTAATAGATATAGGTTGAAAATCAGACCATCTTGATTCTGTAATATAAAAACCTCTTACATCGTTAGAATCAACAATAGCATAATTTTCATTTTCGTGTTTTAATATATCTGGAAATTTAACTCCGTTGCTCATTATGATACAAATTATTTAAAAGTAATTTTTGTTCCTGTTCTATATGAACCTCTCGTTGTTGATTGATATAAAACATATAAAACAGAATGTCCCCATTGATTTGTAAAGTTATATGTACCAACATTTTCAAATGTATCAGCGATTGGTACACCGTGCATAAACACTTTTGTAATATTTCCCCAAGAAGCAGGATAAGCAAAATATGTATAATTTGCTACACTTTTATTCTCACTATCTGTAACAAAAGATATGCCTTTACCAATAAAATCATCAGATAAAACGTAATTAAGATTATCTATAACACTTTGTGCATTTGTACTATCATTTTTAATATCGTATACACTTGAACCAAAACGTACAGAATTTCTACCATATACAGTAAAAGTTCTTACTGTTTGTGTTATAGGTGTTACATCTATATCTTCATCTGTTGCAATAGTCCATATATAAGAACCCTCTTCTATATTAAATGTTTTTGTTGCTTCCGTCGCCTCTATTGGACTTTCTTCATAAGCAACAGTTGAATCGAAACCATTACCATCAATATATGCCGAATCTAAATTGAAATTTGTTGAAAATACAGCATCAGAAACTGTTACTGGCTGACCAACCTCTAAACTATCACCATCTTCCGCATAAGCATTTTCAAAATTAATATAAAATTCATCAAACATATTTGGTGAGAATATCTTTTTAACTACATCAGAAAGAGTTTCACCGTTCTTAAATACATCTCCCTCTTTGACACCACCGATAGTATAATAACTTGTTATATCAGAATTGATATAAGAATCACCACTATTAGAATCTAATGGCAACCAAACACTACCATTATATCCCATAAAGTGACCAATGCTGGTATCAAATATTATATTACCTACCGTTTCATTATTCGATTGACCTAATATCAAACCATTTGTTACAAATAAATCGCCTTCTCTATTTGTACCAAATACAAGAGAATTATTCTGTATTACGTTCAAATGTGCGTTATTTGTCGAATTTATTGCAAAATCATCGTCTGCAATTACCTTAATAGAAAACACATTCTCAAAATTTGAAATTTCATTATGTATTTCTTTCGCACCAAATGTATCTATTGAAGATAATACTTGTGTTGCTTTTACTGGCAACGAATTAACACCATTAGAACCAATTGCATTATTATCAAAATAAGCATAAAAACTTAAATTTGGAGAATAATCCAAATCATTAGAAGATGCTATAATAGCAATATCTGGCGTTTGTGCTTTATTTTTTGCAGAATAGATTCTTAAATTTATATTTTTTAACGCATTATTATTAGCATCAAAGTTTCCATATTGTTGTATATCAACACTTCTACTCGTTGTATCTTCACTTAAATATGTAGCAGAAACAAATTTTTTCCCTTCACCAACTTTAAGTAATGTTCCCTCTGTAACAAGTTTTAAATCTACTTTTGCTTGTATTTTATTATTATTAATTTCCCAATATATTGTATTTGTATTCTCTACTTTTGCGTTTTCTCTATTAACGTCAAAATCATTTACAGATAAGAAATTCTTTATTGCATCATTCAAATAAATTTTATTTACAGCGTCTAAATCATCAACTGGTGCATTTATTTTTATTCTACCATTATTGTCTCTCATTACAAGAGAATTAGAACTATATTCTGCACTATATGTCAATCCATTTTTAATAACATTATTGTTATCTACAATTAAAATGGTGTTGGTTTTTGTGAAATCAATATTAAATTCTTTTATCTGTTTTATTCGTATCATCGGACTAAAAATACTTTACGCTTTTATTTATTTATGAAAAAGCATATAGTATTTTCTACCTACCAAATAACATTCAAAGGTAATCTTTTTTTTACTCTCGCTCTCCAAGCATCAAGAGGTATTCGCTTTTCCTTGTCAAAATGACCATTTAATCTTATTTTCCAATATATATCACAAGTTAATCCTAAATGAAAACAAACATCACCTAAATGTACATCTTCTACACCCCAATAACCCTCAATAGATGTATCAAAAAGTTCCCCTTGGAAATCTAATACTCGATTTATTGCAGAACGTCTCATATATAACCCACAAGAATAAAATCCATTATGTAAATGACCATACACTTGGTTATATTTCTTAAACCATTTTGGATCGTCTCTTTCGTCGTCTTCAACAGGAAATAATACAATATCTTTTTTTATTTTTGTAAACCCATTACAAAATGTTTTAATAAAACGGTCTCCGTCCATAAAAATCACATCTGATTCAGAACGAGTATTTTTCAATCCTAAATTTCTGCAAGAAGAAACCTTTCTACCATCTTCTTTATTAAAATCAGTTGTTACAAAAAATTCATTAAGTGATTCTAATATTTTATCACTTCCGTCTGTACAACGGTCCAATACCCAAACTCTACGAGCATTTGGTAAGCACCGTTTTAAACTCGATAGCATTTTTTGTATACTATCCTTTTCGTTTTGCCCTATAATTACAATATCAATCATATTCAACTAAAATGGCGTTCCTTGTGCTTGAACATATTTAGTAGAACTTAACCACCATTCTTCTGAATCCCAAATAAGAGTCACCATGCATCTTTCTAAAGAATTTCCTATAGTAAAATCTACATTATCTGGGTTGTTTACTGGTGCAAAATCTTCTGATTCAAACATCAAGTCTCTGTTCCCTATATTATCTTGTATTACTTTTACGTTTATAGTTATTGATTTGTTATTTGGCATTGTCGGCAATGTTACAACTGTCATATTTGATGTTAAATTAACAATCAACATTTCAGTTAATTCCTCTAATGTTGGTGCAATATTATCATCATTAGAAACAATTACATTTGTATATTTTTTATCTGTAATTATCTCATTTGTATCTATATTACGAATATAAGTAACATCAGATTTTTCTGCAACTTTATTGTTACAATTTATCATTACAACATTATCAAATGTATTCGTATTACCACAACCAGAAATTATTGCAGAATTATTACCACGATTTAATGAATTCAACGAGAATACATAAGAATAATCTGCATTGTTTATATTTCCACAACCAGATGTATACGAACAATTACCAAATGTTATATTTGATTTACCTTCTGTATGAGAGGCATTTCCTGATGTAGAGTTTGTTATACCCTCAGTATGGATTCCAATTCCTGAATTATAACTTAATACATACCAAGTTTTAGTCAAATCAATTGGCTTATTGGTAGTATAAGTTTCAGTAAGAGAATCATATCCAGTTATCTTAATGATATTTGATTCATTACCGTTGAATCCAAGATCTATATTGTCAGGATCGTCTGTAATAAATGCAATATCTTGAATGAATAAACCATGTTCATGTAATCCAACTGGAACTATATAATAGCCACCTTGATTTTCTGATATATTCAATTCAAATGAAACACCAAGACCTTCTATACTAGATGCAGTTACATTTATAGAGCGATTTCCAATACCGGACATAGAAATACTTCTTGAATTATTCAAAATATTTTCTTCACCAGACATAATAAATCTAGAAGAACCGTCAAGAGATTTATTAACACACCCAAATATAGCGGCACCTGTAACATTTTCAATAGTATGACCGTATCCAGATATTGTAGATAGATTATTCCACCCAGAAAATCTAAAATCTGTACCAACAATTATACTTGTTAAAATTGATATATCTTCATTTTCATCTATCTTTCCAAAGTTATATCCAATTAAACATGCACCAGTTATAGACGTTATGTTATTATTATAACCATTTACAACAGATTGAATTATACTATTTATCGTATTATTAGATCCACTAAATAACGCCTGGCTTGCAGAGTCAATCGTATTATTATTACCAGATAATACAGAACCACTAACAGATGTTGTAATTGTATTTGTTTGACCAATAACTAAAGAAGAATACAAGTTATTCGTTGTATTATTATTACCAGATAATATAGAAGAGCCTGCAAAATTGTTTATTTTATTTAAAGTACCTGATACAAAACTACTTTGTGTATTATACACAACATTATTACTACCTGATACTAATGACGCACCATTTGAAAAATCATTTCCAGTATCCCTCATAGTATTGTTTTCACCACAAATAAGGTTATTACTCATATAATAACTTGATTCGTTTGTGTTTTCTAACAAGTTATTATGACCAAACATAGCACACCCTCTTAAATCAGTATGCTCCCAATCTGTTGCACGAGAATTCATGTCGTATCCAACAATAGCATTACCAGAACCTCTAACTTTAGAATTACTAGAAACAATCAATGAAGATGACGTATATTGAATGTTAAGATTGTAACCTACAACAACTGAATAATTAGAACCATATGATATAGTTGAATTACCAATATTCAATATTGACTTATAAATAGAATTAGATGTCTGACTTCCCTCTTTAAATTTTATATAATTTAAAGCTGCAAAACTATATACTATTTCTCCATAAACTCTATACGTATCTTCCGGCTGTCTATATACATCAGAACTACCAGTTACAAAACTACCAACAAATTTATTTGCATATAACTCGATACCGGTTACTACAGAAGACGTTACATTGTTTATCTTATTTCCAGCACCAGAAACAACAGATTGAGATATTTGACCTAAAGGATCATCTATATTAGATAATGTATGACCATAACCTGTAATTAAACTATGATTAGCATTATATACCTTACAAGAATTTCCCAATACATACGTTTCAGGAGAATTATATACCCTATTTAAACTTCCTGCAATTAACGTACCGTTGTTCGGATAATAAGTAGGCTTTGTATAATTTAATTTATTATTTATACCAAATATAGCAATACCACCAAACCATTGCCTATTATTAGAATCAAAAGTCTGATTTAATTCATGTTCTGAACCAACAACAATACTACAATTAAGTATAGTGTTATTAAAATTAGATGCTTGATTATTATAACTTTGACCAACGATAACACTAGAATGAGAAGTAATCCTATGATTACTTCCAACAGAAATTGTAGAATACGCATATTCAATTGTTGGATTATAACAATTTAATAGAGAATTTTCAATACCAGTTGTTGTTGCGGTAAACATATAATAACAACCAAGTAACGCACTAGATGTTATATAAGGGAAGTTATTATCACCTCCATATGTTAATAATACAAGTCCTCCATTTATAGTGTTATCTGTCTTAAAATAATTTGATGATATAATTGAACTTATCGAAGATCCAACTTCATTAAAAGAACCTGTTATAATACTATTTGATGCCGAGTTTATTGTGTTTTCTGAACCTTCAACAAAAGAACAACTTATATTTTGTGCTTTATTTTTATAACCGGTCAACATAGAACATGTTGATTGTGCAGACGTAGAATTTCCTATTGGTTCTACAGAATTTTTCTTTCCAAACAAGAAAGTATTATCTATAGAAGCAGATATAATTTTATTATCATCTCCAAATAAGAAATTTGATTCTGAACTAGTATAATTAGTTGATTGTAAACTTATTGCTTGATTTCCATAACCAAACATATATAATCTTTCTCCACCAGATGTATAAGATGAATTACAATCACCAAATATTATCTGCATTCTACCATTATCAACATTATTACCAGTACCACTAATAAATCCGTATGAAGTTCCGTAAATATTATTTGCTGTTCCAAATACTGTTGTTAAGTAAACACTATTACTTGGATTTCCAACATAGTTTGTAGTACCAAATATATTTGAATATGATACATTTTCAATATAATGGTTTACACCCATTATTGAACTGAATGAAATATTCTTAATATAGTCTCCACTACCAGCATAACCATCACCCCATATAAATGAATATGCAGAACTATCTATTTCCAATCCAACACCAAAAACAGATAAATTATGACATGAACCAGTAATCGTATTTTTTGTACCAAAAACAAATTGATAATTTCCACTTGTATTTAAAGTATTTTCAATACCAAATACATATTGTGCCTCATAATTTGTTGTATTTTTACATCCAACAACCAAAGAGTATTGACCACCTACATAGTTATGGCTACCAAAAATAGTAGACATTTGTGACGTATTTGTGTTCTTACAACCATACACAACACCTAATTCACCATAATTGATATTATTTTGACCACTAACATGACCCAAAAATGCAGTATTCCAGTTTCCTTGCCCCTCGATATGAGCAATATTACCATAATTAACATTGCTAACACCCTCTATATGTGATGCATATGCAGTACAAGCTTCAAGCAAGCACCATTCTTTAGTTACATCAATTTCTTTACTTAATTGTACAGTATAAAATGATCTTTGATTTTCACTTCTCCAATAAGGATGAGTTTCTATTTTTACAGCACTACCACTACCAGGATCTATAACACTTGTTCTTCCTATGGCAATATACATACCTTCCCTAATAAGATAATTATAAGAACTCATTGTAATATCGCTATTAGAAGAATCATAAAATTCTATTTCATATACATTATTGTTTACATCATACTCTTTGAATTGTAATCTTAGACCACCAACACCTTCTATATGACTAAACGACGTATATATTGATTTATGACCAACACCTTCAATATGTAAATTTCTTGTAGAACCAATAATATAATTATCTTCACCCTCAACAAACGTACTTCTTGTTGTTCCACTAAGATAATTACAAGCACCAAGTACAACAGAATTATGAGTATTTTCACCTATATGATTCCCATAACCAGCAATTATTGCTGAACGATATGAACCATTAGTAATTATATTGTTTATACCAGATAAAATAATATTATTTTGGCTACCATTATTAATTGTATTGTAACAACCGTTAATAATTGTAGAATAACAAACACCATCTGTTATATTATTAGTACACCCATTAATTATCGTAGCAGTTCCAGCATTTTTAATTTTATTACTAATACCACCTACAATTGTATTATATCCTATATCTGTACCACCCCAAGTTTTTTTCCATTCAGACAAATCTATTTCGTTTGAACATCCTGTTAATATACTATTAAATTGAGAATAATAAGAACTATTATTTAAATCTTCTTCTTTATAATAATATCCTTTAATTCTTGAAGAAGATGAATTTAATATATTAGAATACATTGTTTCGCCAGAAACATCACAATATGATGATGTAACAATTGCATTAAATTGAAAATGATTACCTGGATGAAGTGTATCTAGAGTATCACCAATACGAGATTGTGTTGTAGAAATTAATGTAGAATAATTACATTTTTGATAAATGTCAATAAAATTAGATGTTAATACCGTCGACCAATCACTCTCATTTGTAGCAATAGCAAATCCGTTTATAAAATTATAACTACCATTTATTTTGTTTCTATAGTTTCCATTATCAATCCAACCAGATGCAAATATAACATTATGTCCTACCGTACTACCATTTAAAGGTTCGATTTTATTATAATCACCAAAAATAAAATTTGAAGCATCATAATTCGTTGGATAATTACCTCTAATAATATTACTATTACCACTTATAAAATTTAATGTAGATGTTTGAATTTCACTAGAAAAAGCATTTATCATAATAGAATCACATGCAGCATTTGTAATTTGATTTGTAGCACCACCAAAAATCAAACTTCTATGTGAACCATTAGTTATTAAATTATGATTACCTAAAAATATTCCACTTATATCTACGCCATTATTAATTCTATTCCAATTACCATATATTATTACTGCGTTTGTTGCACCTGAATCTATTTTATGATTACTTCCTCCTAATATTGTATTAAATTGTCCAGCACTATCTGTAATATTACTACTATCAGAAGAAATTATAGAATGAAAATTATTGTTATTAGACAAATTCTTTATATTACAACGATTAGAACCCAATATTAAATTAAAGTGATGACTGCCACTATCTATATTTGATGAAGCAGATACAATGATACTAGAAAACCTTACTGCTGCTTCTATATTAGAATTTACTGAATTAAATACATTTGAATATTCACAACTACCACTTATAACGATATTTGAAGATCCTAAAATATTAGAAAATTGAACACCATCTTTTATTTGACTTGAATAAGTATTTAATACACTATTAAAACCACCGGTAGATGTTATCTTTATAGTATTACCATGAAAAAAACCATTATGACCATATACAGTATTTCTATTTCTACTGTCTGCTGTCAAAAGAGAAAATGTTCCATCTCCATTTGGATAAAAATCAGTATGTCCACTAATGAAAAGGTTATATGCATTTCTACCACTACAATAAACATTATTATTAGAACCAGCAAGAATACTAGATTGTATTTCTCCATATACTGTATTACTTATACCAGATATTATATTATTATTAGAAGAATATGTTGTTGTATAACCTTGCTGTGATACAGTAGATTTATATGTTTTATTATATGTACCAAAAACAAAATTAACATAACCATTTATCTCATTTCCAATACCATGAACTGCACTACTATACGAATCAACGGTATTTTGTTGACCTGTTACAGTTGTTGCTATTGCACTACCTTTAATTTCATTATTAATACCTTCTACATGAGATGCGTATGCTCCCTCACTTATCTTATTATTTATACCCTCTGCATGAGAATATTGTGTTCCACCACTTATTGTATTACCATGTCCCTCTGCGTGTGAACCATATGCTCCATCTTCAATTGTATTCAAAAAACCTTCTGCGTGTGAACCATATGCTCCATCAACTATCTGATTTCCACCACCTTCAACGTGTGATTCGTGACAATCTCCACTATCATCAGCATTTCCAATTGTGTTTCTTGCTCCCTCTGCAAAAGATTCTGGTGCTGTTGCATTTATTGTATTCAAATAACCAACATTTACAGAACGTCTTGCTTCTGTATAAGAGCCAAATTCTTTAGCATTTATAGAACTTACCCCTTCTCCTCTTTCAAAAAGTTCTTCTTTTTGAACAGGACCTATATTTTCAAACTTGACAGGATTATCTTCTAAACAAACATATTCATCAAATTCTGCACTTCCTTCTAAACCAACAAGATAAGTATCTCCGATTTTAACATTTTCTGTAGGCAAATCATCAACAGTATCAACCCTACCTGATATTTGCATAGGATTCGTTATATTGTCAAGTTTTATTTTGTATTCATCAGTAAAAACATTAGAAGAGATAAGTTTTGGCTTACCATTTTCTATTATATTAGTTAAAGCAGATTGTTTCTTTGCCATAGTTAAATACTCGTTTTTTATTATTTATTATATTTGATCCCTCAATATCACAGGCTCATATATGTGAATATAAAGTTTATCAGAATCTACAATTGAAGCAACATTTTGCAAAACACGATTTGTATCTGCGTCAAAAATAGAACTATATCCACCATCTTCTTGTAAATAAACATAATCGCCTACATCTCCATTAACAGACGGAACTTCCAATACACCACTTAAATATACAGTTACATTTTCTCCCTCTGCAACACTATCCAATATAAATCCATCTGCCTCATTATCTGTTTGTGTTGAATCGGCTTTATATACTTTTCTATCATTTACAATATGAACAAAAGAATTGGCAGTAAGATTTTCTCCTGCAACCAATTCAACGGTAACACTTCCACCACCAGGTGTTGGTGTAGGACTTGGTGATACTCCACCACTATCTCCATCGTTTACAAGATAATCAAATGTTATAACATCATCTTCGTCAAGAATAAACCCAGCATTTTGTGTATTCCAAACAAGTTCGTCACCTTGTTCTATATTTTCAAATGTTTTTGCAGTATTTACTTTATTGAAATAGCAGTCTTTTGTTTTCCCAACAACAACAGATACTCCATTAACTTTTACAACAAAATCACTTTTCTTTCTTGGTTCTTCACTAACAATAATACCAGTTAAGAACGGAACATTTGGATTTCGTCTCATATTGTTTGCGATAGAACTTGATATATGTCTTTCATTATCTGCATAAGATAAACGAACAGATGTTGATTTAACAATATCATTAACAGTTTTGCCAATATAAGCATACAGAGAAACTTTTGTTGGCGTTATATCTTCTGGTAATTCTTTTGTGAAATAAATTACACCAGAAGCATATTGTAAAGAATAATATTTAGGTTCTATTTCAACACCATTTTGGTCATAAACTTTTATACGATAATTTTCACCATAATACGGACTTACAACATTTGTTATATATTGTTTTTGACCTGAAACTCTTTTGTATGCCTTATAAGAAGAATCTTTATCTTTTTGTATTAATTCAAGAGAGCCATTACTTATATACTCAACAACACCATCTTCGATAGCAATACTTGGTTCTGCATTTATATAACCAACCAAAACGTGACTACCGTCTAATACAATACCACCACCAATTGCTTCATCGTATTCTTCTGTATAATTAGATGTGCTTGCAACACCCATAATGTTTTTGTATGCAATTAGATTTTTACCATACAAATATTCTATTTCTTTATTAAATCTATCAACAGCAGTACCTATTGTTGTTTTTTCTGTAAAATCGGTATTGAATCCATCATTATATCCGTCTTTATTTTCGCTTTCACCGATACCCAATGTAGATTCTACTTTCCAATTATTTTCTTCGGAATTATATACATAAGTTGTTCCAGTCTCCTCGTCAACAATATATGTACCGTCGTCTGGTGTTATAAACTCATATCCTTGTGTCAAGAAATTATATTGTGCTATTTGTCCATTATGCTCACCATCTGTTATAACATATCTACCATATCTTTCTGCTGGGTTTGGCAAATCATCTTCTGTAACAAACTTTAATACTGCTCCATTCCAATTAACTACTTCGGAAATAGAAGGCGTACCACCTCCACCACGACCAGTTAAAGATAACCAACCAAGATTTTGGATATATCCATATAAATCAATCTCTGGATGGTCTGAATTTCGACCATAAACAACATCGCCTGGATTACCAAATTTAGGGAATCCTTCATAATATACGTGTCTATGTATCAAAGCAGAATTAACTGTTCCTGCATAAATATTTTTAGCAAATAATTTACCGTTTGAATCAACAGTAAACATATCAGTATCATTAATAGTAAGTTCTATTTTAGAATTTAATTTTACTACATTAGCAGTAACACTACCCAAAGAAATGCTTCCCAAATTTTTTAGATTTTCGTCATCATCTCTATCAAATTCTTCAAAACCAATCTGATAAGCCAAAAATTCATACAATGCTTCTGAAATTTTTTCAAAGTTATTATTCGATAACTCTGTAATTCCAGTTGTTGAATTTGCACTTATATTCGCTAAACTATTTATGTTGTTTATTATCATCTCGCTTAATTATTTAACGTCTCACTCTTTTCATCTATATAAGATACTAAATTAACTGGTCCTTTTACTATCGACTTTCTAATATCTGCTTCAATAAGTTTATCGTCTGGATTACATACAAAGCAACCCTCTATCGTATTACCAGTTCCGTGAAAATATGTATTGTATACCTCACAATTCTTTAATGAATTACAATGAAATAATTCACTATTTTTAATAACAGAACTACTTATTTCACATTCGTAAAACTTACAGTTTTCAAAATTACCGTTTATATGTGAATAAAAGAACTCAATATCAGAAATATTATTACCATTTGTTATAACAGCGTCTCTAACTTGGAACATATTTCTTTCCGGGTCATAGTTTACGCTTCCACTATCAAATCCACAATAACTAATCAAATCAAATAACTTATCTTTAATAATATTGTAATAAGTTTTGATAACATCATCTTCTGATTTTAGGTCTGCCAACACTTCTATCTTCGGATAATTTAATCTCAAAGCGTCAATAGTTCCGATAGTATTCATTATTTTCTTTTGTAGTCCCAAAACTCTTTTAATTTTAGCCATTTCATCGTCAGTATAACTAAAATTATTCTTTAATACATTAACAACAACACTCAATAGTTTAACCAAATACTTATTAAATGTCTTTTTTGCCTTTTGATAGTCTTTATGAAGAGCATATTGAACTGTTACAATGTTTGATTGAATATCTTTTGAATATAAATTAAAATTTTTATTATTTGGATAACCAAAATTCTTATCATTCAATAGTTGATTCATTCCACCGTCGGTTAAAACAGCAACTTTTGGATAAATGTACAGCAAAGAATTGATATACATTCTTTCATGTTGGTTTTTATACATTTTTTGAGATTGAGACATATTATCTATTGAACTAATCAATTTTAATAGATTTATATCACTAATTTTAGGCAATTTTAGGTCATTATTGCCAATCTTTAGAGATACAATTGCTTTACATTTTGCATTTGTAAATCCGTATGTATCAATAATATCAAAAACCTTAAACGCAACATTTATTGCCTCAAAATATGGTAAAAAACCAATCTGTATTTGAGACATTTTACTACCACCTATATCATTTCTGCAAATGTTTATACCAGTTTGTTTCGGCTTAACGTATTTATCACAATACGTAACTCTCTGATTAGTACCTTTAATAATATATTCAGCGATTTTCTTTCTGTTTATCTCCGAAAAAAAATCGAAACAAAAGGCAAACTGTGTACAACCCATTAACGCAATAGACTCTTCCTTCGTCATTATTGTAAAATAATTATTATACACCTTTATTTATTAAAATAAATAACGATAGAGTAAAAGTTTTCTACTTATGGCATTTAATATTTTCAAACACGATAGAATAAGAGCAACAGAGATATTGCAAGATACAATAAATTTTGTTGTCGATAAATTTAAACAATCTAAAAAAGTTTTCACCGTATCATCTGTATATGGACAAATATTATATGTATTGGAAAACCTTTCAAATTTTATCTTTTACTACATCGAAGATTCTACAACAGAATTTTCTATCAGAGAAGCATCTCGTGCTTCTTCTATTTATAGTATTGCTTCTTTAGCAGGCTATAATCCCTCTCGTTCTATTGCCGCAAGTGGTCAAATTTGCCTAAAAAGAAAACAAACAATAGATGTTGATATAGCAGGAGATATTATAAGCATACCGAATTATCTAAAAATTACGTGTAAAAACACTAATAAAGACTATATTTTAGACCTTGGTATGGACGATATGAGAATAGACACTACAAGTACAGAACCAATATACATTAACATCCTACAAGGTAAAATGGAAACACAACAGTTGGCAAGTGGTACTGGTATGCCATTTGCTTCATACTCTATGCCGTTCAAAAAGAACTTTTTTGTAGATAATAAAATGGTTAAAGTATATGTAAACGATGAATTACAGCCTGCATATGATAATCTATTAAAGATTCCACAAGGTGAGCCTGGTTGTATGATTCGAACTGGTATCAACTCTGGTGTAGATATATTCTTTGGAAACGGATTCTTCGGTAAAATGCCACCTTTAGGTGCTGATGTCCGTGTTGAATATCTTGTAACCGACGGTTTTTCTGGAAATATGCACGTAGAAAACGCAGAAGATATAAATTGGGAATTTACAGAAACTGGATTTGATAATGCTGGTGTTGAAGTAGAACTAAATGATGTGTTTGATATTTCAACAACAATAGTTCCTAACTTTGGTTCAAATGCAGAACCAGGAAAACTAACAAGAATGTTGTTGTCAAAAGCAAACGATAGACTGATGATTGACGCTGATTACGAATTGTTATTTAGACGTATGCAAGCATTCTCAATAATTCGTGTTGGTAGAGATAAAGATAATGATAGAATCTTTAATGTAATGTTAGTGCCTGATATTAAACGATACATTACTGGAAATATAAACTATTTTAATATTGACACAAATAGATTTATACTTTCTGCTTTACAAAAAAATGAAATTCTAAAATACATTAAAAGAATGGGTACAGAAACAATATCGACAGATATAAATTTCGTTGACCCTGTTATGAAAAAATATGTAATTAACGTAAGTTTGGTTATTTTCTCTGGTTATGACGAAAATGTAATAAAAAATACTATTGTATCTCGTATTAGTGATTACTTTATAAACTGTTCACGACAAGATAGAATACCTCGAAGTGATTTGGTCAAAATCATTGAAGAAGTTGATGGTGTAGATTCTGTAAATGTTATATTCGTTTCAAAAGAAAATGAAGATTATCATATGAGCATTGGTTCAAATCCAAATATTCTTAAAGGACTTGATGAAATTAATGATATTATCATAGATAAACACGATTTAGTTGTAATCCGTGGTGGTTGGAGAGATAGAAACGGAAACTATTATGCAGAAAATTATCAAACTGACCAAACACTTGGTGCAATAAATATATATATAAAGGATATTAATCCTAACGTACAACAAAAAAATTAAGTATAATGGACTATATTTCAGATTTTTATACATATTTGACAGAAAATGCTAATGGTGCAAACAACAACCAAGACCTTCACGAATGGACAAAAGAAGAAGTTCAAATGGCAGGACAGCATCTTGGTATCAATTTGAGTAAATATGATTATAATGAGGTTATGCTCGGTATGAAAATCGAATCAAAACACGGTTCACAATATGGTAACGATGTCAATGTAACTGGAGACCAAGCAGAACCAACACTTAAACTTGTAATCGGAAATTTACGAAGCAATAATCATTATTATTCGCAAATGCAACAACTTGAAAATCAGCAGAATAAACAACAAGTAATGGAGTCTGTATATGCTCTAAACGATTTCGGTAAATATATCGACGTTGTAAAAAAAAAATCTGAACCAATAGACGCTGTTGTAGCAGCAGGCGTTCTTCCTATCTGTAAAGAAACTGGTAGAATATTACTCGTTAAACGGTCGGACAATTCATCTGAACCAGGAACTTGGGCTGGTATTGGTGGTAAAATAGAAGAAAAGAATGGTGAATCAGAAGAACGTGTTATTGATATTGTAAAAAGAGAATTCTTTGAAGAAACGGCTTGTAAAGAACATTATAGTTTAATTCCGTCATACGTTTATATTACAAAGAAAGGAAAATTCAAATATTATAACTTTATAGGTATCTTCGACGAAGAATTTATTCCAGAACTTAATGAAGAAAATTCAGATTATCAATGGATTTCGTTAGAAGATTTTAGAAATATTGACTCAAAAGATGTTCACTTCGGTATAAAACTTTTATTCTTACACGACCCGAATATAATAAAAAAATACGCAAAATAATGTTAAAAAATAGCGTCTTTTATAAACCAATACATAGAAAAGAATCTAAAGCATATAGAGGTTATGACTATAAAGGTAAGATTCTTAAAAATACTATGTCAGAAGCAATGTTCAATAATGGTGAATTTCTATACAATTTCCTTATGAAAATTGACGATTTTGTATATAATCTTATTGAGGGTGTAAAGACAATACACGTATTCAATATGATTGCCGTTGATAAAAATGATAGAAGCATAAATTAGTATGATATTAGATTCAAAAAATAATCAGTTTGTCTTTTATTTTTCTCCAGATTTCTGGTGTGAAAAAGTATTGGATTTTTATAAGTCTTTTTATAAATATCTATTGCTACCTTATGAAAACGTAGATGATTATGTTTTATCTACTCTACAAACGGTAGAATTTCCGGGAATTACAAACCAAACAGTATCACAAACAAGATACTTGGGAAAAGAAATGATATATAAAGGTGCACAACCAGTAAAAGACCTACAAGATAAAAAATTTTCCTTGTCGTTCAAAATGACAGAAGGGTTTATGAATTATATGATGATATATCATAACTATCTCGAATTTATGGACCACATGAATAAAAAACAAAACTATGATTGTTTTACTTTGGGTGTACTTAATAATGAGGGATTTCTAATGTATACTATTGATTTCTTAAAAGTATTACCTGTTAGTATTTCAAGTTTTAATTTGGACTATACAGCAGTTGATAATAATCTAAATAAATTCACCGTAGGATTTAAATATGTCGATTGGAATATTACATTACAATACGATAAAATGCTTAATCTATACGAAGAAAGTTAGATTTTTTTTGGATTATACATTTTTTTTACTATTTTTGCACCAAAAATAAACAATAATGGGACTTAATGAAGAATTAAAGGCGGCTCAGGAGATACAGAAAATAAACATCAAGGTCAGAAGAGCTTGGGGTACTATTTTCTCATCGTGGGCGAAAAAATTTTGGATAATGATTAAATGGCAAAGGAAGCAATTATTCAAAAATATTTTAATAATTGGTCTTGGCATTTCAACGATTTGTTTGGTTTATCATACATTATACAAACCAATGGAACAAGAAAGAACCATTGCACAAATCGAAAAATCATTAGAATCGGATTCTCTTAATCAGTTATTGCCAAAAGAAAACATTGAGTTTATGCTTGCTGTTGGTATGATTGAATCTCGTTGTAAATGGAATGCTATTGGTGGTAGTGGTAATGCCTATTGGGGAGCATTTCAATTTGGCAAATCTGCATTATCTTCTGTTGGATTATCAAATGTACCACAAAAAGTATTCTTGGGTGATACACTATTGCAAATGTGGGCAATGAATAGTCTAATGAAAAAGAATTACTATATTCTACAGAACGATATAGAAAAATATAATATCCCAATGAAAGGTGGTGTACTAATAGGTAGATATATGTGCACGGTATCTGGGCTTTTAGCTGCAAGTCATTTAGTAGGTGTTAATGCCGTTAAAAGATTTATCGAAAGTAACGGTAAAGAAATTGCACACGATGGTAACGATGTACCTCTAACAGATTATTTAATGTTAAACGGATATTTTCTTAATCTACAATAGTTTTTTTCAAAAAAAATTATTATATTTGCAGTATGGGTTATAAGAGAATTACAATAAAGAAAACATTTGAACCAAATTGGTTCTTATCCGAAAAAGAAGAGGATATGTATGACTTTGAATATCAACAATTAAAAATGTTGGCTATTCAAAGAGATTCATACAAAGAAATAAACAAGCAAAACCACGACATTTTTATGGAACTTATGTTCAATGGTTTAAGAATGAATACCCTCATTTCGGATAACAAATACTATGACGAATTTTATAGTTCATACGACAAAGATTATAAAATCAATAACCTTATTCGTAATATAAGAGAAAGAAACTATAACGGGAAAAGATTTATTGACATCGCTTTATATTTCCAACAAGTCATAAATAATTCACTCTATGACGAAACAATGTTACTATACGAAGATGGCGGAATCATTGATGTCTATAAAAAGAATAAATTTCTTCATACTATCAATGGAATATATGTTATCGTATATGAGAAAGAACATATTTATCTATATAAAGTAGTTTCTTCAAATGAATCACTATATTGCGTTCACATATACAAACTAATGGAAGAAAGGAAATCACCCAAACAAATAAAACGCTTTGAATTATTTGTAAGAGAATTTAACAGTATGAATAACGATATTATTGACGAAAGTAATGTTGTTGCTCTGGATAATTCAGAAGAAAAAATTGACGCTCTCAATGTTGTTAAATGCTTCCGTAATATATATATAACAAACAAATGGTTCAACAAAAATGGAGAATTTAACATCCAATTGCCTTACCATTTGTTTTGTGAAAATTTTATACTTGACGATAAGTTTAAGTATAAATTCTAAAGCACTTTCATTTTCTATAAAATAGAACATATATTTATATTAATATTCAAATGATTGACACATATCATTATAAATTTTATCAACACTACTGCCGCTTATAGAAATATTAATAACAATAGATAATTCTCCTTTTTTAACTTTTCGTTGAACCAAACCAACAGGAACGAACAAATCAATATCTGTATTATTATAAAGACATTTCATAGAAATATCACCTGTTGTGGCAAGAGTAGTATCTGCACAATGAATTGTAAAATCTTGTATTGGTTTTGATAAAATATTTAAAGAGCCAACATTATATATAAACGCAAAAGAAAATAATAAAGATCCTCTAATATCAAATGCTGCGAAAACTTGGAAAAATTTTTCATCTATTCCAATATAAAAATCACCATCTTTTGTAAAATTAATAATAGGTGGTTTTATGAAATAACTATACACGTTTACATTATTCACAAATTTATAACCTATATAATCATCACCACCATCTCCTTCGAAATTAAGACAATACCAATTAAAAACTTCTCTACCTCCATTCTTTTTTATTAGATACGGTCTTCCTGCGTTACCAGCAATATTTACAACAGAATTAGCATCACCTATTTCAATAGAACTAGCAGTAATAGAAACTTTACTATTTGAATTTATTTTTAAATCTGCACCAGAATATAGTTCTAATCCATAATTTGTATAAACCTCTTTTGTTTGGTTTCTTAAATTTTTTCGATTTATTTTACTTGAATCAGAAGAAGGAATTAAATACAAACCACCAACCCATTGGGTTTTTACTTCTTCCGACACACTAGTATCATAAGTTCTAAATTGTACAAACGCTTCTCTCTTTACTGTCGGTCTATCTGTTGGAATTAAAGGATAAACTAAATTTAGCACATCTCCACCATAAACATTTGTAATTGTCAAATTTTTATTATATGTATTTAACCAATAAGAATATGTTAAATCTCTTTTATACAAGCCTTCATTATCCAACCATACAGTACTATTAACATATTTACTTTTATCTAATATATAAGGGTTGAATTGACTTGTAATATGCAATGGTGAATAAATAGTCTCAAAATATTGAGATTGAGGATTATCGTTCTTATCTACCTTAATATCATAAATATTAATTCTTAAATCATATATATCATCATTTCTATTTGTTTGAATAACAGTACAAACATCATTATTAACACTATTTGTTATTGTTCTGTTTGATATTTTACATTCAGCATTATTATTAACACTATTTGTTATAGAAGCATTAGAAGCAGTAACATTATTTTTTATTCCTTGATGAAAAACTTCTGTTTTTGCTGTATTATCTCCTTTTTTAACTTCTTGAGTTATTTGTGTATCTAATTTTATATTGCACGATGCCTCATTTTCATTTGTCAATAATATGCTTTTATCATTGTTGATATATAAACCACGTTCTATTGAACCATCTACAGAATAAATTTTTATGTTTTGATTTTTAGTATATATTTTATTACCGTCAGTATCATATGAAAAAGTTAAAAAAGTATCATAACCTCCAACTACTAAATCACCAGTCTTTACTTTTACCTTTTCTCCTACTCTAGATTCTGTACGAATAAAACCTTTTATCTTATCATTACCATTAATATCCTTATCATATTCTGTACCAATAGAAAAGAATCCACCAAATTGATTATCTGTTACTGGTTCTGCATTACCTCTTGCAAATGTGATAGCATTTTCTACATTATCGCCACCATATCCATTCATTAACATACCATTAGTAAATTTACCATCGCCAATGGTAACTATATTATTCTTTTTAGTATTAGAATTTATATCTGAATCTTTTTCAGCTTTTGATATAAATCTAAAACCTGATGTCATGTTGTCTCTATTACTAGAACTTGTTTGTGGTGCAACAACAAATAAACCTTCAACATAATCTATTTCATCTGTATTATTTTTGTCTTTTCTTATACTTCTTTGTGTAATACGAAATTCTCTATCTTTATCTTCAACATTATAATCTCCATTCAAGACATAGATTGAATTTAACGATATACCAGATTGATAACTATAAATATCATTAATATTACTACTACCAATATGAGAAAAAATATTTAACGGTGCTTCTGCCAATTTATTAGCAACATAACCTTTTATATTCTCATTATTAATCATATCTGGTGCTAATACAATCTTTGCATCTTCTCTACTTTTTTTATAATCTATTTTTAAATATTGTTTTAATGTAATAATATCTCTATCTTGGTCTATTCTATCCCAAAATTCCGAACTTTTTGTTTTTTCGTCTACAAAATCACTTATAATTTCAGATAAATCAACAACCAAATCTTTTTTTATATCGGGAACTTTTTCTTCATTATTAACTCCCGACTTATAGATTGCTTCTTTATCCATAAAAAGTACTAAATCACCGTCTGTGATTCCATTTTCTTCACACCAAGAAACATATTTTTCTTTTAAATCTTTGTATGTTTTTTCATCTGGAGAAGGAAATTTTTGTCCTTTTTCTTCATCTCCATATACAAATAAAGAATTACCTCTCTCGCCTTGAATACCTTGACGACCAGTAGCACCAGGCATACCAACATTACCTTTATCACCCTTAATAGTTTTTACACCATTAATGTAATCAGCCAATAAATGAAAGTTATAATTTGCTTTATCAGAATATGTTTTTTGTGAATCTGATGCCTGTAGTGTCTGTAGTATTACCTTTGCCATTTCCTTATATTAATTTCATTACTGCAACTAAATTTATCAATGAATTATAATTCTGTTTTACACTATATTCAAATGATATGACATAGTTGTCTTCTTTATTTATTTTTACGTTCCTATCAACGATAAAGTTACTTATTTTTTTAGATTCAAAGTCTTCATCACTTATCTCTACCGTTTGTTTTGATTGAACTCTTTCATAATATACATAAATTGAATTTATATCATATAAATTAAGTATATTCTTTGTTATATATTCATTGATATAATCCATTTTAGGCATACCATAATATGTGTAATAATCGTCAGAAGAAACATCTAAATAATCAAATGCTTTTTCAATTCCAAGTTTTAATAATTTTGAAATCATTACATTATTCATATTAACTCGAACAGATACTTTACCGTCGTAAATACTATAAACAATTTCTTTATCTTTCATATCAACAACGGAAACATCATTAACTAATTCTGTTTTGAATTTAGTTAAATTAACCTCATCTGGTAACACAATAACATTGTTTATCATTGTATTATCTTCTTCTATTCTTAATGTACCAGGAACATTTTCATAAGAATTTTTATCCGTATATTTCATATGAAAATCCAAATCCCAACTTGTATGTAATACATTCAAATCCTTTTTACCAATTGGTGTTTCTCCAACAAGTTCATACTCAAGATTATATCTCTTATCATTCAAGAAAGAATAAATATCTCCATCAGATACTTTCATATGACCAAAGTTCTCTATCGTCGCAAACTTACCAAGAGAAGAATTAAATACCGTATTATAACCAGTATTACTATTATTAGACATAGATATTACATTGTTAAACAAAGGAATATACTTTCCTGAATATCTATAAATATAACTGTCATTTACTTCTTTTGTATCATAATTATAACCAATAACGGTATTTGAATTATCCATTATAGGTGTTGTTATTACACTACTACTTTTCTTTATTTCTGTTGATGGCTCAATGTACAATGCACATTTTGTATTCCCCATATACGATACCGTAAAATCTCTATTGTTTATAAAAGAGAATATTGTTCTTGTTGTTATATTTTTAAAAAAATGTTTATAATATTCCTTACCACCAAAAATTTGCTCTACTTCTTGCAATATAATATCAGAAACAAAATTTCTATCTAAATCAACAAGACTTATATTTCCAAGTTCATTATTTAATCTTACATAATTAATTGTCGAATCTTCTAATATTTTAGTATCTATTGGTATTTTATTTTCTTTTGAACATAAATGAGTAAATAATTTATCTTTATTGCGATTAACACCACAAATTATATTTTCTGACTCAAAATTAAACACCTCATTAGATAAATCATAATCAATATAACTAAATGTTTGCATTCCAGTAAGATACATACCATTCAAAATCAAATTTGTTGGTATTTTTATCGTAGAAAAATCATCTTCTCCCTCATAAAATTTCTTATCTGTAATTTTATATAAATCAGTATATGTTATGTTACATAAGTTATCTTCAAAGATAAATCTATAATCTCCACTTATACAAATATCTTTATCTTCATATAAATGTTTTTCTAAATCATAAAAGACATCTTTGTTTACAATAAATTTATCACCTTTTTTATAAATAGAATCACCTTTGTATATTGTTTCAACTTTATTACCATCTTTATCTTTAAAACGAGTTTCGTCGTCATTTACTCTTATATAATTATCATTAAAAATAACGTATTGATTTTCTGATAAAGATGATAATTTATCTATAGAATCAACAAAGCCAACAAAATTTGCATGTTCAAATATGTTTTTACGAACATTTGGTTTTTGAATTTCTTCTTTATTAGCATCATTTATTACCTTTTCTTCTTTATTTTTCTTTTGTAATTTTATTCTCGAAACACTACCAATTTGTACGGTTACATAAAAAATAATATATTTCTTTTCTTCGTTTTCAATGACTTTCATTTCATACACATTATCAGCATTACCATCAACCTCTTCGACAGGCTCTAATATTGCACAAAATTTATAACCGTCATATTTTCTACTCTTTTCTACATATTTAACATTATCTGTCGAATAAAAATCAAGTCTGTCTGTAGATAATTCTCTTATCTGTAATTTCAATCCTCTAAAAAATGTCTCACAACAGCCAGACGCTGAATTATATTTGATAATACTATATCTATAATACGCAATACCACTATTTACATATACCAAATCTTTATCAAAATCAGCATTATAAACATCAAAGTATCTATTCAAATAGCAATAATTTTCGTCACTTATTGCATTTGAAAACATATACATCCACTCCAAATTCATTGCGTTCACATCTATATCAATTTTAGATGTGTTTGGTGACATATTATATTTTCCAAAAGCAAAAGACGTATTTAATCGGTATGGATTACCTCTCAAATCATTACCACAATCATAACCCCATTTACAAATATATGGAATTGTTTTGCTAACTGTTTCATACGTTGGATAATAATTTTCTTTATTATAATCATATTCACAATCAACGTCACCATTCAATGTAGGTATATTATCAACATCTATATCAATATCAGGAACTAATAAAATATCATAGTCTTCTTTTTCTTCATTAAAGTTTATACCACCAACAAGATATGTTCCTTCTTCTTTATACACATCAGAAATCGTATAATCAACTTCACCATAAGAATTTACAAAAGCATATTTTTTTGCTTCTCCTTGTGTTATATAATTATCATCTTCAATAACATAGAAAAGATAATCATCAATCCACTTAACTTCTTTTTCAAAAGTTGGTCTTTCTGTACAACTATAAATATATTTTTGACTTAATTTTTCGTTTGGTCGAATAAGATTTTTGTTTGCGTCAAAATCATTTTTAACGTCATATCTTTTTGAATAAAAACTAAAATCAAAATCTTTTATGTTATAAATTGACATATAAGACATTGGTATCTTGTACTCGTGTGTTATTGCGACTTTTTTTGACGACAACAAAGCATCATAAGTTGTTTCCAATATAACAGCAACATAATCTGATATTGCAGTAAACGCCTTACCAAGTTCTTCATCTGTCATATTTCTATGGAAATAACCAGCATATTTTTGTGTTCTTGCAACCATTGAATAGCCATCTTTGGTTCTTACAACACAAGTATTATCTATATTATCTGTCAATCTATAATCCAACAACAATACATTAGGACTATCACTACCACCTATTGCATTATATCTGTCATAGCCATCAAACTCGCCATATACTGAATATGATTTTTCATTATCTATATCTATCGAAACAGACAATCTATCATCATAAGAACCACTCGCATTGTATACGATTGCAAAGAATCTACCATAACTGTATGCAGTAAATTGTCTTTGTGGCATTTCATTTATACAATCTGCCAACCCTTGTGTAAATTTACTAATATTTGTTTCATTACCCTCTACACCAACATAATACGAATTACAATATTGTTCTGAATCAATACCAACAATACGTTTACCGTCAATAAAAGCGACAACTTTTCCTTCCTCTATTGTGTATATATCTTCTTTTACCAACTCACCGTTTTCATCATAATGATAAATACCGTTTTCATCATTATATCCGTCTATTTGTTTAACAACATTAACATAATCACCCTCTTCAAATACATTATCAATAATTTCTTGTTGTGTTGTTACATTTGCTCGATAATATAAATCTGGTGTGTAAACCAACTCATAATTATCATAAGTTACTATATCATAATAATATTCTGATACATCACCATAAATCTTTTCTTCACCAAAACCAGTAAAAAAGTTTATTATATCATATTTTTCACCTCTCGCATTTACGTGTGAGCCACCAATATGATAAATAATCATTTTTTCACCGTCTTTTGGTAACTCATTAAAATCTATTCTAATAAATGTTTTACCAGGATTTTCTGGTATTTCTGCAAAATCGTTTATAGCAACAACATCGTCACTACCAAGAAAATTCTTTACATTTATCTCTTTATTTGTTACTTGAATAGAAGTAATATTTCTACCGTCACCCTCTAATCCTTTAATTCTGTAAAAATCACCTTTCTTATCTTTTAAAACAGAAATAACTTGATTATCTTCTCTTAAAAGAATATTATCGTAACTTTTACTTGTATCTGTATCTTCAACACTACCTATAGCCAACTTACAACCATCTTCATTATTAATGAATAAATCAGATGTTGGTAATCTTTTTATTTGATTATAAAAATGTGGTGTGTTTTTAAAATAATCTTGATAATCTTTTTGACCTCTATAATCAACCATCAATTTAGAAAATTCAACCTCATTAAGATAGAAACCAATATATCTATTATGGTCAAAAATTTCAGCAGAATCATCGTTAAACAAGAACTCAAAATTTATTATGTTTGGATATAAAAGTCCGTGTCTCTGAAATCCATTAGTAATATATTCTTCAAAAACCTTTAATGGCATATCTTTAGAATAAAAATCTTCATACATTAGTTCAGAAGCACTACTATATACGCCACTTTTAATATTAAGTCCAGAGAAAACAGTTTCCATTCCCTCATTGAAATTAACACTCAATGGAGACTCTGGAAAATCATCGCTACAAACAATCTTTCTAATATATCTACCAATTCTTGTATCTGTTTTCAAAGAAACTGTTTTTATTATAGTCGAATTATTGATTATATCAAACATATATTTCTTTGTGTCATACAAGGCTTCTTTATTCTGAATCAAATTAGTTAAAGTTGCATTCAGTGGTCCATCAATTCTTAATATGACAAAATACTCTGGTATATCTTTTCCTCTAAAATAAAATGGAGCAAAATAAGAAAACTTCTCTGTATAATTTACATCTTGTAAATATCTTGCACCAGAAAAGTACAAAGAAAAATCATATTGTTTTGAATAATCAAGATTAGTTACGGCAGACGTTTGGTCTACATCACTCTTAATATCAAAAAATACATTTACAATAGAGTCATTTCCTGATATAAGTTTATTAACATTAGCAGGATACGTCCACTCATCAACGATAGGACTATGTTTATAAGAAGCGTTTGCCAACTCATCATTACTATCAATAGTGTTGAGCCAAATATCTCCTTTTGTGTCAACAGTTAATTTTATATTTCCCGTAAGTCTTACATCTGTTCTTACTAATGCAAAACTTGAATTTATATCAGAATTATTAGTCTCCATTAACTTTAATTTTTATATTTACAAGTAGCAATAACATCAAAAGAAATTATATCTTTTATAGAAGAATTTCTTGCAACAACATCTAATCCAATGATTTTCTGATAAGTAATATTTTCTCTTTCTGTATTACCATAACCACCAACAACGCCTAATACATCTGTGCATCTAAATTGGAATACAATAGGTATCTGAATAGAAACTCCGTGTTCTAATTTTCTAACAGAAGAAGCAACATTACCTGATACAGATATTGCAGAATAACTTGATGGTCTCAAGAATAAATATGCACCACAAGTATATTTTCCACCAAAATATTTATCTTGTTCTTCAAATCCACATTTTATTGGATAATTTGCTGTTTTTTTATCTGATTCTGTCGATGCTGTTCCTGGAACAAAACTTTGTTGTTGGTAATATTGTATAGTTGTTTGTGTTCCTTCTATTACTTCGCTTCCTTCTTCTTTACAAATATGCATAGCATAACTATGTGAAAATAACATATAATCTTTACTTGCTGTTCCACCATCTGTTTGCATTGAATCTGCCCAACCTGTTTTAGTATTTTTAAAAGTATGAATTATAGCATTGTTGTTATTCGTTTTTACAAAGAAATTTGATTTTAATCCATAATCACTACCTTTATCTGCACCAACAGGGAAGCATAAGATATAACTTGGTTGTGTATCTGGACTCTTTCCTGAATAAGGGAATGTCTTTAATCTATCAGTACAATTAGTTGAATATTGATCTGATATTGAATCTACACTATCAGTATATAAAGTTTTAGAACCACCATAATTAGTATTTCTACAATAAATAAACTGACTCCTTGCTTGTCCAGATTGGAAACTTTGTTGTGCTTGTAAACTTGCCCACGAGGTATCACTATTTCCCTCTATACTAATGCTTCCTTTATCATAAGGTGCTTCTGCTTGAATGTCAGATAACGGACTACTAAAATAAGAAACAAGTTCAAGTATAGAAGCAGAAGTATTTTCAAGTTTTAGAGTATAAATCTTTTCAATTATATCTCCATCTGTTTCTATACTGTTCTTATAGTATTCAACAGGTAATTCAATAACATTACCTGGAGATACTTTTATAATCGTTCCATCTTCACATACAATAGAGATTTTCAAGTTTGCAACCTCTTCTTTTACTTGTGATTCTAATAATGAAATTTTATCATTTAAAATTTTTAAATAATCGTATGCACTAATATTCTTATAATCATCTGTATAAAAACCAGATGCAATATTATTCAAATTATGTGCATAGTATTTTTCATTTGTCCAAAAACTATCCTCTAAATGTTTGTCCAACATCATAGATATAAGTTCTTCATTAAAATTACTCAATGCATTTTCAATAAGCAATTGCTCTGCTAAAAATGCACTTTCGTTTGTAGTTTCAAATTCTTCTGGAAAACTCATTGTTATCGTATTAGACCAATCCGATTCAAGTGGGTTAATCGGATAACCAGCCTCTGATACAGATTTAACACGAATTTCAACCAATTCTCCTCTTGTTATAGGAATATCTACTTGGTTAATGTTTATAACATCTGCATTAGAAATATCTTCTGTATCCCAAACATATATTCCTTTAGATTTGTCATAAACTTTTTTACGAACATGAGAATATACATCAGTCCACGGTGAAAAATATGCACTAACGGTTTCTCCATTAGAATCAATATGGTTCAATGCGTTATTCGTCGTAGCGTTGTTGCTTGGCGATTTATATCTATAAGATACACACATTTGAATTATTTCTTGCTTACCATATTCTGTTTGTTTTGCTGTTGGAATATCAACAAAACCTCTAATGCGATATTTTGGTGAAACTAATATATTATTTTCACTATTTATCATTGTAGTGATTTGATTCAACGTAGTATTTAATTGGTGTTGCAAACCACTTTTCTTATTTGTTAAATTGTTTATTTCTGTTTGTGTAGCAGCAGTTTCTTTTGTTGTTGCATTATTTCTACCAATATCTTCTTTTGCATTGTTTATCTTCTTTTCAATTTCTGAAATTTGAGATTTCAAATTATTCTTTGTTGCAATAAGATTTGCAAAATTACTTGTTTCATTTGAATTTGCCAAGTGACTATTGATACAAACAACTTTTAGATTTGCTTCATCTAATACAGGTGCGTCTGGTTTTACACCAATAGCAGACGGAACTTGTTTTTCTTTTGCCATATTAAGCATAACAAGACCGAAATCCGATACATAGTTTTCATAATAATCTTTCAAAGAAACAACTGTACCGTCATTCAAAGTTGTATTCAAATTACAAGTATAAACACCAAAACCTTTTGACCACTCATCTGTCGTCATATCCATTTGTGCAGAAATAGGTTTAACAAATACTATTTCATATTCATTATAACCAACATTTACTTGCAATTCTGGTATTCTATACGCTTCCGGCTTGATTTTAAGAATATCAGCACCTAAAGTAATAGGCATAGAACCAAATATTCTTCTCAATTTTACGGCTCTCTTCGCTTTGTTTATACCCTCAACACGATATTCCGTATTATCAGAAGTTATCAATATATCTCCGTATTCCAACAATGAAGAACCACCAGAATTTTTAACTGTATTTGCATAAGAAAGTTTATCAAGTGTGTAATAATCAACAAGTTCTTCCACACCGTCAACTGTTTCTGATACGGTATCCATTGCAATAACGCTGAAAGAACCTCTCTTGGAATTAACACACGCTGATAACTCATACTCTGTATCATCAACATTATAAACAATACCTTGTTCATTCAACAAACGAACTGTTGTATCATAGTCAAGAGTATTGATATTATTAAAACTTGCATCAAAAAATGTTATATCGTCACTACTTGGTGAATTTAAGATAACACGTCTAACAGAAAATTTCTTAATATCATTATCTTTATTCAAAAACTGACTAATATTAACTGGCATATAAAGCAATGGATTCAAATAAGATTCAAACATCCAATTTGTTTTTGCCTTAAATTCGGAAGGGTTTTCAAACGAAACATCTTTTGTAGAATTCAGAATATCAAGAAGTTCTGATATTTTACGCATTTCAAAACTTCTAACACTACCATCAGCATATTCCAATGATAACTTGTCGTCATTATCATTTATCAATGTTTCAATAGTATCGTGTAAGTTTTTAATATCTGTTTTGATATATCCCAAAGATGGAATATTCATTGATTCAACTTGTCCGTCGTTACCATACCATTGTGCAGTTACATTTTGTGCGTATGATGTATTTGATGCTAAAGCAAATTTTGTCAATATTTCTTGTAGAGAATCATAAATTAAAACAAGATTCGCCATTAATTGACTTTGAGTAACCTTTCTTTCTGCCATTACAAAAATCGTTTTTTCGTTCCCTTTTATTTATTTCTTATAATAAGGTAACGAAAAAACGATTGGTTATGTTGGTGTTGTTTACCTAATTTTGTCAACTTCAAAAATAAAGTTTACTGGGTCAATACAAACTATTTCAAATATAGGCATAAAATCAGAAGATTTAAAGTCATCTTCTGTCAATTGACAAATAGGTACATCATATGCAGTACCAAATACGGCACTTGCATCTGTATAAATATTCACGGTGTTATTTGCTGGTGAAAATTCTTCTCCAAAAACAATACGGAACGATTGCCCTGCAGTCCATTTATCTACACTATCATCAATAAAAAGATTCAAATCTTTAGATAAAATTGTTCTTTTTATATCTAAATCATCGCTTTCGTGTTTGATATAATTAGAATATTTGTTTAATGGAATAACTTTTTCTCTCTTTGAGAAATCAAACTTATATTCAGAACTTTTAATGTTATATGCTTGATTATGAGTAATAACGCTATTTATAACGCCTTTATCTATCTTATATTCAAGTGTTATTTTTTGGTCGCTCTCAATCATTTCAATCAATTCTTGATAATCGTCATAAACATTATTAAGTAATTTCATAAATTCATCAGAAGAATTGAAATATGCCTTTGAAGCAACAATAGCATTTTCTACTTTATCAAGTCTCTTTTCAAGTTCTGTATAATTTGTTGAATCAATAAACAATCTTCTTAATCCTTTTACATCTTCGTATGTTTGTTCTATAAATTCTCTATTTCTATTATAAGAATCTACCATTGTTTGCATTGCTGTTAAAGCGTCAACGAATAAATCCATAGAAAATGTGTTATAGTTTCCTGCAACTCTTGTATTTATAGTTCTTTGAACGCCAGCATTTTCAAATGATGTATCTGTCTTAAAATTAATCTTATAAGCAAGTGCAGTACCATTTTGCGAAATGTTATTTGCAACCGATGGTACATATTTAACATCATTGATAATTCTTACAACACCGTCACTTGGAACTTCAAGTTCGTTTACAAAATAAACACCATACAAGTTTGTAACAGTATTGTTCGGATTTTTCATATCCGTCAAATCATAATAAATTAAAATTGCATTAAATTTAAAATCTGTTGCAAAACGTGAACTGTTTATATCATTAAATGTTGTATTTGGTAAACCATCTTCTTCTGTATATCTATAATCTTCTATATTCCAGTCAATTGAGATACCATCCAAAGTATTTCTTACATATTCGATTTCAATATCATCACCTATACTACTTTTATAAGTTTTCTTTATAAGTTGGTTTGTAGGTTTCGAGAAATTAGATTTCTTATCTGTAAAATATGCATTTCCTGACGGGTCAGTAAACCAAAATTTAGTATCTCCGTCAGAAGAAATAACTTCACTTACAACATCTACAGATTGGTCTGAATCATTATCATAAAAAGGAGATGCTTTCAATCCCTCTGGATGATAATCAGAAGTTCTACCACATAAGAAATTTTCAAAATTATCTTTATTATATGGTGTTGTATATTCATTATAACCATTTTCAGGATCATAACTATGATAGTTTTCATCTTCTATTGAATCAAACAAAACTTTTTGTGTAGAACCTTGGTCTGTAGGAACATAAATATAAATTTCTGTTGAAACTACATCTGTCGTGTTTGAATATACTGCTTGAATATCGTTGATATATTTTACAACAGTATCATAATTGATAACATTAAGACTTTCGTCATTAATTACTTCTGTAAATTTCTGTGTATCAACATTTGTTGCAACATACGTTTCTGGTGCTTCTTGAAAACGCATACAACCCATTTCCTTTAACCATTTGAAGAATACACGTTCTGCAACTGTTCTTGAACCAACCGTCGGCTGATATGTTTCTTGTGACAAAAGCGTTGCCTCTAAATTCAAACAATAATTTTGGAAACTTTCAGCAAGATATTCTGCTTGTTTGTTTATTCCTGCCGTTGGTGAATAATCCTCACCTTCCCCTAAAACGGAATTACCTAATGCTCTAAATTGTAGAGCATTTTCCATATCAAACTCATTATTCTCGTTTTTTGCTATACAATTTGAAGCCTTGAAATCTGGAATCTTCAAAAGTGCATATTTTGAAAACGTAAAACTATAATTATCTATCGTACTACATAAATCAGAATCATTTATACCACTTTGAAAAGCATAAAATATACCAGAACGGTTTCCTGCTTGTAGTTTTTTAATTAGAGGTGTTATTGCCATTACCTACTATAATTATTTTTCTTCTACGAAAATCTTATATACCGATGCTGTACCTACTGCGTCTCCAACAACCAAGACATCAATTTCTTTTCCGTAATCTTTTTCTCCTAATTCAAAAGTATTATCTATTCCATTAACGATTTCTGCATTAGCAAAAGAAATTGTCAATTTTTTACCAACAGGAAGATAATTAGCAAATTGACCTGCAATAAATCTGAAAGAAGCACCTTGTTTTACTGGAAATTTTTGTGCTGGTGTTGCCACATCGTCCATAAATTCAATAGTAAGATTCAAATCGTTATTGATTTGTTCTCCCAAATTAATAAAATAAATTGCATTTGACAATCCACTTATCTGTAATGTGTTATTAGATAAAGCATCTGCATTTACGAATCCTGGTGTTGTTGCAAGATTTCCCTTAATTTCTACAGGACCAACAACAGTCAAAGAATTTTCACTTCCTTCACTACCTAAAGTAAAGTCTCCCTCTACTGTTAGATTTTCATCAAGAATCAACTTGCTAAAGCGAGCCTCAAAATTACCAGTCTCTGTTTCTTTAATATAAGCAACACGGTTTGAAACATTTCCATTATTAAGCGAATGGAAGAAAATACCACCGTCAGAATTCTTTGAATATACATTAAAGATTTCTGAATTTACACTATTGATAACCTCATCATAAGTAGTTCCACCAATAGATTTATTATCAGTATCAAGTCTTAAATTATTATATAAACTCAATATTGCATCTCTCAATTTATCATTTGTTTCATTTAATTTATCAACCCAATCTGGTAGATAATCAGTCTGTTTCAAGCTTTCGTAAATAATCGTTTTATCTGTCATTTGCTTAAATTTTTTAATTCTTTATTATTTATTCGTTAGATTAAGTTCCTTTTCGACGTTATCTATATATTCGTCTTTTTTAACAACGAAAATAGTCTTCTCATTTGTTATTTCATATTCATTACCACACGCATCTTTTGTGTAGTAAGATAAATCATAAGTTCCCTCATAATCAAAATGCCAAATAAAATACGGACAACCTCTCGTCATCATTAAAATCTTTCCAGTAACACTATCTTTTAACGTCCATCTAAATTCAACTTTTCTGTCTATATTATCTACAAAGAAAATAAGATTCTTAAATGTCGGAACAACTATATTTTCTCTCTGAAATTTACTTGTTTGAAAATTTAAGAAATTTTCGTTGAATAATATTGGTAATCTTTTATCATAACCTTTTTCTACCATTGATTCATACGTTACGCTATCAAGATTAAGTATCTCATTAAAAGGAATATCCAAAGATAACAATGGAATATATTTAGACAATCCCTCTTCTTTTAATCGTCTCTTTGCATATTCTCTCGAATCTCTCTGATATAAGAAAGTATAATCTTTATCAAGTTCACCGTTTCCAATAAGTTCTATAAACTGACAAGCATCTGCCGATACTGAATTTGCTGCGGCAACAATAACATTTGGTTCTGGATTAAATTTCTTCTGCTCGAAATCTACATTATCACACAATGGCACATCATCGTAATCTGTTATACCCCAACTATGACAATAACTCAAATCAAAATGATATAAACCAAGAACTTTCATTATATTTTTCGGCAATATATCTTTCTTACCATTCAAATATTTAACAATATCCTTTGGTTTATCGTATTTTATTTCTATTTCTGTAGAACCAATCTTTAGAATATCACCCTTTTTAATGCCTCTCATTGCAAAACCGGGAACAAAATCGTGTGCAAAATAAGTATCACACGCTCTCAAATGGAACAAATCTCTTATTTGTGCATTTTTATAAATGTTTGCTTGCATAGAAACACCATCACCGAATCCATATTGTTCTCTATTTACATTTGTTGTTTGTTTGTAATCTTCCCATTGATTTGTTTCAAAATTATAAACTTCTGTTTTGTCAATCCAAGGAACGATTTTAAATGTATCTATAAGAGAATGTTGAATATCCAAATGTTTAGAACCGTCATTATTTAAAATATTAACAACTGGTTTTTCTGCTGTTGAAAAAGCAAAGTCTTCAATTTTTACATTTGCTAAATTTTCAATAGTAAAATCAAACTTATCATCACCAATATAACCAACGACAATTTCTGGATATTCACCTTTTACTTGTATTACATTATTCTTTGTTCTCTTTGTCATGTTTCCACTCATATCATATAGTTTAGCAGAAACACTATAATAACCAACATATTGTAAGAATACTGGAAAATATAATCCATTCCAAATATTTGTTCTATAAGAATACAAAAATGTCTCTGGTCTCTTTGTACCATCAAGACAATTACCAGGAACAAATTTAACAGACCATTCAATTTCAAGGAAATCCTTAAATTTTGCCGTGTTTACTCTCGAATTGTTTTCTACCTCTCTTGGTCTTTTGGCATAATCAGCCATTGAGGTATATTGTAAATCACTAATCTTCAATTCTGGAACATCTAATGAAAATACTACAGGACAACCAAATGATTTATGATTTTGATACATATTTTTCTTGAACTCTGTCAATGGTTCTTTCATTAAATCTGCAAAATCATCTGGGTATCTATCAAAATCTTGAGGCATATTCCATCTATCATTCAAATTATAAGAATAAAAATCCTCAATCATTGCTTTATATTTTGGAATAGTAGAATCATCTAAATAATATCCCTTGTCAATATTTGGCAAACCTTTTATTCCATAAGGATTTATGATTCTTGACGGAACATCTATATTTTCTTCATTTTCTTTCGGATAAAATGGATATAAATCTTGAACATACATTTGAATATCATTTGGAAATACATTTATTCCGATATTATTATGCATAGAATCCACTTCATACGATTCAATTTGAATATCATCAACCCAAACTATCTTTGCAAAAGAAATATAATAAGTATATTCACCAATAACATCTTTAATCTGTACATTTACTGGTAAAAATTGTTTTTGTAACAACTTTTTCAGTTTGTGTAGTTTATAAAACATTTCATTTGACGTAAATTCTGTCGTTCTTTCAATTATAGGACATTCATTTTCGTCATATTCGCCAGTTTTTCTCGTAAATTCATAACAAAGAGCCAAGAAACCAGTTTTTCTAAAATATTCTGAATTTTTAACGCTTTTATTTTCACCCAATACGTTAAAATCATTAATTTCACCATCTTCCAACATAGAAGATACGCTCGTTATAATATATTTTCCGTTATACAATGAAGATTTACGAATATCTTCCCAATACTCCTTTACATCAAGAACATCATTATATCCCAATAAAGAAATAAAGTTCTTCAAACCATAATAAGTACCAACATAAGGGAATATTTCTTCTTGATTTACAACAAGTTCTTTTCGGATTGCATTAATTTGCTCCCAATCTGGCAATGCCTCGTTGATATTATAATCTTTTAAACATAAAGAATCCGTTCTATTGAATTTTATACCAAAATTTTCAATGTGAACCCTAAATCTATCATCTTCTTCAAGACCTTCACCATAGAAATAGAACTGCCAACATAAAATTTTATCTCCATCGGCTGTATTGTAATAAATATTAAGTATTCTTTCGTATATAACCTCTTCCGATGGTGTAAAAGCAATGTTTAACTGATAAGGAACTTTACCTACTTTTGTTCCTGGTATTCTTTTAAAATATCTTTTATCGTTTTCATACGATAAAACATCTTTTTTCTTTGGTTCAATATATGGATATTTTGTTTCTACGTCGGTTAAAACGTCAAATAAGAAGAAATTTTCTTCTTCATCATCTCCTGTTAAATCATTCCACTTAAATTCTATACTTTCACCGTCTTCTAATTGTGGAAAATAAAATCCGTCAGAAAATTCTTCAAGTAAAAAGATATTTAAACTATCATATAATGAAACAGAAAGTGGTTGAAGATATACTTCTGTATAGTTATATTCCTTACCATCATCTGTTTTCTTTTTTGTAAATTCAAATGGAAAACCCTCTTTGTCGTAAAATTTTATATTATCTATAACCATCGAAAAAAATGCTTTTCAAATGTTATTTATTTCTTTAACCTATATATTGAAAATTTCACTATCATCATCTGTCTGGTCCAACTTAATAAACTCTACACCGTTGATATAGTCAAATTTAACTTCCATAAATTTAACATACGTAAAGTCTTTTTCTAATTCGTGCAAGAAAGATGTATCTCCCATTTTAATCTGTTTCCACTTACAATATCTACTTCCCTTAAAACGAATTTGAACCTTTTTTATATCTTTTTCTTTTACCTCATCAAGAATAGACATATAAACATTATTCAATTCTTTTGTAATATTCTCAATGTCAAATTCACAATCAAAATCAACACGATATAGTTTTGAAGACTTTACAAATCTATGTTTATGAATCATTTTGAATTGATTCGCATAACCATTGAAAACGAAACTTGAAAAGAATGAAAACGGGTCCGTATATAAATTTTCATCAAAATTTTTCCAATGTTTTAACATATCATATAAAGCAGCTTGAATACAATCCTCTTCATCTCTATAATCTGGATAATGTAAATTTCCATGACGTACTCCGTGTACCGCCATTTTAATAAAATAATCTACTGCCTTTTTTGTTAAACAATCTTGCTCTTTCGATTTTTTTATCTCATTATAAAAATCTTCTTTGTTAATGTTTAACTTGCTACCAATATGCTTGTATATCATGCTGAAATATTTTTTGTAAATTACTGCAAACTATTGTATATCTTCAATAGTGGCAATGTTGAATCTATAATGTCATTAAAAGGTGAACCTATATGTACTTCCCCTTTACTATTTACTTGTTTAATATAAGTTTCATATTCACAATTCTTTTTAATATAATTATAGAAATCATCTTCGGCTAATGATGGAATAATTGGCTGTTTAATAAATGCTTCAAATATCTTATCTTTTTTAGCATTACCCTTACAACCTATTGCATTTTTTAATTCAGAAGGTGAAAATATGAAAAGTCTATTAACATCTGATTTTAATAAATCAATCAAAATATCTCTTCTTATAATTCCAGTAAGAAAAGGTATATCAAAAGTAGACATACCTTTTGAACCATAACTCATACCTTCTATCCCTACTATACAATCAGAATCAAAACCTATCCTTTTACGAATAGAATTTATAAGTTTAGAAGAAACTTCAATATAATTTATTAATTTTTCTCTTTCATTCTCTGAATAACTATTATTACTATCCTTTTTTGAACGATTAGTATACTCTACTTCAAAATTAAAAACAGTACTCATCATATCATCAAAAAAATCCTTTTTTTTCGATGACAGTCCAGTATCATTGATTATCGAACCAAAATAAAAATCATCAAAATCTTTTGTAATAGTATACGAAGAATAATTTACTGATAAATCTAATCCTATATAATACATTTTTTGAATTCTATTTTTTTTATTTTACGTTTTATTATAATTTTATGTTTTAATAAAAAAATTTCGCTTTAAAGGCGAAATTTTTTTTTATGTATTCTATTTTACATTTTTTATATATAATAATAGAAAAATACAAAAAAAAGTAAATATTTACATTTTATTACTTTTTTATATATATATAATAAAAAAATACAAAAAAAAGTAAACATAAATAAAAATATATCTTTCTCTATTATTCTATTTACATTTTTTATATATAATAACAGAGAAATACAAAAAAAAGTAAAAACTGGTTTGTGGTTTGCAAAAAATTTTGTATTTTTGCAAACAGATTGCATTAAATTTTAAAAATATGAATAAAAGTATAGAATGGATTCCTATTTCAGGAGAAGATAAAAAATATATTTCTGAAATTTCTTTTATAAAAGAATCTGGATTACCAAAAGGAATTATTAATAAAAAGTTAGCTGATGTTGGTGCTACATTTTTTACAGCAAACTGTAATAGTAATTACATTATTGTTTGTCCCACTATTGATTTATTAAAAAGTATTTCTTCTGATAAAAATAATCTTTATCCAATTTTTGAATGTTATTCAGGAATTTACGAAAAAGATTTTAATGACTTTATAGAAAAATATAATCCAAAATATATTAAAATTGCTGTAACATATGATAAATTTGAAAAAGTATCTTCTTGGATAAATCCAAAAGAATTTAAAGTATTAGTAGATGAATATCATTTATTATTACAAACAGTTGATTATAGAGAAAGTGCAATTAGTTCTTTATTTCAATCACTAGAACAATATGATTATGTAAGCTTTATAAGTGCTACACCAATTAATCCAAATTATGAGGTAAAGCAATTGTCAAAATTACCTCATTATGAAATACAATGGAATAAAACAGAAAATATAATTCCTTATAGAGCAAATACAACAAATGTGTTAAAAACATTAAAAAATTTTATAAAATCTTTTTTATCTCAAAAACTAAAAGCTATGAATGTTAATGGAGAATTAAAAGTTCCAGAAGAACTTTTTATTTTTCTAAATTCAGTCAATTCGATAAAACAAGTATGTGAAGATTTACAATTAGATAAAGAAGATGTTAAAATATGCTGTTCTAATAAAATATCAAATAAAAAAATGTTAGACGGTTATGATATTCAAAATGTAATTGATAAAAATAAAAAAATTAATTTTTTCACAAGTAAATGTTTTCAAGGTTGCAATTTATTCTCAAATAGTGGATTGATAATTGTTTGTTCAGATGGAGGAAGAAAATCAATGATGACTGATTTATCTTCTGATTTAGTACAAATTGCAGGAAGGCTTCGTTTTAATGATGAATATCAAAATGAGTTTAGAAATACAATGATTCATATTTTTAACACAAAAAACGACGTTGAAAGCGATGAAGAATTCGAGGTTCATATGTTAGAATTAAAAAAAGTGTGTAATGATTTAATAACAATTCAAAACAATAATCCTGAGCAAGCACAATCTATGATTTCAAGATTAAATCTTACTAATGATATTGTTGTTGTTGACGATTCAGGAAAATTAGTTTATTCTGAAAATAAAGAAATGTATTTTAGATATTTTCATGATTTAAAGAAAACTTATAAAAATGGCATAAACATAAGAAAATCATATAATAAAGAAAATTTTGAAATAATAAATCAGGTTAAATTTATTGAAAACAAAAAAACATTTGAAGATGATATAAAAAGATTTTCTTCTGTAAGTTATAAAGATTTATTGATTGATTTTTATGAAGCAACAAATAAAGAGCAATATATTGTAGAAAATCCAGAGTTTGCAGATTATTATAAATATTTAACACTAAAAGAAGTTCATTCTATGCAGTATAGTAAAGAAAGGTTGACTATTGCTGTTAATGATAAAAAAAGATTAGCTTCAATTATAGATAGATCATTAAAAATAGGTTTTATGCCTGCAAGTGAAATTAAACAACGATTAAAAGAAGAGTTTGAAAAAGAAGGCATTACTATAACACCAAAAGCAAGTCTTGTAGAAAAATCAGATAATTATACTGCAACTTTATTAAATAAATTATACAATGGAAAGGTAGTAAAAGGGTATTTTATTGTCGAAAAAAATTAAGCAAATATGTTATATTTTATAGAAAGTTTTGGCTATTATAAAATAGGTTTTACGAATAACTTAAAAGAAAGAATGAAGGCATATTCTTCTATGACACCAAAATTTACACTTATAGGAATAAGAAATGGAAATAAAGAAGAAGAACATATGTTTCATGTTTATTTACACGAATTTCGTCTTGGTAATAAAGAATGGTTTACAGGATTAAATAATGAAACAATTGAAAAACTTACCAAATTATTTAGCACTAACGAAAATACTGATTTTTATTATGAAATAAAAGATATTGCTTATAAAAAAGAACATGAAGAACTTATAAATATTGGATTTCAGAATAAAATAAATTTATATTATGAAAGTAACTTTGATGAAAAATATGAAGATGATGATTTAAAAATATTTAAAGAATATTTAACACTTAAAGAAATAAATTCTTTAAGATATAATAAAGAAGAAATGAAAAAAGTTTGTGAAGATAAGAAAAGATTTGAAGATATTATTAATAGTGTTTTAGAAGAAGGATTTATGTCTTCTGCAAATATTAAACAAAAAATGTCAGTCGTTTTTTCTGAAAATAATATTTCTATTGCACCTAAAGCAACATTAATAGAAAAATCAACAACTTATGATATAAAGAAAACGAAAAAAATGAAAAACGGAGAAGTTATACATGGTTATTTGATTACAAAAAAACAAGATTCTTTATTTTAATGGGAAAAATTATTCAAACATATACACCGAAAGTAAAGAGAGGGAAACCAAGATTTTTTGATTATTTTCCACCGAAAAAGAAACATGCTGTTCTTCGAGATTTATATGCAAGACGAAAAAAGATAATAAACATAAGAAATCTTCGCCCTTTTAGAAAAAGGAAAATCTATAATGCTTTTTATAGAGGGTGTTATTTTTTTGCAAAAGGTAAGGAACATTTAATTAAAGAAGAATATTCTTATATACAAGAATTTTCTGTTTTCATTGAAACAATTAAAAACATAAAAGAAGATGCAAAGAGAGTTGATGTTATAAAAGAATATATTTCAAATCCTTTGGTAAATTACTATCTTCGTTTATGTTATGATCCACATTCAATGAAAATCATTTTTACTTTCAGTAAGTATTTTTATGATGTCAATTACAAAAGTTGTGTTAGTAAATTTTTTGTTCCGTCTTTTACAGAAGTAGAAGAAAAATTTTACGATGATACAATAGGGAAATACGACAAAAAGAAATATATTATGACTTATGTCGTATTCTATGGTAAGAAGCATGAAATGAGAGAAATTTTATTAAAACTTACAGACAATTCTGGTTTTTGTTCTATTAAAAAAGAAAAAATAAACGAAGCAATTGGAAGTACCATTATCAATGAGTTTAAGATTCGTAGTGGAGAAAAAATGTTACCGAGAGAAATATTACGGAAATTAGATACAATAGAAAATTATTTTGTCGTAAAAAGACCATTAGGTGTTAGGGCTTTTGTCGTTATAGATGGGCTTGGTCGTTTAAATGTATTTGCTCAATCTATGAGAAAAGGCGAATTTGTTAGATTAAAACAAAAGTATATTGATGCTATTTATAAGCAATTTTTTGTGTTTAAAAATGTCGTTTTTGAATGTTTTGTTAGTACAATCGATGAAGAAAATAATATTACCAAAAATATAAACGCTCAATATTTGAGTAATCAAAGACGATTGAAAAAATATAATCTTGATAATGTTCATTTCTTTGTATATGACGTATTAACATTTAACGAATATAAACAAGGATATAGTGAACTTACATATGCAGAAAGAAGAGAAAAATTAGAATCTTTATTTCAAGACAAAGAACTCCCAAATATGCATTTATGTGAGGGTACACAATTAAAAGATAAACAACATTTAATTTCTTTTGCTTCTTTGGCACAAGAATTTGACGGTAAGGATTATTGGGACGGATTGCAATTTATTCCAAATGGTGAGTATGATATTAAAGATAACATTCCAGAGATTTTTACTCGTTCATATATCGAAAAAACGTATGATTATAATATCCATGCTCGTGAAAACAGAGAAAAACGACTAAATAAAATAATAGAAGGATACAGAAAAAAAAGACAGTCTCTAACGTGCCTATAGATATTAATAACTATATTGATATAAGAGTAGATAAAAAAACACCAGAGGATATTGCTTCCGATATTGAAAGGATGCAAAATGACCTTATTAACGAATATAACGAAAACACAACAACACAATGGGATTGTGATAATGTAAGAAAAGAGGCTTTTTTTTCACAAGATATTACAGATAATGTTTGTGAACCGCCACAACCTGATTTTGCAGAGCCAGAGCCATTAGAAGAACCAGAAATAACAGATTATGCTGAATGTGCTAGTGATATGGCTAATGCAGTAGAAGAAATTGGTGAAGAATTGTCTGAAAAGGCACAATTATATGCAAAAACAATAGAATGTGTAAACTATCTTGACGAATGGCTTAAAAACCTTGAGCCTGTATATGAATATAATAAAACAAAAATATCACAAAACAAAAAAGTATACAACAGTTTAGACGAAGCAACAGGACTTGCTTTATTAACAGACTTACAAACAAGAGGTGCAGGAAAGATTCTTATTGCACTAAAAGAATGGTCTCAATTATTGGGACTTGATATGGATATAAGATATAGAGGTAAAGTTATTTTTGGATTCAAATTCAGATACCAATACAAGAAAGAATTACAAGAAAAGATAACAGATATTCAAAAGGTATATTCTGATATTGGTTTACCAGATTTTTTGAATGATTCGAGAGACTTACGATATGAAAAATATGTACAAGAAAATGCCGTTGGATATTTGTATGATAAGTATTATGCTCTAATGCAACACCCGATAGATAATTTCTTTACACCAGCAGAACGAGGTTTGGTTAAAAACACGAAGAATGCATATCATATGCCAATCAACGAAGATATGAAAGAATATATCAAAGATGATAAGGTTGCCGTTGAGGTATATGGAAGTAATGGAGAATCTTCAACGTATTATGTTGGTGACGATGAAAAAATTGTAAACGGTAAAACAAATTATAAAAGATACCAAGAGTTTTTTGAATCGACATTTAAGAATGAATTTGAAAAAAGATGTGATAAGAAATATGAAGAAATAAAGAAAAAACTTGCATATAAAACAATACTCGCTTTATTAAAAACAGCTGCTGTAGAAGAAGCGACACTTATTTCTAAAAGTTCTGAATCATTTAAATCTTCTCAAACTTTTGTAGAAAAATACGAAAAGGTTGCTAAATTACAGAAAAGATTAAAAGACATAAAAAATGAAATTGCAGAATCTTTTTCTCAAGAAAAAATAAAAGAACAAGTTGCTAATGTTGATTGTTTTAAGGCAGGAAATATCGAAGAAGCACCTTTTGTAGAACCAGATTTTTCTTATGGATTAAATGACCCGACATTACCAAATATTAAAAAGATTTGTTATTGGATAAAGTTTTGTGAATGTGCAACAATATACAATTTAACATCTCCATATATCGAACTTGTTTCTACTGATATAGATAAGAGAAGTGGATTACCATATCTTATGAACAGTATGAGATATTGGGCTGTTGGTTTTATATGTCCGTCTCCTGCTGGACTTGTAAAAGTTCCATTGCCTGCAATATTTGTTCCTTTGTATTGTCTTGCAACACCAATGGGAATACTTGTTTTGTTCTTACAAATGAATGGAATATTCCCAACTTTGTCTCTTATGTTTATTGCTAATGATATGTCTATATCTATGGCTGCTACAGCAAGTTGTCAAGGATTAACATACGGTAATGACCCATTTAATTTTACTGATGATGATGAAACAAACCTTTTGTCTATAATTGGAATGGATAAAAGTTATAAAGTTCCTTTTATGACACCAGATGAGTTAAAAACTTTTATTCCAGATAGAACAAATGCACTTATTGCATATGCAGAAAAAAAAGCCGAAAATGGATATGCAAGAATTTATGATTTTATAGAAGAAAAAAATCTTGAACTGTGGGAAAAATATGAAATGCTTAAAAGAGCACAAAATGGTGATTTTGATATAGAAGACGAATTAAAGAAAATAAGAAATATCTTTAATGACGCTCTCGATATGGTAAACTTTGAGGCAATAGAAGATAAGGCATTTGAAAGTATTGATGATGTAAGAAAATTTGTAAGAGATATTTTGTACAGTTTTGATTTACCAACAATAACTCTACCTGATAATTTATGTGAAGTAGATCCTCAAAATCCACTAACAGAACTTGTTAAAAGAGTTACAGATTTGTTAAATTCAAAAGTTGGCTTACAAGTAAAACCGTCAGATTTAAGAACTGTTGTTGTTCAAATATTATATGATTGTTTATACAATCCAAAGATAAACAATTTATTAAGAAGATTACCAGAAAAATTAAAGTTTATCAATACACCATTAAGCAGATTACAAGAACTTGCTGCTAAAGGTGGTGAACTCGGTGAAAAAGCAAAAATATCTATTAATGAATTTCAAAAATGTGAAGGTGAGTTTGCAGAACTTAAAAAGGTTTTATGTGAAATTATTGATACAGCAACTCTGTTGATAGACCCAAATATTTTCTATTCTGATGAAAGATTTTTGAAATTACTTGGATTCTTATCAATGGATTTCAATGCTTATAATTGTAGAACAGAACTTGATAATCCAAATATACCAGCATTGGATTTTCTATTTGCTTTAGCACAAATAATTAAAGCAACAATAGAATCAATGAAATTGGCTGATTTCTTACAAATGATTTCAACAATCAATATCGAAAATAAAGAACTTGAAGCAGTAGAATTTGCAAGACGGTTCGTTCTTTCTCTTCTTACCGATATTGTAAAAAAATATGTCCCAGAAATTCCAATTATAGACCCGACAACATTACAACTTATGTTAGGTTCTTTAACACAATCATATAAAAAGATAGCAAAAATCTGCGTTCTATTAACTCAAGTTGATTTGAAAGATGCAAGGGATTTTATTCTTAATATGTTGCCAAAGATTGTTATTGATTTGAATATGTATAGAGATTTGCTTGTAGAACCTATTATGCAATTTATAGAAGAATATCTTCAAAAAACAGAACAAGCAATATCAGATTTAAGTCCAGTATATTACCGTGAAATGATACGTAAAGAAATTAATATGTTTTTCGACGAAACAAATGTTTTACTTAAACCAGTTATCGAAACATATAATATGGCAGTTAATACATTTAAGTTATTAAAGAAATTAAAAGACTTAAAACTTAATTTTAATACTGTTGATATGGCATTAAGACCAAAAACTGTTGCTAAAAAGTTAGCAGAAGCAATGCAGAATGTAAATTGGAAAAATGAAGTCCTTAAAATGTTAGGTCTTGATGGTATTCCCACTATTGACTTAAATTTGGCTGAACTTGCTATCTTGGCTATGAAAGTATTTGGCGTTTCATTTAATCACTTTGTTGTGTCTGCTGTATGCTGTTTGTCTGGTGAGCCGGGAAAACAAATGATTCGTGTTTTACATCCAATTGCTTTTTGTGATGATTTACCACCATATGAAAGATTAAATTTACTTAATCCTTTATTTTGTTTGTTTTTGGATAGTTTTTGTTATGAATCGAAGAAATATGGTGGATATTGTTCTAATTTTTTACCAATCGGCACGTAATTTTTATTTTTTTAAATTTTTAAGTATGTTTGCGTTGTTAAACTTTTAAATTTTTATAAAATGAAATATGAAGATATTGTAGGTCACAGTCTTGAACCTAATCCAGATTATGAATACTTATTCTTAATGCCATCTGGAAAATACAATGACACGGTAAAATTAACCGATGAAGATAAAAAAAGTGTAAAAATCCTATGCAAAGAACCTTATGCACAAGAATATTACAATACGTATGTTTCTAGTGACAAATGTAATATTGCTTGTAAGGATTTAATGTTGAATCAAATCTATGATGTTCGACCAGTTTCAATCAACAACCAAGACAAACTTATTCATTGTATTGAAGTTGAATCAGGCTCATCTGTTTTTGTTCCAATTTCAGATGTTAAAAACAAAAATGAACTTACAACAGGTACAATTCTTAAAGTTCTTTTGCAGAAAAACGACAATGGATTCAATTTTGCTTCTATGAAAAAAGCAGAAAAAGTGATTTGCTTTAAAACTTTGCAACAATATCTTGAAAATGGAACAGATTTCGATGTTATTGTAAAAGAATTGGTAAGAGGTGGTTTTATTGCTTCTTTTGAAAACACAATAGATTGTTTTATTCCTGGTGCTCACGCCGCAGCAAATATTATTTACGATTTTGAATCTTATTTGGGTAAAACGATTCACGTTGTTGTTGATAATTATGATTCAGCAAGCAATATGTTTATTGTATCACATAAGAAATACATTAAGAAAATTTTACCAGAACGAGTTAAAGATATTAACTTTGGTACAAAATATAAAGGTGTTCTTACAAGTGATCCAACAAAATTCGGTATATTTGTTGAATTTGCAATTAATCCTAAATACGGACCAATCTATACTGGTTTGATTCATGTATCAGAACTTGTAGACAAGTATGCAAATTTAAAACAAGGTAATGAAGTAGAATTCTATGTATCTCGTGTCCTTTATGATAGAGAAAAGAAAAATTTCAAAATAAATCTTACTTTTGACGCTTCTAAAATAGATGAAGAAAATCTATTTTGGCAAGATATGAAGGATAACAAAGAGGGAAAAGAATTTAATTTTATGATTGAAGATAAAAAATTAATTATTTCTGACGGTGTTGAAGACGGTTTTTCTATAAGTGTTAGTGCTTATGGTTTCGAGAATGAGGCTCTTGGTAAAACAAAAGTTGTTCTATCTTATGTAGACCATATAAACAAACAAGTAGGATTAAATTTTGTGTAGGATGATATGATGTTTATTATCATTGTTCATGATTTTTTTAGTGGAGAGGTAACAGTAATGTTACCTCTTTTTTTTGTGTTAATCAAATCGTTAAAGTTTTTGATAATATCAAACAAAAACGATAAATAACAAAAAGTTTAAATATAATTTTAGGAATGTTTAAAATTTTTTACAGAAAACCTTGTGGTTAATAATAAAATTTAGTATTTTTGCTTAACAATTTTTTACTCAATTACGGTTTCTATAAAAAGAACCTTTTGGGGCTTTTCGACTTATTAAAAAATATTTTTTATGGTTACAACAACAGTTATTAAAAGAGACAATTCAACAGAAAAATTCAATCAGAAAAAGATTGAAAACGTATTAAAAAAAGTATTTAAGAATACACATCATAAATCTCCATCTAAAAGTGCTAAAGTAGTAACAACATTAGTATTGGAGAAAATAGAAGAACTAAACGTAGAAAAGATTAAAATAGAAAAAATTCAAGATATTATAAGAGATTCCCTTATTGAAATGAATTATTCAGAAGAAGTAAAAGAATTCGTTATTTTTAGAAACGAAAGAGCAAAAGTAAGAGAATTTGTAAATAATAAAATCAAATTTATTGAAAACTATAAAAAAGCAAGCAATACTGCCAATGCAACGGTAGATGACAACTCTAATGTTGGTAATAAAAACATTGGTGTACTAAATGCTGAAATCCACAAAACAGACAATATCCAAATTAATCGTGGTATGGTTCTACATAAATTAAAAGAATTATATCCAGATTTTGATTCTAAAAATTATCTGCAAGATATTGAAAATCATATAATTTACAAACATGATGAAAGTTCATTTGCAGGTGCCATTGTGCCATACTGCTGTAGTATAAGTATGTATCCATTCTTGCTACACGGATTAAAACAAATTGGTGGATTAAGTGCTTCTCCTAAAAACTTGGACTCTTTTTGTGGTATGTATATCAATATGATATTCGCTGTCGCTGGACAATTCGTCGGGGCTGTAGCTACAAGTGAAATACTTGTTTACTTTGATTATTTTGCTCGTAAAGATTGGGGAGATGATTATTATAAAGACGCAAACGGATTTTATAAAATCGGTTATAAATTAAGAAAATTATTAAATGCAACTCATTATTGGACAAATGATGTTCAAGAATTATCTCAACACGACTTTGGTAGCATACCATTAAATGAATTAAGAGATGAAATTGTTTATGAAAGTAATCGACCATTAACAGAAGAAGAACTGAAAGAATATGCAGAAAAAATTAAAGAAAATCCTGATTTTGTATTAAATCTTGGTGACGGAACAAGAACAATCAAAGGTCAGATTCACCAATATTTCCAACAAATCGTATATTCAATAAATCAGCCAGCTGCTTCAAGAGGTCAGCAAGCTGCTTTTGTTAATTTTAGTTATTTTGATAAAGCATTTTTCGAAGGAATGTTTGGTGGATTTACATTCCCAGATGGAACAAAACCACAATGGAAATCATTGTCTTGGTTACAGAAAGATTTTATGATGTGGTTTAATGAAGAAAGAACTAAATGTTTGCTTACATTTCCTGTTGAATCGTTTGCTTTAGTTAATATAGACGGTAAATGGGTTGATGAAGATTCTGTTAAATTTGTTACAGAAGAATATGCAAGAGGTCATAGTTTTTTTACCTACATTAGTGATACTGTTGATAGTTTGAGCTCATGCTGTCGTTTGAAGAACAAAATTCAAACAAAAGAATTTAACTTTACTAACGGTAATATGGGTATTATGACTGGTTCAAAATCAGTAATAACATTGAACTTAAATCGTATTATTCAAGATTCTCATGCTAAATGGATAGAAGAATCTCCAGATTCTATGGCATTCTACGATGCATTAAAAGAAGATTTGATTGAAATTCTTGAACGTGTTTATAAGTATCATACAGCATATAATTCTTTGCTTGAAGATGTTTATAATGCAGATTTATTACCTGTTTATAAGGCAGGATTTATTGACTTGAAAAAACAATATCTTACTATTGGTTTGAATGGTTTGAATGAAGCTGCTGAATTTTTAGGTATGGAATGTAATGATAATGCAGAATATTCACATTTCTGTCAATTGATATTCTCAACTATTAAAGAACAAAATCTATTACATAAGACAAAAGATTTAACATTTAATACAGAACAAGTTCCTGCTGAATCTCTTGCAATTAAAAACTATAATTGGGATAAGGCAGACGGTTATGTTGTTCCAGAAGATAGAAATTTGTATGCTTCTTATATCTATATTCCAAGTGATAAATCTATAAGTGTTCTTGATAAGATAAAACTACACGGTTCTAATTATATCGGAGAATATCTTGATGGTGGTTCTGCTGCTCACATAAATCTTGAAGAACATTTATCAGAAAAACAATATAGAATGATATTAGATTATTCAGTAAAAGTCGGTTGTCAATATTTCACTTTCAACATTCCTAACACATGCTGCGATGATTGTGGCTATATTGCAAAACATCCTTTTGATGTTTGTCCTAAATGTGGAAGCAAGAATGTGTCTATGTATGATAGGGTAATTGGCTATTTAACTAAAATAAAGAACTGGTCAGAAGGTAGACAAATAGAACAGAAAACAAGGGTTTATTCTAAATTAGAAAACGAATAATGAAATATACAGATACTATGGTTACATTTAGCGAGGTTCCTGACGAAATCTCGCTTTGTATTAATATAAGTAATTGTCCGATACATTGTAAAGATTGTCACTCAAAAGAATTATGGGGTGATGTTGGTTCGTTCTTTAATTTAGAAGTGTTGGTATCATTAATACAAAAGAATGATGGTATAACTTGTATTTGTTTTATGGGTGGAGATTTATGTCCTACTGAAATAATGTTTTTCTGTCAATATATTAAGAAACATTTTCCAGAGTTAAAAACTGCTTGGTATAGTGGTAGAGATAATCTTTCCGATGTAAAGCATGTATTTAAATATCTTGATTATATTAAGATTGGTCCATATATTGAAAAATATGGACCGCTTAATAAAGAAACTACTAATCAGAGAATGTATAAAATTGAAAACAACGGAGATACACTAACTGATATAACTAAAAATTTTTTAAAAAAAAATTAGTAAATACTTGTTTTTTAGAAAAAAATGAGTATCTTTGCAACGTGTTTAAAAAATAACAGTTATGGATAATAATATGATTAATTGGGACTTTACAAATCTTGCAAATGTTGAGATTTCAAGTCAACCTCAAGCAGACCCATTTTTGTTGCGTTGTAAACCTCAAGATGGGCAAAATGGTGTGTACGAGATGAATCTTCGTTTCTTGTACTATCCTAAAAATCAGAGTTTAACGAAGTATCAAAAAAATCAAGTGTACATTAAAAATCCGATGAATGAAAACGAATCGGTTATGTTTGATTGTCCTAGATCTTTAGGCAAACCATCTATTTTTAGTGACTTGAATTTCTTATTGAAGGATAAGAAAAAGAAAAATCAAATTGATGATGCAACACTCAATGCAATTAATGCAAATTTCAGACATTGGATGGGGTGTTATTCACCGGTTTACGTAATTGCAGACCCACAACACCCAGAAAACAATGGACAATGTAAGGTTTTGAGTTACGGTTACACTATAAAAGGTTTGATTGAAGACGAATTGAAAGATAGTAAAATTAAGCCAAAATGTCAAGTTTTTGATTTCTTGACAGGTAAAAATTTCTACTATTGTGCAAAGAAAGGTAGTAAATATGGTGCTGATTATGATAGTTGTAAATTCTTTGATACACCAACAGCATTTGAATTTATTACTGAAAGTGGTCAAACAGATGTTGTAACAATGGCAGAATTGCAAGCAATGGCACAAGGTCAAGATACACCATTAAAACAACTACTTATGACAAAGTTGCCTGATATGGAAAATTATATGGCTAAAGAAGTTGATATTCAAAAGAAAACTACTGCTTTGCAATATTTGAGAATTATTTTGGCACAGTTTCCAGCGATTCTAAATGATTTATTGGCAGTTACAACAGACTTTGAGTCAAAGGCTATTTTGATGCAAAATGGACAACCACAACAAATGGCTGCACCTCAACCACAACCTCAACAAGTTACGGTTGCACCTCAACCACAAGTTGTAAACCAAGCACCTCAAGGTAATGCTTTTCAACCACAGCAAGCGACTGCTCCACAAGCAAATGCTTTTCAACCTCAACAACAAGTTGTAAATCAAGCACCTCAAGGTAATGCTTTTCAACCACAGCAAGCACCTCAAGGTAATGCTTTCCAAGCACAACAAACACAACAGTTGGTAGACGCTGGTTTTCAACCGACACCAAATGATATGTCGCAAGAAAACAAAGATGCATTTGAGAATTTAATGAAGACATTATAATCTAAATTCCTTGCATATATTCTCCTTGGGAATGTCAATAAAAAAATTGGCATTCCCTTTTTTAAAAAAAAATATTGTAATTATGGCAGAAGAAAAAGAAATAAAAGAAGATAGATTTTTTATGATTTTTAACCATTACAAGGTTAAAGAAAGTGATATGTCTCATTTTATCGATGATATTGGACCAGAAGAAGCGGTTGTTCTGTTGGTTCATGCAACAATGAAAGCAGGAAAAGAAGGATGTTATACAAGAACAGAATCAGAAGTTCTACAAAAATGCTTAAAAACTCTTATTAAGGGAGAAAATAACATAGAAAATAATAACGAAAATAAATCAAAAGATGAGTTGTAAACTACTTATAGATGGGAATAGTATGATTAATACGGTTGCTTGTGCCTCTTTGTACAATGCAACAGATACTGATTTTGCTCGACCATTCTATAAGGAACTTGATAGATATGTAATTAAAGGAAAAGCAGAAGAATATTACAAAGAAATTATTTTCAAATATTTTTATAATATTCTTCATTCTTTAAATTATATTGATAATGTATATTTTTGTTTCGATAAAGTATCTTGGAGAAAATTTTATTATAAGAAATATAAAGATTTGTTCA